ACATAGCTGAGCCTGTGGTTAATATTAAGTTTCTATTTCAATTTTACATTTGTAAGTTATTGTTGTTCAGTATTTCAAAACGCTACGTTTCTTATACTCAACGTTATAAGTAATTATTCTTCAACAATCCAGCACATAGGCAATTTTGTACCACCATTCAAAAGTTTTTTATGTAATTCACTACCTTCTATTACTCTTAGTGATTTATCTTTTGGTATTCCATTCTTATCTTTTATTGGAATATAAAAAACTTTTTTAGGTTTATGTCCTAAATCACATATTGGACATGAATAATTACTAATAACACCAGATATACCAAATTTTTGGTCTGGTAAGTTATAATATTTTTGTTCATTTTTCATCGTTATCTGTTATTTAAAATTATTACTATTTAATCAAAAACTTAGTATATCTGCGACCGTTATAGGGCATTATCATCAGGCAATGGAAAGTGTTTATCGAGCCATGAGCATATATCAGATTTTAACCCTATTTTACCACCTATTAATCTAAATGGATATGTTAATAAAGCAATGACCAATCCAACTAATATATTGAATAAGTAATAGAAATAACGCCCTATAACAAAGCGTAAAATCCATTGCTTAAATTGTGCTAATTTGTTATTTTTCTGTTTCATATCAATGTTTTTATAAGTTTAAAAATTTGTGCATTAAATCGCAACGTATCTTACGCTTGACCGTTAGCAACAATACTAACCCTTACCGTGAAATTTAGGTATTTCTTCCTTTATTTTTGATAGAAATTGAATCTTATCTTCAATCGTACCATCTATATTCAACAATAAATCTTCAATAAAACCTACTGTCTGTTGTGCGTGATATTTGGCGTTATTCAAATCAGCTTCATCACGTAAATTACCGATAGTGTGCTGTTCTATCAAAAATAAAGCACCAGCTTTTTCGCTATATTCATCAATTTTTTTCATAATCCGTACTGTTGCTAACAAGCAATATATGTAATTGCCTATTAAGGTTTATAATAATTTTAAAGTTTTGTGCAAGGCAACTACATATATTGCCGTCCGTTATATGCAATGCTGCGTTTCTGCTTCGTATTAAGTTTCATCGTAACATTCTTTTTGTTTTATTTTTAGCAATCAGGTTCACTAACATCAATAATTTTAATATTATTTCCATTAAAAATTATATACGTAATATCCCTAACAAATGTATCAAATGACTCATCAAAAAATTTAATAGAATCATAACCATTATTTTTTGCCCAATTAATTATTGCTGTATAATCACCGTTAAAAACATGTGCAGGACTTGGATTAAATCCATGATTCAACCAATGTTCTAAAGCTGAATCACCATATAATTTTTTCACTAAACTATATTCTAACTCATATTGTTCTGGTTCGATAGTTTTCATAGATTTTCCACCAAGACTTACATAATTACCTTTAAGTTCTAAAGTTTTTCTTATATCTGTTTTAACCTTATAGAGTAAGCCACCATTATTTTCAGCATAATTACATGCAATATAATCATTTACCGTGAAAAATTGATTGTTATTGAATTTTTCAAATGGTTTATCTTCACCAGAACCATGATATAAAATCAACCCACTTCCACCAATTTCTTGTTCGTTCAAATATTCACGTATAGTAGTTGCTATAAATTTTCTTAATTCCATATTATTAAATAGTTTTATTCTATATAAATATTCAATTTTTTAAAATCCTCCCACAAAAATAAAACAAAAAGGTTTAGTTCTTCGATTTAAGTTTAGTGGTATATTTCCGCACAGCATATAACAAGGTGTATAAGTATTTGCTTCATCGACTTCATAGGTTTTACGCATCCAGTCATTATCTGAATTTATGAAGTTTTCAATTTCTGTATGTAGTTTGTCAATCATAATAAACGTTTTATAACAATATGTATATGTAATACAGCCAATTAAGTTTAGTTTTAAGTTGAAAATATGTGCAAGGCTGTACTACACATACATTCAATGTTATAAACAATAAAAATTATTCATTAGGCATCAGTTCCTTTTTAATAATTTCTACCATGTCATCAAATGAAATTTTTCGTTCATCTGCTTGCTGTTGTATATATTCTTTACTTAGATGTATATAATTGGCACTCGGTTTTCTATTTTTAGAAATTTCATTTGATGCCTTAATCAACTTTTCTACTAATTTTTTCTGCTCCATAATTTTTACATGTTTATAACAACAAATATAAAACATTGCTGTTGTGTTGCAATTATATTATACGTTAATTTTCAATTTTTGTTACATTAATTATCATTTGTGTTGTAACGTTTCATATTTGCAACCGTTACCGCCAATATTAAAAGACCCCATCGGACTTATCCCATTTTTGATAAGCGACACACGTTTCTTTCGATATTAAGCAGTTTCGATTTATGCAATAATTGAAGCAAATTCCGTGAAATATCTCTTTGTAAGGTTTATCACATTTACTCCAGTTAATTTTCTTATTAGTTTTTTTAGCCATGATGAATAAAATACTGGTGGTAACACACAATAAAAAATATATGGGTGTTTGTGCCAAATTGTGCAGTTGTACTATGAAGCGTTCATAAAGGCTACGCTTCTTCGCCTTAATTGTTTTATAATTAAACTTTAACAAGTTTTATCAATATAATATTTTAATGTCGTGTTGTTTTTCGTTCTACCAGTTAAGTAGTTACTTAAAACATAGTTTTTTAACCCATTTTCTTCAGCTGCTTCGTGTACAGAATTATAAATAAAGCCTGTATTTGTATCAATCACTTTTGTACTGTTATTGTTTTTTAGTGCTATACTCATATTTTTTTTATGTTCATCAGATTTTGGAACGCCTTTTTTCATATTTGACATTTTTTGTCTTGTTTCTTGTGATATTTTTCTTCCAGAATTTCCGTCACCTCCGTCTGTTAAATTAACTAAACTACCTAAACATAAATCTTTACGCCCATATTTTATTATTAATTCTTTTTCTATTTCACAAGCTTTATCCCAACTTAAATTATCAAAAACAATATCTACTTTCCATCCAGTTTTATTTATTATGTTTTTCCAAAATACAGACCTATTTACCGTTTTTGATGCCCTCCTGTAATTGTCTTGTGTTCCAATGCCAACATAAAATATTTCATTGGTATCTAATCTTGTATGTGTATAAACGTATGCTTTCATACTACAAATATACACAAATATAATTACAAATGCAAATTTAATTTAGTTCGGTGTATGTGGATAGGTTACTGCTTCTAAATCCCATACATTTCTTATTGTCAACGTTAGCGGTTATTAAAACCACTTCCGACCCCAATACTCACGTTTAAATATTTCCATACTGCTTTCTGTCGTAAAATCAGGCGATAAAGCATTGATATATTTTTGCCCTACTGATATGATAAATAAACCATATTCACTTGCGAATTGCTCCATTTCAGGAGTAACAACCGCTAACACACGGTTAGCGCAATTGCCGTTTTCGTGGGTATTTGAAGTATTTTCCATTTTATAAAGTATTTAGTAAATTAATAATTTTGTGGTTTCTAATCGGCAACAACGCCAATACTCAACGTTATGTGGCATTATGTCTAAGACAGTTTTTAGGCTTATCTTTAGTCATTGTATCACATAATATGCAAACATCACCTAATTGGCATTGTGGTAATATTTTGGGACAACTATCTACTTTCTTTTCGGTTAATATCCTATCAATAACGCCACATAACACAGTATTAGCGTTATTGCCGTTTTCGTGGGTATTTGAAGTATTTTCCATTTTATAAAGTGTTTAGTAATTTGATAATTAAGTGCTTTCTAATCGGCAACAAACGCCAATACTCAACGTTACCCACAATAAAAATTAATGCCAGCATTGCGGCTATCTGTAAGGTATCCTAAGCATATTTTCTTTCCAAGAAGCTTCTGTTTGTTCACAATCTTCTGTGGTTATTATGAAAGTATCGCTATTGGTTACTACACTAAAGGAAGCAATGCCTCTACTTCGGTGCTTTTTGATAAATCGTATTAAATTAATCCATTTTCTCATTTTGATATATTTTAGTAAATTAATTTTAAAAGTTGGTAACACTGTATATATTTCAGTTGCGGTTTCGTTCGTTCTTATTCCTTTTACTCCCATTTGTAAGTTTATTTGTAATTGATGATTAGCTGCTTTTAATCGCAACCGAAAACATATACTTTCCGTTATACACAAGGCGTAATAACTGCGTACTTGCAACCATCAATCCATTCTGTATTTCTATCGTATATTGTAACAATCGGCTTTGTCATTTGCTCTGGTGGGTAAACTAATAGTATTTCATCACCGTAGCTTGGTGTCTGTTCTGGTAAAAACGCCCAGTGTATAACACCAAATATAGTGCAGTTGCTTTCTCCCGTTTCAGCCTCATTCGCTTTCTGTAGTGCTTTATGGTAAGCTACTGCAAATGCCATAGCTTCAATTCCAGCTTCATGAAAGGCTGTCTTTAAATTGGGTCTAGTTCCTACCCATTTTCTAAAAAAATCTTCTACTTTTAAATCGCTCATTATTTCTAGGTTTTAAATTTGTTTTAATCAATTATCAGTGTCGGTTATTTCGGCACTGGGTTTATTCGAGTTCCATTTTTTTGCTTAACAGTCTTTTTGGTTTCTTTCAAGTAAGCCATTTAAAGCAGTCAGCATATCATTTACATACTTCCTCACTAATTCAACAGCTGCAATTTGGGCTTCTTCTTCGGTAGCTTCATTTGGTACGCCAATTTGTTTTGTGTTCCAGTTAAATTCTCTTACATGCATAACCCAAATCCCTTTTGCTTGGATATGAGAGTTTGTAATTTGTATTCTCAATTGTGGTGTCTGTAATGTTCCGTTATTCCAATTCATTTTATCATGTTTTAAATAGAACAACCTACCAACCATTTGTTCAGTTCTTCTAAATTATTAAAAGAAAAAAGTTCAAAGTCCCACTCAGTTACTGTTCCACTACCATCTGAAAAAATTCGGATTTCGACACAAGTCCTTCCGCTTTTTTCTTCGTACTTTTCTATTAATTTTAATAATTTTTTCATATTTTTTAATTAACCTGTTATTACAAACAATTAAACGGCATTTTTTAAAGTTAACTTAATGTGTTTATTTAACCACCTCAATCTAGGTTTCCATGATGTTGGTAGCCAACCAAAACCAGTTTGACTAAAATCATCGTAATGATCGATTATGTTGAAATTATCGTCATAGTCAATAATTTTAGTATCAACAGGAATTGTATATTTGGGCATATTAACCTTAATATAATGACGTAACAATGAATATTCATCATCATTAATTAGTTCTTTAGTATTCAGGGGGCCAACTTCATAGCAAAGTCCTGCTCGAATTATCAATCCTGTTTGATCAACCTTAGCATTATCTCTTAAGATCGTAAGCAATTCATGTGTTGTTCTTGTTTCCATATTTACGGTTATTTTTGAATTAATTTGTAATCATCATATCTACCATTACCCGTTAATATTCTATTAAATAATCTTTTTTGGGGCTGGGGTAATTTAATTAAGGTCGTCCATTTACCATTAGCGGATTTTTCACGCACTTGAAGCATGGATATTTCATCACGATAGAAAAGTACTAACTTCTCCAATGTATTGAGGTCATAAATACACGAAATTAAACTCTCATGTAATTTTTCTTGAAATTGTTGAGGATTTTCAATTGTAGGTTCAAGAATCTTATATAATCCATCTAAAATATATCTTATAGATGAATTATCGTTTTTATCATAAGGATATCCACATCTTATTGCCCAGATCATTTTTAAACTCTCGATAAAGCTTTCGGTGAGTTTATAATGACTTTTACATAATAATATCAAGTGTCCATCAAATCCTTTAAATTCTAAATTTTTCATATACTTATCGATTTATTGTGAATACTTATACGTAAAGATTTTGCAGATGTTACAAGAACATTTATTAAACTTGATGTTATTATTTAAGATATGAAAAACGTTAGTTGCAATGTTGCCAATCACACACAAACGATTTAGGTGTGTGTAAAAACAGTTGTGTGCGTGTCATACTTGGGCATTTAAAAGCCTGTATGGTATTACTAACCATCACCCACAAAAACACGGCAACTAATACAGTATATAATGCATTGTTGGCATACTCTTTAATTTTAAGTTTGTTCATTTTATTATCGTTTTTAGTTATTTAAAAATTAGTGCATCTAATTACAACCGCTTCATATTGCCGACCGTTACATCCAACTAAGACAACGACTTAATGTTATCATCTATTCTTCGTAGTTGATTTTTTAACCTTTCAACTTCATCTAATGGAAGATAATTATTAGCCAATAAATCACCGTAATTTTTTTTGTAGATATTTAAAGTATTAATCTTTTCTAAATTTGTTTTATTATCATCACACAAGCAGTAATCTATTCTGCTGGTTAAAAAATCGCTGTATTCCAATGTTTTCATAATCAATAATTAACTGAATGTTATAACAACAAATATATTTAATTAAATTTGATTTCATCAGTAATTCGTTTCAAACAATCTTTCATAGTTCCTCCGTAAGCAAATTTACATTTCTTGTCTTTATATACATTAACACACACATCTTCTACTGTATCAGATTTTACATCAAAAAATATTTCTAAATAAATATTGTATCCATTTATTCCTATTTGTGTTAATATTGAATAGTCTTTTGTATAGTCAAATTTTATGTAAGAAATATTTTTTCCTACACAAAATTTGCTTACTTCATTTATCTGTTCTAAAATAATTTGTACCATATCAAAATTTAACTAAAATATATATTTGCAGCAGTTATGCCCCATTTGGATCATAACCTTCTGCCAACGCTTTTTGTTTCTGCTGCTCTACAAATTGCGCAAAATGTATAACATAAGCGGCAGGAAAGCCATTAGTTCTGAATGGGTGTTCGCTGTTTAATATTACGTCAAATGTATTTTTAGGCAATATGTTTCGCTTTTGCTCTTCGGTTAAATTCAAGTTTCGCAGGTATTCGTAAAATTCTTCTCCAATGCCATCACACTCTTCATTACTTATATCTATATCCTTGTAGTTTTTACGCAGGAAATAACGAAATAAATCAACGGGGCATGACAATGTATATAAATCATTGCTTGACTCTGTGGGTTGTTGTTTAATCCCTTTATTTTTCATTTGTGTGTATTTAAAATTTAAAAATTAGTGCATCTAATTGCAATGCACCATATACTTAGCAGTTAAGCATAATACCAAGAAACCTAATCACGTAACTTTTGTATTTTATTCAACCATATTTCAGGATTACCATCAGGAACATACATTGAAATAACTACATCTAATAGGTCATTCATAAGTTCCTTTGTTTCTTCTAAATCTAATTCAATATTTTTTCCATTGAAAAAGGGATAACGTTTTTTAATAATTTCATTCTTTGTCATAATCATTTGAATTTAAAGCACATATGCCTAACAATATGTATAAGCGGTTTAGTGCTGGTTTAAATAAAATATGTTCGATTTATAATTTGATTTAATGCAAGTTGTAAATCACCATCAAATTGTTCTTTAGTTCTTGTATTTAAATCCCCATCAATCCAATTTACAAAAAATCTGTGAAGCCTTTCACCTTGAAGATGATAAATATCTTCAATTTCTGTGACAGGAACACTAAATACTTCGATCTTACATTCTGAGGAATTATAAACAAATGTAATCTCAATGGCATTGATGATTTTATCTTCACCTAAAGAAACTGGTATTATCCTTATAGCACGTCTTATTCCTGTTTCAAAAAAATATACGGGAACTGTGGGTAAAGAAAATTCCCTAACACCAATTTCTTTTTTAATCCATTCATATTGTTTTATTTTCATTTTCTCGTTCTTTATCACAAAGTTTAGCCATTATACGTATATTAACAGAAAATGTTACAAAATAAATTATCTGCTATGTTTAAGCCAACAAATTTTCTGGTAGCTCAGATAATACCATGTTGTTTTTCATAAAGTTTAATTAATTTCAAAGCATTATCATATTGTTTTTTTGTTATAAATTTAACAGCAACAGGCAAACGATCCAAAAATTTTAATTCAATTTCACGAACAACAATAATATTATTATTTTCAATATCAACAACGCCATTATCTAACTTAATGGCGTAATTATTATAAACATCCTTTTTAATTAAATTCTTCCAAACATAAGTATATCCACCACTACATGTGTGATAATATTGCTCATGATCACCACGTTCGACAATTGTACCTTGAACATTTTTTAACTTTCTAATTTTAACCTTGGGATTAATCTCAACAAGAACTGATTTCACAATTACTCTTGCACCCACATTTCGATTTATTTTTACCATGTTGTTTTTATTTAAAAATCATGTTATAATCAAAAACTCATTACGCAATATCGGAATAATACCCAATAACCATTTACAGGTATCACCCGTATTCATCATCATGCCCCTATCTCGTTCATATAATTCATCAAATCGTTTTTCTAAATGCTTGAAGTTGAAATTAACGTAACTATTCAAAATAACTTGGGCTTGTTCTTGGGTATTTACCTCATAATAAATCAGTGCTTGATTACTACGATTATATTTAGGTCTCCATTTAGCAATCCTAATCTTTAATGCTTCAATATTTGATACACCCAATTTCCATGTCAAGGGAATATAAATAAATTCTTCACCTCGATATGACCAATCACGTTTTAACCCCCACGTGGAAATAAATTCGATATTGTCTTTAGCTCTCATTGTGATAGTCTCCGATAATTTCTAGGTATTGTAATTGATTTGATGTATAAGAATTATGATCAGCTGTAAGCGAAGAAAACTTGCCTTTAACATATTCACTTCCTTTAGGAATTACGCATTTGACCAGAACTCTTTTGCCAAACCATGTTATTCCCGATTCTTTTGTTTGGGCTGCAATTATTGATTTTTTATTTGCAAATGAATGTAAACTCACTTTAACTATCCGTTCAAATGAATTCCCAATATAAAACTTTAATTGAGGTTCATCCAAATCAGACTCATAGGTCTTGCCGATCTCAACACGAGCATTCCTATAAGGAGTAAGATATTTTTTATTCACACAGGATAAAATCTTGTATACGATAATATCAGTTTTAGCTATTTTAGCCTGTTCCCAATTAGTTTGTAAACACATAGTCAGAAGTTTTTAATTTGAAGTTTTTATTTATCAGTACTAAATATAATCACACGAACAATTCCATCTGTGCTGATATTATCTTGTTCTTGCATTACGATTCTTTCAGTAAAGTAATCTGTATTTGCATTTTTAACCCATATCTGCCTATTTCCGTCATAATCATATAATATTCCATCAATTTCACAAAGTTTGGTACAATCACTTAGTTTTGTGCTCATTTGCATTTTGTTTCCACCGGCAATATAAAATTCAGTTTTTATCATTATTATTTAAAATTTCAGTAGATAATATCATTTAAATCGATAAATGTCTACCCGCCTGTAGTATTATTACATCCAGTAAAAAAGGTTCTGTTATAAAATAGGTTAGAATATTTTTCATCAGTTAAGTTAATTACATCGTCACTTTTAAGTTGTTCGTCAGGTTCGTCACCAATTATTCTACGCCAAACTTCCCATCCCGTTCCAGCACTTTTAACAGCAGCTATACTCTTTTTTTCCATTTCTTCTGTAATTCCCGCTAACCTAAGTAGTTCGGTTCTGGTAATTATATTATTAACAGTAATTCGCTTTGTATCTAAAATTATTTCCATTGCTTTTTCATTTTTTAATTAATCTTTCATATTATCTTTTGTACATAATTTTGCACGGTTCTTATACTTACTTCTATAAAATATTTAATAAAAGTCATTGTATTCTATATAAGTTTCATAATCATTTTCGTATTTTTTTATCAGCTCTCTACGAGCACTAACCATATGGTCAACTACACTTCCACAAAAACCAGTAGCTCTGCGTAATAAAAAAATACTAATCTCCGTTGCGAGTATTTTTCCGATCTCGTTTGCTTGTTTTGTTGGTACTTTTGAGCTGTCATCTTCTTCCCAATCTACTTCCCGTTCTTGTTGTGAAAAATACTCTTCACTTGTGCTTACTTTTAAATTTACATACATAATAAAATGTTTTATAACAAAGGCTATAAACAATTGTCTATTAGCATTAGTGGTTAATTGAACAATATTTATCTTTTAAAGCATTTCCAAAACTTCAAACTCTCTATGAAAATCAAAGCTTTTAAAAGTTTTATCCTCTCTGGTTTAGAACCCCACGGAAAGAACCAACACCCAAATTCTTTTTTTGGAAAAAATAAAAGCTTTAATAACAACCCCTTCCTAAGTGCAGCTATATTTTCGGCTGTTCTATTACTTTCGTCATTATCCATTACACCAGTACTTTCTAGGACATAACATAATTTACACAACCCATGTTCGAGCTTATCAATATTGTCTAACAATATCTTATACAATTCTTTATCTGTTCTCATAATCAGAAGTTTTTATATTAATACGTTAAATAATCAGTAAATGTTACAAATTTTCAGATTTTATAGTCTCTGATAATTTCTATGTACTGTAATTGATTTGAAGCATAAGAGCTATATTCTTCAAAATCACCCAGATAATACCTAGCACCTTTAGGTATGACGCACTTAACCAGAACTTCACGCCAATTCCTAGCTTCTTTCTTGGCATCAGCTAAATCAGCAAATGAATGTAAATCCATATGAATATCACCATGATCATCGGGCTTATCTAGTTTGGACTTATAGGTCTTGCCAATTTCAACAGGAGTTTTTTGATATGAAGTGATATAATCACTATTAACAGATGTATAAAGGCGTTTGGGCTTGTGATCACCATAATCGATTGAATTGCTAAAGCAGTTATTAATCACATGCTTATACACAATAATATCTGCTTTAGCGGTTTTAACTCGTTTTTGTTGGGTACGTAAACACATAGTCAGAAGTTTTTAGATTGAATTTATTGTTTTAATTATTTAATTCCTATACGTAAAAATCCTGTAGATGTTACAAAAAACATCAAATTATAATATTTGTTCTTTAATCCATACTTAAACTCATACTAATGTCAGTGTTGATTATGCTAACGGCTGCGTGTATGAAACGTAGCCACACACAACATTTGATATAAACCACAGACCTTAATTGGCTATATTTTATACACGTTGTTATATGCTGTGCGGATTTAACAATAAACTTGATACGAGAGATGAACCCTTTTGTTTTATTTTTGTGTGGTGGAAAATTTAATTCTGAATATTTATATGTAAAATAAAATATATGGAAAACGAAATGAGAAAATTAATTGACCAAGTGAAAAACTTTGGTGGAAAGTTAAATGAAAACACTGAAATTGAACCAGATTCCGTAAATGGAATTATTTATGTGTTGGGTAAATATGATATTAAGGTTTCTGGAAAAGAAGACTTTTATAATGGTGCTAACTATGGAGAAAAATACACAATTATAGATTCAGATGATGTTGATGGTAAAACACCATATATGGGAATACCAACAAAGGTTAAATCACAAGGGTTTATAACTCGAAATGGAAAACTTCAAAACTATTTTTTTCACACGGGTGAAGGTTTTGAAACAACTAAAAGTATTAATGAATTTTTAAGAGCGTTGGGAAAATAAAACAAAAAGAATGTTACGATGAAACTTAACACGAAGCACAAACGTAGCATTGCATATAACTGTATTTGTTGTTGAAGATATGTTTAAAACTACAGTAATAGCTGCCAAAAACATCGCCAAAAATCCTAGTGGCCACAATAAAGCTGCAAGTTTGGGATTGTCTAACCATCCGTTATCACATATTGTTTTTATTGGTTTATGTGATATGAATATCATAAGCAAATGATTGATGATAGTATTATTTCTGTTGTTGTCATAGCCAGATGTTTTTATGTTGTTAATAAGTAATAAACTGTTCGGAGTAATAATATCTGATAATATGCTTATCCCGATAAAATAAATAGGATTTATCCCCTAATGTCGTAAGCGCACATGGAGAATCAACGTATTTACCGTGCATTTGGATAAAATCATGTTGCTCTAAATGCAGGGCATCAACAACAATTAGTTTTTTAAGATATTGTTCATTTACTATTGCCCTAGTAATTGTAGTACGGGTATCTTCGATAAAATTACAACATCCACTAATGGTTGCCAAACCATCGCTGATTTTATAAAGAACATGAAATCCATTGTATTCGCTGTTGTAATAAAGCCGGTGTTTGTTCATACGGTGTAGATTTTAAGTGTTAGTAATTAATAATTGCTTAAGTCATTATACGTAAATATCCAGTAGATGTTACAAAAAACTTCTGCTAAAACCGATCTCGTGCTAAAAACTCTTTAGTGTGTTAAAAATAACTGTAACAATAAACTAAAACTAATCGGTATAAATTAAAACTAATCATAAACCACGTATTATAAATTAATCACATACTAAAAATAATCACATACTAAAACCGACTAAAACCGATCTTTTCAGTCCAGACCCTGACGTCATTGACTCATGAGGGTTTTATTAAAATCACCAGTACTATAACTACTGGTTATGTGTACTCGTGACTATAAATATAGTAATGTCGGGTACATACAAGAGCATTTCAGTAGGTGTTGATAATCAATGAGTTCGGCAACGTACATTCGCTGTTGCTGGAGCAGATGTCGATAAAAGTTAAATTTTTAATGATTGTCGATAATAATTACTGGGAAAAGGTAGTCCCCACACCCATGACATCGACGTTCATTTTAAATTTTTTCACAAAGTCGATTTTATAAATAATTATAAAAGTTTATAAAATGATTACTGTTGAAAACGACAACGGACAATATCAACTACGGACAATCACCATCGGACATTGCCAATTGATAGTTGACGTTAATTTTCAAGACATTATCTATTGTACAATATCAACTACGGACATTAGCAGTTGTAATCATCATGTAATCGACAATTTGTTCAATCTCGGCTAATGTAATCACCACACCTGATGATAGTGTAATTGCGGTAATTGTGCGAGAGCCTAAATTTTTACTACAAGTTAAAATTGTTTTAAGTGCATCAACATTAAATGTAACACAGCCATATTCGACAACGCTGTTATTAATGATTTTGCCGTTATAGCCATTAATAACGGGCAGGGTTTTTACTTGTTCATATACGGGTTCAAACCATAATTCGAATACGCCAGCTTCTTTAAGTTTTTGAATAGAATCATTGTATGGATATTCACTAGTACATATGATTGCTGTTCTTGAAGTAATAGTTGTCATTCCAAAACAATTATATCCTTCGATATCACAAGCAGCACCACAAACGCTTTTATTGTTTTTGTATTTATCTTTGAGTTTATAACCACTAATCTTTTTATTTTCATTCATGACGTATTTTTTAAATTGTTCGGTTGTAATCTCAATACCAAAATCATAGTTGGGTGATTTAATAGAAGTCCGGGGATTATGTTCTTTTGTATAGGTAATTGTATTATCACTATTAATAGACTTACACATACCACAGATATTTCCAATGGGCAAATGAAGTCCATTAAACCATTTTAATAACATATCGTGATTCACTACTGTAACAATCACATGCCAATACTGTGGTAGTGTGAAGTTATCATCGGGAAGTTCAATAACTTCAGAACCATGTGGTGGACAAAAAATGAATTTATTGAATTTATTATTGACCAGTCCATAATAACTACCAATAGAGTTTCCGTTAAAATTAAATGTATCAACTCCTTGATCTTTCCACCATTTAATGACCTTTTTGCCATGTTCGGCATTAAGAACTTTTATTACGGTATTATTTAAATTAGCTGTCATAGTGATATTGTTCTTATTTAAAGTTAATTTATTGTTATTATACGTAAATATTCCCGTTGATGTTACAAAGATAATTTAAAAAATGATATTAACAAGTTTTTAAATAAAAACCATTATTACTTTTTTGAAACTGGGATAGTCTTTAATTACTATCATTGGCAAAAGCATTATAAGTTTTTTCATAATTAAATTATTATTAATAAATACTATACGGACATTATTAGAATTTGTTACAAAAAAGAAAAACTTTTCTGATGTTCGTTCGATTCTTCATAAATGAGTTTCAAAACACCAGAAAAGTTTTTTACTCAGTCGTCATGGTAGGACGTTCTACCTCTGAGTAACCATTGCCGTCACGCATCTTAACAGGACGCAGTTCGTGAAGCTGCCTTAATAGCCTTACTATTCGTGTTACTCTACACAAGTACTGTTCAACGTGTCCCCAATCAGGGGAGAATCAACGGTTGGTTTTCTCGTAGCACTTGCAGGAATCGAACCCACATTGATTCTATCATACTTCGGTTAACCCTTCATGAATAGATTGCAAAACCAATATTTGCAAAAAGTGCCATGTTAAAGAACTTCGATTATATATACGTGTACAATGTGAAAATGTTACAATGAACATTAATATTTTCTTGATGATGTGATGGGACTTGAACCCACGACCTCCTACAGTTTAAGCAGGTACTCTAACCAACTGAGCTACACATCAAGCGTTAGTTTTTTCTTGCAAACTATTATACTAACGCATTTAATTGTTTTGCACGTGATAAAACAACAAAACATCTTATTTTGCAACAGTAGAGGGGAGTGACCCCCCATCAGATTTTTATTATAGGAGCAACCCCAATTTTATTATCTGACTTCAACCAAGACAGTAAATTTTATGTGCACTTATGTATTACTGTCTTCAAGAATACTGCTGATATATTTTACGTGTACAATGTGAATATGTTACAAAAGCAATAATTAAAATTTATGTTGTTATTATTAATCCCTAACTTTTTCCCAAACTTTAGAGAAATGTTTTTTTCTCTTTTGAATACCAATATAATAAATACCAGTTTTTAATATGGTCGGTTTATGATCAGCAACAGTTAATACTTCGTTTTTATCCCAATATTCTGATGTTAAATTTTGAATTGATGTATGATTTAATGTACATCCATCAGTACCGACTTTAATAATGAAATTATCTTTTTCAGGTAATTCATATAATTCGTAGTCTCCACACATAGCATGTGCATGACCAGACTTTTCTGATTTAGCAATAAATGTTTTATTTATTCTTTTAGCATTTACTGGTAATACATCAATTGAATAAATTTGAACATCACCTTGATGTCCATTGAATTCTTTGTTAAAGTTTAAAGTTTCCATAAAAATATTTTTAATAATTAAAATACAATAATAACATTATTATTTATAATAAACAAATAAATTAAATAATTTATTTAGTTTCTACTATTCCAATAATATGGAATATCTTCTGGTACAAAAATTGGCCGATGATATTTTGCTGCAGTAACACAGTCATTAAAACTTGCATCCGAAGGAATTAGATAATTTGATCCGGTTGAGGGACATGTCATTTTTAACCAAGCCAATTCTGATGGAGAATTACCATTTAAATCCACTTCTTCATTGAATTTTTCTTTTGTCTTGTACAATATAAATTCTTCTTCACCATATTCATGGGGTATTGTTTTTCTATCTACCTCAATAGCATTTAAAAATGTCAACATACTGCCCTCACCTTTACTTTCAATCAATTCATATATCCCGGCTTTAATATCTTCATTTTCTTCATTTAAAAAATCTTCTTTTTGTAATTGATTATTTTTGAATTTATCAAAAATCCATGATGGCATATTTCGACCATTAATATAATAACAATCAAATTTGGTTTCAACTGAAATTGAATTCCATTCAACAGCATTTCCATCTAAATTATGTAATAAACCATCAGTATTTCTATGTATCTTTTGTGGATATTTACTTACAACACACACTAGTTCAGAAAATATTGCAGAATAAATGTTTGATTTTAAATACAAATCATTCCATGAATCTAATTTAATACCAATTTCTGATTCAATATTAAATTCATCTTTTATAAACATAAACCACGAAATTAATACATTGGAATAAATATTAGTAGTAAATAACCAATCATTATTATATTGAGAATGTAGTTGAAAAAGTAGTTGAGAACGTAGTTGAGAACGTAGTTGAGAAAGTAGTTGAGAATCTAGTTGAGAACCTAGTTGAGAAAGTAGTTGAGAATGTAGTTGAGAACCTAGTTGAGAATGTAGTTGAGAACGTAGTTGAGAATGTAGTTGAGAATGTAGTTGAGAACGTAGTTGAGAACCTAGTTGAGAATGTAGTTGAGAATCTAGTTGAGAACGTAGTTGAGAACCTAGTTGAGAATGTAGTTGAGAATCTAGTTGAGAATGTAGTTGAGAATCTAGTTGAGAACCTTTCACAAAAAATTTCTCAATATTTTCTTTTATGTTATTTTTTAATGAATATATTAAATACAACATTGGCAAAAACCGTTCTTTATTTGCTACGATATAATTAAAGATTATTTGTGATTCAAAGGGATTTTCAGCAACAATAATAACAGGTTTTTTATAATTACATAATTCATAATTCCAATGAATTAGATTTTCAGCATCAGTTAAATTGAAATTCTTATATCGTTTTCCATCTTCAATTCCCTCAGTATATTTTTTAATATATTCAGGAATTTTTGATTGTATTTCTGGTGTAAAGTCTTTAATTGTTTTCATTGAATTGTTTTAATTTAAAATGTTTGCTTTCTGATTATATCCAATTTTTCAATACCACTAATACTTGCTTCATCACATAGTTGTTTATGTCGATACTGATTAAAATTTGGATATCGATTTAAAGCAATTTCTCTTTTAATTCTCTTATAGTTTTTAGTTAAAAAAGAATTGGTGATACAAAATGACGTAATGCCTTCACCAAGGATTTTATTGGGGCAAATCATATCATAAACAACCTCATATGAATAGTTAACAAAACCCGCTCTCATTGATTGTTCTGTTGGGTGTGAAATTACTTGGCGCATATTATCAACGCCAATAATTTCGTTTGTATTGATGTTCTGATAGAATTTCATAACAATTGATTTTTAAAGGTTTATATTGGTATTATACGGACATTATCGGTAGATGTTACAAAAGCAATTATTAAATTTATTTTAATGAAATCGTGTCTCCGATATTATACATTCCAACAGGAGCAATTATTGCTGTGCTTACTGATTCTGGAGTGAAGGTTAGTGATGATTTTTGCATATTACCAATATATTTAACATGACTTTTGTTAAATGGTAATATTTTACTAACGACAAATGGTTCTCTTGAATCATTTAATATTGGAGTAGAATAACCACATCCCGTTAATACTATTACAAATAGTAAATAAATAAGTTTTTTCATAACTAAACATTTAATATTAATAATTATTATACGGATATTATCGGTAGATGTTACAAAAACAATAATTAAAATCTGTATTTAATGCTTTCTGATCTTTTTTGGGTGATAGATCATATGTCCATCTAATTCGTCTTTGATTAAGCTAAAACCATGTTTGCCATAAAAACCGTACAATGCCTTGAGACTAACGCCATAAATATCGGTAGCCCATAATCTAATACGGACATTATACTTATCAGCAATTTGTATGATATCATCAAGTACAGCATCACCATAGCCTTTTTGTTGTTGGCTGGGTTTTATTTTAATACAGAGCAAGTAAATATAATCGCCAATTTCATCTGTGAGAAATTCTAATTTTAATATGCTGATTTTGTTTTTATATTTAATTGTTTTTAAATAAGAATTGAATTCATCAAGTATTGCCTTAGTTAGTTCCATAATTAAAAATCCCCAAGCATTTTCAGATAAATACTTAGGGATTAATTATTAATCTGCCGCCAATCGTACATTGCCGTACAATATCTTTAAAATATTCTTACAAAATCTGCAAGCATTTTATGTTCTTTTATTATCCCTTCACTATTTTCAAACACAAAGAATAATCCGTATTTCCAATATGTTCGTACAAACTTAAATGTTATGTCATAATCAAATAAATCGGCATCTAAACACATTTTATCAACTACATGATTAATTACTTCATCTGATTCGATCTTATCTTTTAATTTATTATAAGCATCTTCATAGTGATTGATAGCATCTGTTTTGAAAACAATTCCAGAGCTTACCCAGTAATCTTCTTTATCAACATTTGAAAAAAGAATTGCGTTGTTTGCTTCCATAATATCTTTATAATTATTCTTCTGGAATTTCAAACACATCATCAACGGACATTCCCAATTCATCACATGCATAATCCTGAATAGCATCAATAAGATGTACAATGCCATTTAGATTATCATTCATCAATGGTATCTTATTCCATGAAATTAACTCAAGTAATGTTTTTTTCTGTTCCTTTAACATTGACCAATCCATGTTATTAATGAACTCAGGTGCATCGTACATTGCATCATTTTCATCGGGTTCAATCAAGTCAATCATTTCATCAACGCCAATTGAGATAATTGGTTCCCATACATCAACAAAATTTGCTGCGGGGTTATCGCCATTGCCGTTTTCACGTGCTTCAATAAGTTTTAAGTACGCATCGTAATAATCACCCTCTTCTTGTTCGGCAAGGTATAGACCTGCGATCTTATTGATTTGTTGTCTTTTAAAATTTTTAACATTTCCCATTGCTGTATAATTTAAATTAGTTTATGTACATTCTCATACGTAAAATCTTTGTAGATGTTACTTGATGATCTCAAATGTTTTTTTGATGGTGATTAGATCGCCTTTAATAACTTCAACCCAACATCTACCATTTGATGTATCATACTTAACAACTTCTTTGCCACCTTTAATATATTTGGTAGCTACGATAATAACATCGGTGTTTTTAACATTTTCCATAGTATTATAATTTAGTTTTTAATAATTTGACTTGATAAATCAGAATTAGATGCCTCACATGGTTCAATATTAGCTAACTTAATGTTCCAAGTAATTCCAGTTGAAAAACTTTTACATTGAGCATTAACTTTATTTATTTTAAGAATTTTAAATCTTTCGTTCTTAATTTTATTAGTTCCACCGACATATTTTACGGTCATTCCTTTACTTAAAAAATCAGCATTTATTCTACCGGCAATTTGCATTTTAAGTGATAACATTTCAGTCACTTTATTTCTTAGGTCTTTTAACTCTGAAATTGATAGATTATTTAATTCTGAATTGTTCATTTGATGAATTTTTAGTTAAAATTTATTTATGTACATTCTCATACGTAAAATTCCCCGTAGATGTTACAATAACATCGGGGAATCTACGTTGTTATTCTTCATCCATACCGGATTTAAATTCATCGGTAATGGCCTTGGCCTTTTGTTGGGATTGTTCAAACAAAGCCTTGCTTTCTTTTCCGGCATTGTTGATAATACTCCTGCCGTTTTTTTGACTGGCATTATATGCTTTGTACAATATGACAGCAAGAACAATGATGATAATCCATTTAATAATTTTTCCCATGATATGTTTTTATTTAAAATTCGTACATTAAAAGGTCTTAACTGACCATACACCCTCAGTTAATTTCATTCCCTGACCATTAACAGGACTTACAACAAATTCAGTTTCTCTAAAATAAAGTGGATAGTTTTCACCAACATTAAAATGTTGATTAACTGACCAAGGCCGGGGTAACTTATCACCCTTGAACTTGGCAATACCATCAGGTACCAAAGGAGTTAATAACTTCTCAGGGAATGACTTTGGCATACATAATGCCTTGCGAATATTATCCTTATCAGTAATGGTATTGGCCTTAATAAATTCTTGTGCATTGACTTTATACATAGCTTTAAATTTTATGGTTTATAATTCCAGTACATTCTCATACGTAAATTCTTTGTAGATGTTACACTTACTTCTTAACTTTACCATTGACAATAGTTAATTGCTGATATTCTTTAATCTTAGCTTCACATTCTCTAATCTTTGTCATTGTCTTAGCAATTAATTTTTCGGCATAGTGAATATCACGTTGATAATCTTTAATAGATTCCTTGCATTCACGGATATTGTCTTTAACAATATCTATACCAGTACCATTTTTTACAATATATAATCCATAGATTGTCATAATAATAAGTTTAAATAATATTTAATTGGTTTTAATTAAAAATTGTTATTAGTTAATATAATGATTAAACCCCCTGTTAATACTAGCAGGGGGGTTTAATGACATTAAGCCAAAACCAGTTCATGTACATTGACCTTTTTAGGTTGAACATAGGTTAAAGGATTAACCACAAAACAACTATTTAAAATCTGTTTTTCGTTGATCTTATCTGCAATACGTTTCCATTTTAACCCGATAATAACACCTTTGCCATCATTTGGTCTGTAATCGGTTAGATCGCCGTTAACAACCTTGAACCCGTTAAATGTTTCTGGCAATCCCAATTCATTTTTAACATTAAACACAACGGCAATACTATTGCCTTTGTTTAGGAGTTTTTCACAAACACCCCAATTCTTACCTGTATATGAAAATGTTAAATGATAATTTTCGGGTTTATTGAAAAACTTCGTAGGTATTTTGGTGTAATCATAAAAATTTACATCAGGAAATATTTCAAAGATGTTTTTGCCCTGAAATCTTACATTTGCCCAGTCAATATCACTTGTGCAATTTAAACGGGCTGAAAAACCATAACCATCCTTTTTTGCTTTGGCCTGATAAAAACTCAATTCAGCAATTAACCACTGCATAAAAAATACGGGTTGTTCAAAAAACAAACGGGTTTTTTTAATCCGTGAATTTTGAGTTTTAACTTTGCCCGCAAGTAATTCCATTCCTGCCCTGCCACTTGTGGCTAAACAACCTAAACGGCATTCAGGGGTTGAACCCTCACAAACATTAAAACCACTTGTCATTGCCGGTGCTAAATATAACCCATAGGTATATTGACCAACTTTTAAATTCTTTTCAAGTTTTGCGCTGGCATTAACCCCGCCTAAATAAGCTACACCCACTTGTTTTGCTGCATTGCCAATACTTTCAAATTTCATAATATCGATTTAATTGGTTTATAATTACTATACTGATTTTAATTGTTGATGTTACAAAAACGTATTTAAATCTGTGGTTGTGATGTAATTAAATAATTCCTGTAATTGTAACTTGGTTAAATTATGTAAACTAACATCACCATATTTTTCAATATACTCTTTCATATAAGTATCTTTCCAATCCAATAGATAATATTTAATTCGGCATGGTACTTGTTCTAATGGTGATGTATTACTCATAATTTTCGGTTTGTAGTTATAATACGTTTTTATTTAAAATAAGTTACGAAAATCAGTTATTTATTATCGTTCTAAATAAGCAAAGTATAAGGCACCTTGGAGTCTACTGTCCGATACCTTTGGAGCATCGTGCCTTGCAATATAGTTATTATACGTTTTTTAAATAAAAATGTTACGAAAATATTAACAAATCTAGTGATAATAACAACCTATCACCAGATTTGTTAATGTAGTTATTTTTCAATCTCTGGTTGATAATCGCAAAGATCAACAGGTAAAACCGCATCTTCGTCATCTTCACTCAAATCTACAGAAAATAGTTCTTTGGTTTCAGTGTTTTGAAAGAAGAATACGTATGATTGAAAATCATATTCTTCTTTCACCCAATTCTTAAACTCTTTTGCGGCATCTAATGGATTTTCAGCATCGAGTTCAATTTCAATAACTAGTTTAAAGTTTGCCATATTAAATTGATTTAAATTACATAATCAGATTATATTAATAATACGTTTTTTTAAATAAAAATGTTACAAAAACTCCCTGTAATTGTTATGAGGTTTTTAGCTTACTTAGATTGACTTCATCTTTCAGATTAAACCTTTCCCAAAGTTCATCGGGATTAATTTCTTGTGTGAGGTTTCCACCTGTTTGTAAGATAATGTATTTAACAAAATTCATTCGTTGTCTGGCTTGATTCTTATCAAAACTCACTTCAATTTGAGCATCAGATAAATGGCTCATTACTACAATGCTGGCTTTAACTGTCATGATAAATAGTATTAATTGGTTTATGATAGTTATACGTAAAAATCCCCATAGTTGTTACAGGGGATTTTTAACTGTTGATATTATGATTTATTTTCAGCAATTTCTCTGATAATAACAGCGGCATTGATTTTTTCATGTGTTTTTGATACTGGACTGATATGTTTACCAGTTTTCTTATTGTACCAAACCAAGCTATTGTCGATCCAATGCCTTTGAAATTTGGTAACATAGATTTTATCTTTTGCTCCAAAGAATTGCTGAAATTTACTTGGAGTTTCTTTTACTATTGAATCACTTAATGCTTCGAACATAATTCAGATTTTAATTGGTTTATAGTTATTATACGAATTTTAACTGTTGATGTTACAAAAATAATAATGTAATTTTATTATATAAAAAATGGGTGTTTAAATTAAACACCCATCGCTTCATTCCGTTATGCATAATTCTCAACTGGTTATATTTTTCACTTAAAACCCTAAAGCATCATATAACCTCTGGTGGCCTAACCACTTGGAGTTTTTTGTTTCGGGGCAGAACTGATTTTTCATTAGCCCACTTGCATAACACCATGTGAGAATTAATCATCACATATATCGTTATGGTTATTATACGTAAAATCCCCGCAATTGTTACAGGGGAATTAATTAAAATTAGTTTAGGCAATTTCAATATCGTCATCTACAATTGTACTAACAAAAATTTGTGGTTGTGCATCTGGAAATTTTTCCTGTAAGACACTATTCATTTCATCAAGCATATTTAATGCTGTATGTTTATCAGCTCCTTCATCATCAGAATCGAATTGAACTGTTATGTTCTTTACAATTATACTTTTCATTGTCTTATAATTTAATTGGTTTATAGTTATTATACGAAATTTATCAGGAAATGTTACAAAATAAAAAACCCTCACAGATTTTTTAAATTCGTCTGTGAGGGATAAAATTTCGTTCGAGAGTGCCCGATGGTATTATTTGCGCTTTCGGTTGTGTCCGATCACCTTGGTGGGTTGAGGACAATTAAAATATTTCCGAGGGCCGAAAGCATTCATATATTGGCAGGGACTGGCCAGTTTCCCAAAGCCGAGGGCAGATACCGAACGAATTTTTAATTACCGTCTATCTATCTTATTATATCATATTTATCTATATCCATCTTTTATGGGGAACCTCTTATTGGTCTATTCATGTTTAACATAGTTTAAGATTTAAAGAGCATTTGTTTTTGCAAGCTTAGCTTGCTTACAGTTAATAATACGTATGATATCAGGAAATGTTACAAAGAATCGCTATTAATAAATTCATCAAATAGTTCTTTAGAACTTTTATCCGTGCCATCAATACATACCCATTTATTGTCACCAAATGGATTTACGTCAATAACAATATCTTTAAGAAAATCAGCAAAATCAACTGCAAATTGTTCAAATTCTTTTTCAACAAATTCACAGCCATTTTGAAAACCAGTTTCAGCAACACTATATCCACGGATATCGTCAAAACTATTATAAAGTGCACTAGCGTATTGATCTGCCGCAGTATCAATTTTATCTTGACTGATTAACTTTTTCATTTTTATTTTATTATACGTTAAAATCCTGTTATTGTTACAAAAGTGTTTTTAATTACTATATGTACATTCACTCCAGCAATCTTTCATTAATGGTCTTACTGCAAAGAACTCATGTACATTGCCTAAATTCAAACCCACTTCATCAAATAAGTTATTATCGATCATGTAAATATATTCATTATCTGCAAAATAATTGTGTTTAACTCTTTTACCACTTACCATTAATTGAATTGCTTCATCGCTACTCATAATTACGAATTTTTTTAGTTAGACAATATTAATTAAAATTTTTTGAATTTACAAGCATTGTTAATTATTAATGCATTTAATTTAATCAAATAAAAAAACCCGTGTAATCAGCACGGGGTAAACCAATAAAACCAAGCAAGCAAACATAAATATTTTTATTTCTTTCCAAATGAATGACCGTCATCGACAACAGTTTTAAATGCTTCGTCACTCTTGTACATTGATAGTTTTTTATGCCAAATAGGTGTCAAACCCGAATTGGTTCGAGTAAAAAATTTATTACCATCAGTTAAAATATCGGTTTTGAATTGTTTCATCATTTTAACAACCGCCTTTTCTTGGGATTCTGTCATTGGCATTGCTTCACCATGATCCAAATCCACCTCAGATATTGCAATTTGATTGGGCGTTTCATGACCTCTTATTTTCCATTTTAATACGAACTTGCCATAAGGTTTAAGTTCATATTGTTTTACTTTGGTTAATGTCAAGAACATTTTATCTGAAAACTTATTTTCAATATCTTGATATTCTTTTGTTGTTAATACATTTGGCATGACATTAAATTTTAAATTAGTACATTGCTTATAATTACTATACGGACATTGACCTGAAAAGGTTACAGTATTTGATCAGTATTTTTCAGGTGATGACGATTATTAATAACTGCCAATAAATACAGTAGTAATATGCTTGTAATAGCTATTGATAAGCTAATAACCCATAGGTATTGAAATAAGTTATATTTTGAAATAAAGACCATACTTTCAAAGATGTTATCACAACTTAATAAGTTTATTACAACAATAAGTACGACTGTATTTAGTATTGTCGTAACCACGATTAATATATTCAATAGAATTCTTTTCATTATCGTAAAATTTAATTGGTTGTTACTGGTTAATAATTAACTGCCATTTGACGTGACATGAAAAAATGTATTCCTGTTGAGCATTCATTCCAACGATTATCATCAAAATTATTAACTTCATTTATTTTACCAATTTCATAAATAAAATTTGAATCATAACCACTAGAAATCTTCGTAATATCAGCAATTGTTTTATCAATATTTTCAATTCTTATTGTTTTAGTTTTTGATGCACGACATTTATATGTAGTGGCTGAACTTCTTTTTGAATCACTACATATTTCAAGTACAATGATATAGCCACCGGTTTTCTTATATCCAATAAATGATCCTTCTAAAGGACAATTAATTGTTAAACCAAAAGTATTTTCATTAATTATTATACTAAAATCAGCACGACTAAAATCAGCACCACTAAAATTAGCATAACCAAAATTAGCATCTCTAAAATTAGCATAACCAAAATTAGCATAACTAAAATTAGCATAACCAAAATTAGCATCTCTAAAATTAGCATAACTAAAATTAGCACCACTAAAATCAGCACCACTAAAATCAGCATGTCTAAAATCAGCATCTCTAAAATCAGCATAACCAAAATCAGCACCACTAAAATCAGCATGTCTAAAATTAGCATCTCTAAAATTAGCATAACCAAAATCAGCACCACTAAAATTAGCATGTCTAAAATCAGCACCACTAAAATCAGCACGACTAAAATTAGCACCACTAAAATCAGCATTTCTAATCTGATCTTTAGTGCAATATTTTAGTAATATTTTTAATGTTGAAATTTTCATTATCGTAAAATTTAATTGTTTTTTATAGTTGTTATACGAACATTATCAGTAGATGTTACACTTCATCATTTTGATCTTTAGGATGAATATCCTTTGACCATTTGTACAATTTTCATAGAACATATCCGAACAATATCAGATTGATTCCGACTATAACACCAACAATAGTTAAAATATAAATCATTGTTTTAATATTTATTGTTATTATACCATTTAATAAATTCTACTACTGCAACCCAACAATTTGTTAATATTTCATTGTCTGACGTATATGGTGCATAATATTTATACATACCATCAGCCCAGCAAGTTATCTCACCATTAGCTAATTGATAATGAAAACCATAATCAATTGCTTTGTTTATAACTGGCATAAGCCAATCCCAAGATGAATGAAATAATAAGCATCCTTCGTGGGTTTGCTCTTTGAATCCATGTGTTGTAAAGTTATGTTCGTATTTTATATCTAGCATTCCTTTGGCCACTTCCATAGCTTTTAGGCTCATAAATTCAGCAATGAGTTTATTGCCCTCTAAAACTTTTTCTTTTATTATAGCTGTCATTGCAATAGATTTAATTGGTTTATATGTACTTATACGAAAAAACCCCCGTAATTGTTACAGGGAATTTTAAATATTTTTAATTAAAATTATATGGCCTTGAATGACCAGCACATATTTTCGGCCATGCCCTTTTTAATAACTGCATATCTGTTTTGACCACCAGTATAATCCTTATAAGACGTTGCTGTACGATACAGTAATTTACTCATACAACTATCGGGATTATGGACTAAACTATAATCCATGCCACGTACATCGCTAAGGCTAAAATACCATATCTGATCGTCAACAGTGAAAAAACCCGACAAGTAAAAATGACCACGGCTGAAAACAATTGCCGTTGCACCAATACTTTTTAATTCTTTGGTGAACTCACTTTTGAAAGTTCTGAAAAACTGTACAAACTCAGGTGTTAAACCCGATGATGATTGAAAACCCTTCCTTAATAATTCCAGTGATTTTTTCATTGCTTTGATGTTTTGGTTTATATGTACTTATACGGATTTTTATCAGAAAATGTTACAAAAGAGGTAGTACATTATATACTACCTCAATTATTGTACATTGACCTATGCATATTCCAGCATGTACTCAAATACTTTTGAATCGGTTTCTGAACGTTTATCCGGTGATGCGATGTTAACTGAATTGTCATTTATGTATTGGTTAATACCATTGTAAACCAACCAGTCATTAACGACTTTATAACCCAGATTTTGATTCAATTCAACGTTAATTCTACCCATGATATTATCAACGGTATTGAACTTTGAATTATCAACAGCATTTATACCCGTGGCCTTTAAAACCTCCAAAATGCGATCTTGTGGTTTTACAACCATGCGACCACCAAGGCCATCATACTTTGACAAAATTTCAGCAGTAATTTTTTTGTTGGTGAAGAAGTTTGTTAACATTTCATTCAATTTTGAAAATGAATGCAAAATGCTTTCGGTGTGTTTACCGACAATAACCAGATTATATTCTGCCATTTCCTTAACGGGAATAACCAAACCATTGCTACAAACCAAACGGAAATAACCAAAAACAATTCTGTATTTGGTCAAGCCATTATATGAATGTTGAACCCTTAACATCGGTTGAATAATATCGTTGCTATCAATAATCCTATGTGATAAAGCCGGATCAGTGAGTTGATAATCAGCAAAGAATTTTACATGTTCAACATGTTTATACTCAGGTGTAAAAATGATGGAATTGGCATTTAATACCTTTTCAATTTCAGGAAAGATATCGACGTTCTTAACCAGTTCATAACGGGGTGAACACTGATTCAATAAAAAGTCTGAACCACCAATAATACCAATAACCCTACGACTATACTCAGAATTAGATGGTAATTCTTCATCAGTAAGATCAACAGGGAATAACAGCTCATTTAAGCTGACTGTCTTAGGACTTGCATTTGATCTTCTCTTATTAACTTCGGCCCTTTGTAAGTCCCTTTCAATCTGTTTTTCTGTTTTTGCTTTGGTTTCCATAGTAATTGTTTTAATTTGTTTATAGCCATTATACGATTTCTATTTAAAAATGTTACAGAAGTTTTTGTTTAAAAGCCTTATTTACTTTGAGTCTAAATAATTAGAATATCAGGTGCTTTGGAGTCCACTCTCTCGATAGCTTGTGGCCACCAACCCTTGCAATATAGTTATTATACGTAAAAACCCCTGTAGATGTTACAAGGGTTTAATACTTATTTAGATCGATTCAAAACTAATTTACCAATGCAATATTTCAACTTCAAATATTCTTCAATCTCCATGTTAATCCAAATCCAATTTGAGATCATTGCTTCAGTAAAGACTAAATCAGAGGGATTAAAAATATAAGTATTATTAATTGTTAAATCTTTTAATATTTTAGTTACCTCTAAAAAAATTGTTAATGATTTAGGTTCAACAAATACTGTAATTGTCATAACGTTAAAATTAATTTGTTCATGATTATTATACGTAAAAACCCCTGTGAAAGTTACAGGGTTTTTAATTTAAATCAGTTATAATTGTTTAAATTCAAATTCTTCATCACCCATGCCATTATCATTCAAATAGTCTTGAATTACATCGGTTGACTTATCAGCATTAGAAACATCATTGATTACACCTACCGATATTAAATCAGTTTTTGCAAAATCAGTTACAATCCCATACAAGCTAATGGTTTTAAACCCAGTAGCTTCTTCATTTCCATCTATGTTATTAAGTTCCTTCTCAACAACATAATAAATTTTTCGTTTCATTGCTTTAAGTATTTTAAGTTAATATTATAATTGCTTATAGTTATTATACGTAAAAACCCCTGTAGATGTTACAAGGGTTTTTAATTAAAACATGTTTATTTAGTCCTTATCAACTTTTTTTGTTCGAGGGAATCTTAATTCTCTTTCAACTTGTTCCAGTTCATTTTTTGTTAGGAATGAAAAGGGAGTCCCTTTGGTTTTTTCCCGGTCTTCATAAAGAATTCTATTCCTTACATCGGCATAGTAAGTGCTGCCATTAACCTTAACTTCATTCATGATAGTAGTTTTAGATTATTATTTTAACTCGTATTGATATTTATCTTGCATTTCTGGCTAACCCATGATTCAAAGGCAGGCATAATTCTTTATGATAAGGAATGTTTAAATCAAATACACAACTTGTTGAATACATAAAAGACCTATATATTCTATTTGCCCTCATAAAGAAAGAGTCTTCTTCTACCATTCTAAAATATGAACGGTAATTTATTTTTTGATGAATTGTTAAATTTTTTGCTTTCATTACCTGATGTTTTTGGTTTTAGTTAGTATATTGCTTATGATTATTATTATACGGAAATTAATTGAAAATGTTATGTGATTTTTTATTAATAATGACAATTGCCATTATAAAGTATTTTTGCTTGTATTCGTTCAGGTACACTTCCATCACGTACATAAATTGTCGGGTACGTTGCATTCACTAGGCACGTAGGTTCGGCATCAATACCAATCTTATTTTTAACATATTCTCTTGCAATATCACCAGATGCAGCGACAACAACAACGACAAAAAATGATGTGCCGATCATGCTTTCGCCCTTATATTCGATTGTATAGATTTTGTTCATAATCAAACCCTTTCCCTTTTAACAGTTTTAGTTAAATAGCATTTTTATTTCACCTAACAAAATTTCATCGGTCTTACCACTGGCAAATGCTTTCTTATATTCATTGTCTGACCAATTTTTATGACGATACATTCTAATTTGTGATGTGGTATAATTTAAGGCATATCTGAAATTCCTATTGGTATTAGGATACATTTCAGAACTAACAAAGATAATCCTATTTCGAGTTTTAACTAAATTCTTTTTACCATCTCTGAACGTTCTTGGTTTCAATTCCATTACACCATGAATACAATCAAATTCCTTTTCATCACAGGTAAATTTGTATTCAGGAAACAACTCAATCAATTTGTTTTTAAGCTCTATGTTTGTCATTGCTTTAATGTTTTAGTTTAGTACATTAACACGTTGTACATTATACGAAAAACCCTGCAAATAGTTACGGGGGTTTTTAATTTAAAACTATTCCAATATTTGTTTAATATATTTTTGAACACCTTCCGGCAAATCGTTATTGTCTTTAATCCTTTTACCTAACCATTTTACATCACCATCGGCAATATTAATTTGCTCTTGCATTATGGATTTAACTTGTGTTGGTGTACGTTTGGCATAACAAGCACCATAAGTTTGTGTCATATATGAATCAACCAAGTTACCACAATATTGTCCGAAACCTTGTGGGGCAAAAGGTTGGTCACTTGCACCATACATATCACCATTTTTAGTATCAATGATTGTGTATCTATCAAATGAATCACCTTCATTATCATAGACAATAATTCTGGGTTTAACTTGCTTTAAGGTTGTCATTGCTTTAGTTATTAGTTGTACATTGCTTATGATTATTATACGGGTTTTATCGGAAAATGTTACAAAACAAGTAGTGTAACTACTCTAATTCGAATAAAATTAAAAAACCCGTTGTCGTTCTGGTTAAACAATACAACGGGCTGACAAGATTAAAACAAAACATTGACTGCAAATATTTTCACACGTGACCACCACTTTTAATGGTTTCAATCACTTCTTTCAAACTCATTGATAATGGCTCAAAACTCATATCTCTTTCAATACCCAAACCAAACCTGCCACGATAAGCCATTAATTCTTGCATTGATACAGTGCCACATTCGGCCATTTCGGAATCACCCAGATTTACAAATCCCCAGTAAATATCATCGCCGTCTTTTTCATATAAGTACCACGTTCCTGCACCAGTGGGATTAAAAGGTTTCATGACAATTTTTATTTCCTCAGTTTTTTATCACCACAATAACCTTGCTTTTCAAATGCTTTTAAAATTTTGACCGTTAAGATTTTCATTGTAATTGATTTAATTGGTTTATAATTCTTATACGTACATTGACCTGAAGTTGTTACACTTCATTGACTGAATACAGGATATTATTATTATCCAAGAACTCAATTAAGTTCTTATCGTAATTAAAAACATTCCAATAACCACCTGAATAGGTATTATGAACACCAGCAGGATTTAAACCGGTCTTATCCAGTCTTTGATATTTATTAAACTCAATGACCGTAATTACTTTGGTTGTTACTAATTCACAAATCATAATAACAGGTTTTAATTTGTTTATAATATCTATACGTACATTGACCTGAAAAGGTTACAAAACTACTTAGTAAATTCAGCAACAACAGAAATTATTGACTTACCCGTATCATAATATTTTTCATTGGCATTGATAATCGTTTCAGCTTGTTCGCCAAAGTTTTTACCTGATATTTTAGCTAAACCCTGATTATTATTCGCTCCCGAAAATAATAATGTGGACACTAAGATATTAATAACTTCTTGTCTTGTAAAATTTTCTTTCATGACTTTAAATTTTGATTATTATACGGATTTTAACTAAAATTGTTACAGATTAAAACAAAAAAAAACCCGTGAAAGCATACACGGGTTTTTGAAAGCAAACCAACTAACCAAACGTAATTTCGTCAAATATCGCATATTGAATAATACAATCAGCAGTTTCAGCATCATGACCATCGATCAGGTCTTCAACAGATAAATAACCATTTTTAATCATGTACATTTTCAACCCCTTTAAAAACATTTCCTGATCAAGTATCCATGTGTCATCCGATTCGGCATCATAGAGTTTTAGTCTACCACCTCTGCCAATTACATCAGAAAGATATTCATCATCATCCAATGGTTCATCTAATTTCTTGACCTTACCACACCAGTAGTTAATTCCACCCTCTAATGCTGTTACCATCAGGTCTGACATTTGTTCGGGAGTAACTTTTGCTTCAAATTTAATAATTGCTGTCATTGTCTTGATGTTTTGGTTTATAATACTTATACGTACATTAGCCAGAAAAGGTTAGGATTTAATTCAATTGACCATCAAAACTTTCTTCCAATACCTTAATAATTGATTCTTGCACAAATTTAAGTTTCTTTTGCGCTTGTTCGATATTGCCATTATCAAAATCAAATGACGCTGATTCTAACATCGGATCAAACAGTTCTTCAAAATCACCACCAGTATTTAATATTAATAAATACAAACACTTAAATGTTATCATGAAATTTTCATTTATCATTGTCGTAATTTTTAGATTTATACGTACATTGCCGTAATTGTTATGTAAAAGAATCTTATCGGTAATAATCTCTACCAAGTAAAGGTTTTTTATCGTTATTTATGTTTCCTCTTATTCCCTTAGCTGGTACTTTCCAACTCGATGCTTTATAGATGTTTCCTTCTGCATCTACAAAACAATGAACGCTATTCGAACCCAGTGAGGTTCTGACAATTCTTGAATATTTTTTGCCTTGTTCAATTGAAAATTCAGGTGGAGGTAATATGTAACCATTACGTTTCCAATCTGCATCACTAGCAATTTTAATCTCATTTACATAATCTTGAATCGTTTTCATTTTGCTTTGATGTTTTGGTGTAATTATTATACGTACATTGACCAGAAAAGGTTACAGGGTGTTATTAATTATTTTTAAAAATGCCTGTGCAACTGCAATGTTTTTAAAGGCATAATTATCCATTTGTTTGCCCCGATATGGTTTTAACGTTTTCTTATTGATTATCTGACCCTTATCATTAACAATATAGTAATAAGTTTCAGCGGGTTTACCTAAACCATTTGGCAGATATTGATTATCCCTTAATTCAAATTCTGATTTCATTGCCTGATGTTTTAATTTGTTTATAATTATTATACGTACATTGACCTGAAAAAGTTACAATGGTTTCAATTTTAATAACTCATTGTTTGCCAAATTAATGAGTTGTAGTACTTGGTCTTTATTTTCATTTACTTGTTTCCATGTTATTTTTTCAAGTTCAAAACAATATTTCCACAAACCACTTAATACTCTTGATTGTTTGTTAAAATAATTATCAATAACGTATTGAGGTGTATTAATACTTGTACATTTCTGCCAATTACCACTTTTTATTGCTGCTCCATATGCAACGAAAATTGTTGGAAAATTAATTGGGTGTGCCCAATTAATTTTCTCATCACGTAAATAAAAATTACCCTCTAAATATGTTGCTTTTTCTGACGTTTTTCTAATTGTTGTCATTGCCTGATGTTTTAATTGGTTTATGATATCTATACGTACATTGACCAGAAAAGGTTACAGTGATGGCACAATAAAGTAAGCATATTCACTAGCCATAGACGAATTTAAAACTTTACGTACAATAATTTCAGGGTTTTTTGCTTCATCCAATTCGGGATTACTGGTCAAAAATTTGAATGTGGCATTTTCAGGTACATTCTCACAATCGAATGGTATCTGTAAAACACCGTTACGGATAACATTGCCAACCCTCTTATGATATTCATAAGGAAATTCGGGGTTATGTACATTAGCGGGATTAACACCTGTATTAAAGTAAAACGTTCTGATATTATTAGTAGTTGTCATTGCTTTAATGTTTTTGGTTTATATGTACATATACGTACATTGACCTGAAAAGGTTACGGATTACGCAACAATTAATTCCTTTGCCGAATAATCGGGATAACGAATCTGATCAAACTCATCCTTAACAATAAAATTGAAATTTGTTGCACCGTTGGCAATTCTTAATTTAATAATTGTTTTTAACACATCAATTGGTTGATTAAGAACGATACTATTACCTTTATTAACCCAGCCCTCATTTGGGTAAAATGTTTCGTTAATTCCTAATATTGTAGAATTGGGATAGTTTTTCGTTGTTATTAGGTCAAGATTAATATCCATTGCTTTGCGTTTTTATGTTAGTATATTGTCATAATATCTATACGTACATTGACTTGAAAAGGTTACGGATTAAAACAAAAAAACCCTTACAATAACATAAGGGTTTTTTTTTAGGAATAAAGCTATTTACACAATGCTTTCAATTCCAATTTAATTCTTTTGGCTACATCACCCCGCCACATTCCGGCATTGCTTAAAAAATACAGCACAATACTTTTACCGCTGTCCATGCCGTAATTGTCATTGACACTATTCAAACATTGCATTGCCTGAAAATAAGGTACGGCACCAAAATACATTTTTGATCCCCAATCTTTACGAATCTCACTACAAATTACTGATAAGTTTCTTACTGCTGGTTTTGCTTTAGTTGTTGCCATTGCTTTATGATTTAATTGGTTATATATACTTATACGTAAATTGACCTGAAAAGGTTACAATTAACACAACTCATTTTCTTCAAACCCATTTAAAAGAGTAATTAAGTCAAGATAACCAACACCGGCAAATCTTTCATCCCAATAATATTGAAAACGTATTCTAATTTCACCCTTCTTTGACAACTTAAAATTATCAAACCTAACAAACCCAACAATGGCCTTTGCTAATATGTTATGTATATTATCAAATGCAATTTTATCCATTTCAGAAAACATATTTTTATTGATATATTCATACCCATTATTTTGGAATGTAAGTATTGGATAATCCTTTTGAATAGATTTTAATAAATCATATTCATATTGTGTTATTAAATTAATTGTCATTGCTTTATAATTTTAGGTTTATACTCTGAACATTGTATATGTACTTATACGTTTTTATTTAAAAATAGTTACATTTATAACAACCGTATTTATTAAATGAACTGGTTGCAATTTGCGACCAGTTCTGAACATTGTCCTATTGATCAATGGTTTGGTAGACTTGTTTTAATTCAGTTTGTAATTGCAAGCGTATGCGATTAATATAACCTTTTACCGATCCCATTGGCATATTTAAAATATCTGAAATTTCCAGATATTGTTTTTCCTCAATAAAATACAATTCAGCGATTTTTTTGAGTTTAGGACTTAAATTTGCAAATGCTAATTCGATTTTTACGCTGATCTCTTTATTCTCAACTAAACCCGAACTTTTACTGCTATCAGGAACAATAAAAAATTCGTTGCCTTCACTATCTACGTAATCACTCACATTAACGGTGTTACGGGTTTGTTTTTCTTTTCTTATATAGTCAATTACAAGATTCTTCGCTATTGTATGTAACCATGTCGAAATTTTTGCCTTATATACATCATACTCCTCAAAATGCCGGTCTAACCTCATGAAAACATCTTGCAGAATTTCTTTGGCACTGTCTTCGTTTTTTATCATTGCCAGTATAAAATAGTATAGTTGTTTATTATACTTTTTATATATCTCCTCAAAAGTAGATACGTTATTACCATTTTTGGCAATACTCCAACTTTCACGCAAGCAATCACCAAAGTTCTTATCATTGTTTTCTGACTTGAAAATTTTCCATGCCCGTTTCAAAATTTCAGACTTGTTGTACCTACTCTGATTTTTTTTGTTATTTACATTTGCTTTCATCTTGTCAAAATTTATTGTTAGTACTGTGTTTGTTTTGTTTTATATCCCTGTGTACGATATGTTACAAAAAAGGTTGCATTTTTATTAGATTATTTTTAATTAATTTGTAACATCGCTGTAAATCAAATAGTTATGAGTGCAGATAATTTCAATATATATATAATGGCAGTAAATATCGGGCAAAGATAAAAATAATCTGGTTTTATCAGAAAAAAACTAGTTATTTTGTAACCTTTTCCAGTAAAAACCGTATTAGTACATATAAACCAAAACATCGATATTATGAAAGCATTTTTCGACAAATTTCAAAACTTAAAAGGTAGTTCATTCATTGCCATTAATGGTTATGAAAGCAAATCAACGATGGAGATCGCAAACTATGTTGTAAATGTTAACATCAGCGTTAAAAATGCAAAAGAAACCGATCTGCAACGATTGAAAGCCTGCAATGACAATGACTTGTTAAATATTTCTGCCAGTTCTGGTATTGCCGTGGATATTTGCAAACAAGCACTACAGGAATTGCTTGCATCAGCAGAAAAAAACCTATCAGCTGATATTGAAGATCATAGCAACCAAAGCAAGGGACAAATTGATGCTTATATTAATTTAACCCCTGCAATACGTTTGCATAAAGATACTATGCAGGTTCATATTTTCGGTCAAAGCATTAGTAAAAAAGTTCTGGTAAAAGGCCAATATAAAACCGTAAAAAGTTCAGACAAAACGCTTGCCAAATCAGCAATAAAAAAACACCTCGATCTTCGATCAGATAAATTCAGGGATTTCCTCGTTGGAAACCTCGACGAAATTAAAATCAATGGTGAAACCCTCGAACGTGTTAAATAACATCCACTAAAACACCAACCAAAACAGGGCCAGTTTTAGCCCTGTTTTTTAATTCCTATCCTAAATGGGTGTGATGTATTACTTTTATATTATCTTTCGAATTTGCTGGGTTTATTTAAGTCTTATATGGTTTTAACATATATACACCCCACCCCCTACGTATCCCCCCCTTACACCCCCCCGTTAGACCCCCCCTCTGAGGGGGCCGGGGTGCTACACTTGTAGCCTCACATAAAGACTGCAAAAATTTTCCCAGAAAAAATTTTCAAAAATTCCGAAAATCCTTATGCTATAAGTAATTAGCAAAAATTCTGGCCATCAAAAAATTCTGGAAATTTTTTGGAGTTTTAACAGATGCATTTATATGTACTGTCTGTGTTTTTCTCCATAGCTTAAAATTACGTTATGTTTATAGCAATTACTGATATTGTTTTTCTTCAATAACAACACCATGTTCGTCATAATGTTTCCACGTGCCAGTCTTTACACCATTTCTGTATTTAATTTTATATTCTAAACCGCCATTGCGATAATAGACTTTCCACGTCCGGGTTTTGATGCCGTTTTTATAGTGACTGATGCTGATTAAGACGTTATTATTCCATGTTTTGCAGGTACCATCTAATTCGAGATTGTCATTATAACTAATCATCTCACATTTACTGCCATTATAATTATATATCCGATAATGTTTAGCAGATGCGTTCATACTGATTAACATCAACATTATAATTACTAATTTTTTCAACATATTATCCTTCAAGTTCATTTCTTAGTATTTGTGCGGCATTATATAATTTTCTCACCAATGAATTTTCGCATAATCTCTCAACAACAGCATTTCCATGCATTTCATTAATGGTTGATTCACCATACATTTCCAAGACCTTAGTATCTTCGTCCATGTAATTAATTTTTGATTGATCGAACATTTTCTCAACAACTGACCAATCCCACATTTCCTCAATAACTGCGTGACCATGCATTTCAGTTATTGATGAGATGTGTTTAAGTCTATCGGCTTTTGAATCATCATGCATTTCATTTATTTTTGAACTTCCTTTTAATATACCAATTCTGGCGTAGTCATTAATTGAATTAACACGTGTTTGTTCGAACATTGATAATATCTTACTATAGCCCAGCATTTGCCTGACGCTTGCACCTTCACGCATTTCATCAATAATTGTAACATCAGTCATAACATCTACACCAGCACTACCTGTCATTAATATAATTCTTGAAGTATCATCCAGTGTTTTTATTTTGGCGTTATCATACATTCCAAAAACAATTGAATTCTTAACGTCATCAATTATTGCATTACCAATTAGTATTGCACCCTCATTTAATAATAGCCGTTTATAGCTTCTGATTATCATTGAAGTGATTATTATTTTTAAGTCAATGACGATATTTTCTGCCAATTCACCATGAAACCATTCGGGAACATAATTTTCATTTATAATCAATTGGTAATTATCTACATCATCTAGTCTGGAATTTTCTCTGGGTGTAAATGTTGCTTTAAAATATGTTTTATTTTGAACATCTGAATTGGCCAAATACTTATTGATTAAGTCTTTATGTGATGTCGCAAAAGCATTATGAATGATGTTGCCACTATTCATAATTAATATCTGATAATAATTATTCATGTGTTTATAATTAACGTGATAAAATCTATTTATTTATTTATAAATACTATTGCATTTTAAAGTAATTTTGATTAAATTTACTTCTGTAAAATTACAGACTTATGTATGACATTTATGAGAACATCACAATAATAAATTCGGCTAAAGCATTAAAAGTAAATGCAGAACTTATTAAATTAAACTCGAAGTTATTATCCGGCTTAGAATTATTGAAGGAAAATTTTGATTTTATCGTTCAAATAAATTATGTTAATGCCCATCAAATTTATTTTGAAATTGCCGTAAAATATCCAGATAATTTACCTGATGACATTGGTTTGATGTTTTTCGATATCGACAATAAATTCGATGTTAAAATAGTCGAGTCAAACCATTATATTGATCAACGTATATTTGAAATCACAATTAATCTCCACCAATAACGGTGATCTTTGCTCCCCAACAGATATTGCAAACACTATCACCAGTACTTGATCCGTCATCAAGGATTTTACCAGTACCGTTACATTTCCTGCATGGAATATATTTTATTGGTGTTACGGCATCATTCAATACCCGTTTGGTATTAACAACATCATTCAATACCCGTTTGGTATTAACAACATCATCAAATTCTGTAATGTCTTCAATAATGCTCATGTATATATCAACATATTCCTTCTCATACCATATATATGTATTATTACTACCATTATTCCATTTGATATAGCATGCAGTATTTGTAATTGCAAGTATTGTTCCGGCACTTAAATTATTTGATGATCTAATTTTAAATAGATAAGTGTGTTTTGGTATTAATTTAATATTTTCCATAATCATAGCTTTTAATCAATATATCCAGTAATTTTTATTGTTTGGGGATCGCATAATATTTTCAGGTTGTTATCATCAATAACGTGGACAATTATTTTTTTATCGATTAAGTTCTCACGATGGTATGTTCTACCATTTTTGCCTGTTTTAGTTTCAACTAAATATCCAGAATCTTTGCTCATATAATGCTATTTTGTCGTTTGTTTGCTAAAATAACAACATGTAATTCGTCCTTATGATTCGGGTCGGTTTTTTCTTCGTTATAATAAATAATGTTCCAACCCTCAGTAACTAATTTATCAAGAAAAATTTGTAATGATGATTCATCTGATGTATTTGAAGCAGTATTTAAGAATTCTTCAAATCTCCGGTATTTAATTGATCTTTCCATAATGTCGTCTTTGTTCATAAATACTCTATTTATTATTGATGTTTTTCCCCGTGAATTTATGTGTGAATCTTAAATAATTATCAATATCATCAAAAATAATCAAGTCATTAACATATTTTTCATAATTTTGATTATGGTACTTGATGAAATCATCAATTAATTTTGTCACATCATTTACGCTATTAATATTACCATCAATTAATAGTTTCGTTATTACCAGAACTGTCATTGTTTTCCAGTCCTTATCTAAATCGCCATGATTTTCTTTGATATAATTATATGCCGTATCAATTGCATATGCTAGATATGGCAACTGTTCACGATTTCTAATTACATAGAGTTCCAGAACATCTGAATATTTACCATATAAGTTATTAATCTCATTGGTAGATAAACTACTGATGATTTCTGCTAGATTATCTGTTTTATTTATTGAATCTGTCATATGCATTTTTTGTTATAAAGATAAAATCAGAATTACCAATAAATTCAGAAATATTTAGTTTATTTTGATATGACATGCATGATTTTAAATAATCCTTAAAATTATCAATCCATCCCGATATCGAATATTCGACTTTGTTAAATTTAACAATTCCTTCGGATGTGCGCAACTCTTTTTTCCCCCATTTTATTTGGACTTCTTTTGTACTCATGCCTCTAAATCTTTTAAAAATTGTTATTCCTTCTCCATATAATTTTATTGCATCGTCATTATCAATCTTAATATATTCATTATTTTTTACTATAAAATTATCACCACAAGACTCAATAGATTTATTTATAATACTGCCCAACATCACGCCATCAGCACCAATTCCAATTGCCTTAATTACATCATCATAGTTTTTAAATCCACCATCAGCAATAATCTTTGGTGCGTTTTTAAATTTTAATTCTTTTTTTATTTTTGATATTTCATGTATTAATGAAGCAATTGGATAATGTATGGAGCTATTTGCTGAAGTTGTGCAGCTTTGCCCCGCACCAATTCCACAGCGAATATAATCGACACCAATTTTTGCATATTTAATATATGTTTCTGGATTGGCAATATTACCAACCATTAATTCAATATTATAATTTTCTTTAATCTTTTTTGATACTTCATATACCCTGATTGAATGTGCATTAGCAACATCGATTAATACCCTTTTTGGTAGTTCTTCGCCGTTATTTATGATTGATTCAATATCATCAAGACCATAAGAAATGAAGCATTCATCTTCATATTTTTTATTTGATTCGCTATAATTTCTTGGCATACAAACATACATGCCTAAATCAATGAATGTTTTATAATTACCATCATCAACGACTGTATCCATTGGTGACACAAATATTGGTAATTTATTGTTAATGTCAAAAATATTTATCTCATTTCTTGAAATGATATTGGATAATATCGCAGGTACTAATGATATATCATTAAAATCGAATTTTGGTTTCAAATCTTTCATATTAATTTTTAATTATTTTTATTCATAAAATGTTTATCATTTATATTGTGATTTAAATAAATTACAACGTTGACGTGTATGGTGGCGTTTGGTTTTTATTGCACCTAATTATCAAGTCATTATAATGTTAATTAAATGTGATGTATTACAAATAACCTATACCCACCAAATGCACTATACACGGTGTTGGGTGCTGGTTGTTATTATCCTTAAATATCTTCATATTTACAACCAATTTCAGATAATACAAAATCAATGTTATTTAAATAAGGTAAGTTCTTTATTTTATTATCATCATCGAATATTATAAACGAAAACCTATCTTTTAAATCAAGATGTTTCGTATCTTCTTTTAGTTTATAATGTTTTCTTATTGAGTTTTTACAATATTCGATTATCTCATTGGTATTGTCATATTTTGCATCTGTAATATCGAATGATAAAAATAAATAATCATTAAATACACTATTGTTTTCGACATATTTTTTATCACGTATAAACATTTTATCATTATCATCCTTTTTAATGATATAATAACAAATTTTACCCTTTTCAATAAAAAATAACCCACTATGAAGAAAATCTTTTTCAATGTCAACCCCCTTATTGTAATCTGAATTATTTTTTAGTAATCCATATATTTCCAATATTTCATTAATATGATTTTCATTCTCAACATCAAATATTATATCATTTTCAAAACATTTTCTATCAAACAAATTAATTGCAACTTGAAATGTATCATATCCGGTTATCGTTGAGTATGTTTCATTTACGGTGCTTTTTAATCTAATCAACTTATTACAAAACATATGTTCACCATTTGGTGGTGTTCCAACACAATCAGTCATTAGAAATGTTTTCTCTTTAAATCTTCCAGCTACAATATATGTCATAATTTGATCAAATAGTTGTTTATGAAAACCATCTTCAATATATCTTAATTGATATTCGTAATGCCTAATATAGTTAGTACTATCTTTCCTCTTCAACTTGCACCCAATGAGAGTATAAAACATCGTTTTAATGTGTTTTATATGTTGTTGTAATTTGTTTTTCATATTATATGATTTAAAGAATATTTACTTTACCATTAATCAATTCAATTAATATTGGTTTATTTACACAATTATAACTTTCATCAAGATTTGAGGCATTGATAAAAACAACACCATTAATAATCTTAACGCCATAGCCATCATGGATATGTCCCATTAAATGAACTAATGGTTTAATGCGTTCTACAACCTCATTATATAAACTCGGTGAGCCACAGCAATCTCCATTATATATGCTTAAATCCATAATTGAGTATGGTGGGCTGTGTGTAATTAATACATCGATATTATCTGGAATTGCTTGCCAATGTTTTTCAAGTTTTTCTTCTGGACGATTAAATGCCCAATTATTGAATGGTCTTTGAACAGGAGTACCATAGAATTTAATTCCTTCGATTTCAACACCAGAATCTTCAAGATAAATCACATTTTTGGGCACCAAACTTTTTGCTAATAAACTATTGGTTTCAAATAACCAATCATGATTTCCGGCAATAACTATTTTATGTTTATATTGTTCTAACTTAGAATACCATTTAAAAAAATTACGAATCTCATGTTCTTTACCAACAGAAGTAAAGTCACCACAATGAATAATAACGTCAGCATCAGGTAAATTTAATTGTTTGTGCTTATTATGTGTATCTGAAATTATTGCGATTGTAATTTTCATTATTTTCTGGTTATTAATTTAGCATTAGTTAATTCATATAATAAGTTATTAATGCTTAATTCGACTTTATTTAAAATTTTTGTATTAAATAAAAACTCATTTAGATATTCTGAATAGTAATTTAGTTCAAAATTATAGTATGGTCTATCAATATTATACCATGTTGTGTTTATGTATATCTCATACGTATTGCCATTACGCTTAACCAATTCAGGTAGTTCTATGAACTTATTTATTATTGCGTCATCACAATTTAATTTCGTGAGAAATTTAATAAATTCATTTTTATTATAATTCATTGCAAGTACTTTCATCGTTAATGTTTTATTGTATTATTGAGAGTATCTTTATCATAGTTTTTTGCTTTTTCCATGATAGTTCTTACTTCCTTATTTTTTTCTGTAATACTTATTTGTAATACCTTTTTTAATATTTCTTTATTACTTGCACCGTAATCAATAAATAACTCAAGTTGTCTTTGATTGTATTCTTGAAAATCAACAAAAATCTCATATCCATCATCATAAACTTTATTAATTCTATTATTGAGTTTATTAACGTTAATATTCATTTCATGTTTTAATTCAACTACAGATTCAGTATTCTTTTTGGTTGTGATTTCAATATTATTTAACTTATTTAAATAATTTGCTTTAATTTCGCCAAAAACAAATGCTAAGCTAATCAGTGTGACTGAAATACTGATAATCCATTTTAAAATGCTCTTTGTTTTATTTGGTTTTATCTCAACGCTCTCGACGATATCAGCTACAATATTACTCATATTTTTTTAGTTAATGTTAATGTTTTAAATCAAACATAAATACTATGAGATGACCGTTTAGTTTAATATTTCAACTAATTTTACGTTATTATTATTTTAATAATGACATGTCTTTTAATGAATTAAGCCTCATATGTCCAACATCATATTTTATATTCCAAGGTGCTGTAAATAGATAGGTGAAAATATTGTTATTATTTAAATCAACAAAATTTTCAAATGAATCATCAATAAATATTTCAACACCAGCTTTTTTTGCAGCATCGACTTTACTGGTTTTAATATCCAAACTAATTACGGGTTTACGTGGAAAATTATGCTTATCTAACCATGCCTCAGTAATTTCTTTCGAAACGGGTCTTGAGGTGATGTAACAATGTGGTTCAAATGGTAATTCGCTTTCCCCTATTAATGGCTCAATGTTTAAATAAAAATCATCTAAAGTATTATTTTCTCTCATTGCTTCAAATCTTTCAACAATTTTCCTATCAAAATACCATGAACTTGGTGTGGCATTAACATCTGAATATAAATTAGCCCAAGCACCGGTAAAATCAGCTAATACACCATCAACGTCTAAGCCAATTTTTGGAAATTTAAGAAATTTTTTGGGTCTATCTGAGTCTTGGTTTAATAAAAGATCACAGATTTTTTTTACTTTTAATTTTACCAAATTCAAATCACCTGTTGGTATGATAATATCACTTGATGAAAATAAATCGATGTTAAATGAATCTTTCGGTTCTAATGGTTTATTTTCATCATAAACACCAATAATCATATCGAAGACTTTATCATCAATACACTTCTGTATCTCATCTTGACTCCGCATTCCAACATACATGTCATTATATTCCAATATTTCTTTTGCTAACCTTGCTTTATCAGGCATATTATATTCACAAATTAAATCATGCCATTCCGCACGATGAGCCATGCGGTCTTCAAAACATTCAATAAATGTTGAATATCCATATTCATCCTTTAGTTTGTCATAAATAAAAATCTCAGCTGCCATTTCTGATGAGCTTTTAAATGACATTCCCGTAAATTCTTCAATCATTCCCGCAACAGTATCTTTACCATGTCGCATGTGACCAATAATTAATAATTTATATTTCTTTTTCATTTGGTATGCTATTATTCAAATACTTTTACACCAAACATTTCTTCAAGTTCTTTATATGGTGCTTCATATGTTTTATTTTCAGTGTTAATGCTATCTTCAATTGAATAAACTTCAAGTTCAGTAATTTCCATTTGATAATCTTCAATTGTTTGAATCTTTTCCTCCCTAGTCTTAGGGGTTATTGTCACCACATATGTAAAAAATGCACGTAAATGTCCGGGTGGCAAATCTGGATGTGAAACAATTCTTAATGATCCATATGATTTATTGGTGATATTATCACGTAATACCCAACGGGCATCTACCCGTAGTTTTGTGACATAACCCTTTAGTCTATCCCAATACGTACTATTAAGATCAATATTCATTTGCAGTGGTTTTAACTAGATTATATCCAAAATGTATCATATAGTTAAGCATTAAGAATAGAATATTATTGCTATAGGTCTTATCATCATTAATGTAATTAATAATATCATTAACTGATTTAACTACTGGTGTATCATGTTTTATATCAGAATTAATTAACTGAATATCATATCCGTTTTTAATGGTATTATCAAGTCCAATTAATATATATTCTTTAGATGGCGGATCAATCTCTAAAGCATTGGTTAATTGATTCAAATCAGTCCAAAAATGACTATTTGGTACTACGTATACATAGTTATTCAAATCGGTTTCTGAGTATGGTGATTGTCCCATATTATTTACGATTTGCTCTACGTGATTTTTTTGTTTGTTTATTTTTTTTCTGACGTTCTTTTTTATATTTAACACCATAATGCTTTTTGGGTTTGCTAATATTTTTAGCTGTGATTATTTCTTGAATACGTTGTTTGCGTTCAATCAATTGTTTTTCTTCTTCTGAAAGTTCTACTGGCACAGTATCTACGGTATCTAGTGAATTTTCAATTACTTCTACATCTTGTAATTCGATATTTTCTCCCATATTGTTATTTATTGTATTGTAATTATTTTCCGTAAAACTAATACTAATTTTAATTAATTGCAAGAAAAATAATATTAATTCAATTAATTTATAACAATAGACTTAGTTAATTTCTTTTTCCTGCTTCTAAAAAAGTTTTAAACTCAACTTATCATCAGTATTTCAATTTAATCTTTTGCCGTTTTCATGCAACTAATCAAACCTGCGTACAGTTAACAACCATAATTAGTAGAATGTCAACCATTCGCTTTCACATTTGGGACATACTTCAATATCTTCGGGGCAGTTTGCTATTATAGTTACTTTTTTTGTTTTTAACTCAGTTTCATGTCCTTTCCAACCACAACCACATACCACTATTTCAGAATTATGGCTGATAACACACGGTAAAATTTCATTGCCTTGTGCTACTTTAAATGTTTTCGATTTATTCATAATTTCTATGGTTTACTATTTGTTCTTAATTCAGATTATATTCAAACATTTTTCCGTTAATGACAACACTTTTGTTATCATGAAGATTTTCATCAAGAATCATCTTAACTAGCTTATCCAAGTTTTTTGATAATTCATAATTATCCACTGCTGTGCCGTATATATATCCATTATGGATATCATTTTTCACTAAAATTTTACCATAAAGAATTGTATTACCATCTTCATCAATTTCCCTTTTTACGGTTCCGTAAAATCGCCTGTCAAAATCTGCTTTTGCCATGAATAATTCAGTGATTTCAACTTTTAGTTCAGTACTTCTCATTTTATTTTTATTTGTTATACGTAAATAAATTATCAATGTTACAATAATATCAATAATTTATTTTAACAAATCATATTTAGTTTGTATTTATATATGATATTATATAAAATTTACACAGAATGTTAAAAGAAAATGAAGTTAATTCATATGTTCCATATGATGGAAATAATAGGGAATTTCAAGTAGGCTCTTGGGATACAAATAATGTATATAATTTAACCAGTACTGGTACCTCCGTACAATTTTCGGGATACACTACAAGCAAAATTATTAGATTATTACCTACTGATGATTGTTATATAAAAATTGGTGGTAACCCCGTAGTTACAACAAATACTGGTGCTAGATTACTTGGCGATGTTGAAACATATTTAAGTTTACCTGCCGGTAATCAAATTGCTGTGATTGGATCAGTGACATTAAATATAATACCAATGCTATAGAATAAAAATATGCAGTTTATACAATTTGGCAAATTAGGTAATTTGGGAAAGCGTTCAGGGGGTTTACTTAAGACTATCCTAAACGTGTTTAGACCCATTCCTGAATTAGTCAGTAGTAGTTGGGTATTTCCGGCTTCGGTTGTGGACAATATTCCTATTAAAAATGTTCAGGTAGCTACGCTTGATGGCAAGGGAAACGTTATTACAGACATATCCAAATTACAATTTAAGGATGAAGCTGAAATAATAATTTAATTTAAGTTATTTAAGTATGAAAAACATAGCAATAACAATAGCATTAACGTTTTTGTCGTTAATTGGATTTAGCCAGAATCCCGGACGGTTACCTTATGGGTAGTCCAGCTTATGAGACTGGTGAGATAGACCACTCTAATTCGTAATGTGTTTTTACTATATTAATAGTTTTTCAATATATCAATAATTTATTTTAACAAATCATATTTAGTGATTTTATCTGTTGGTTTAATTGTGATGACATTAATAATTTTTTTCATATTATATAATACCATCATTTTTTCCCCCCAACCATAGGCATTATTAATTATCTCATAATCAATACCATTATTGACATAAAATTCTCGTAAATATCTTGTATTTGTTGATTTGATTGCTTTTTCATTTAAAATGACATTATTAAAAATACCAGCATTAATTACATCATCTTTTATGTATGGTTGATATCTATTCCATATTATTTTTCTCATGCCACCAATTAAATACGTATTAATAAAAATTTTAACATCTTCAATATTTAATTGGGCTTTGTTGATATCGACACCGTTTTCAATTGTAATTAAATACAACTTTCTGCTACCTTTTGAGTATTTTTTTGCTGTATCATAATGTGTTGTGGCATATAATCCCGCACCATATTCATATCTTCCATTCTTTTGTGAGATAATATCATTGTAATCGTCAAGATTACCACCATGCCAAAAATTCATTGTATTGGGGATGTCTGGGGGAATGATTTCGTTCTCAAATAATTTCGAAAATTCTTCTTTAATTATTTCGGATATAATATTCATTGTAATATGTTAATAAATTAATGCTTCATCATATAAATTATTTTCAATATAATCATCAATTTCGAAAATATCTTCAATTGCATTACTTTGAACATAAAATCGAATTCCGCCAAATTTTAGTTTGATTTGATGAATCTCAAAATCATTATCGTTTATTACACAAATTTCTAATATCTTATCAATAATTACTGACCATGACGATATTATTGGTTGACCAATATCAAAACCATACCAACCTTTAGGAATATATTTTTTATATTTTAAATATAATTCTGAATCGGAAATTTCTGATTTAAATTCATCCAATGCTTTGGGATTATCATTGATGTATTGATACACATTTTTATAACCATCGGGTAAAATTAATGGAGTTAAGTTATACTGGTTTATTATGTCTTTAATTTCATCTAATAGTTTCATACTGGTTTTATTTTAATTTTCTTTTTATAAGTATAGTACTTTCCCAAGAATCACTAAATTTTTTTGGTGTATTTTCAATATAACTTATAATTTCCCACCCATTAGCACCCAAATGATTAATTCTTTCAAGTAATTCATCATTTTGTTTGAATTTAATTACGACTCTATCATATTCCCACATACATTTTGTTTGGTAATAAATACTAAAATGCTTAGTAAAATATTCAGCATAATTTCCATAATTGTGCTTTTCCATAAAAACAATGAGAGTACAAAAACAACCAAGAGGAAGATGTGGGATTCGAACCCACGGTACAAGTCTAAGTTGTACAACACCTTAGCGGGGTGTCCCAATCAACCAGCTCTGGCAATCTTCCATATTAGAGTGTGAAATAGTCATACGATATGCCCTATTCTATCTTTGACATGTTGTTTATATTTTTCAATGTTTCTAACTTCGCCACGCGTTGCGGGATGAAATATAAATTCATGTTTAATTTGATATTTTTTAAGTTCTTTCTCAACCTTTCTGCCCATTGCAATAATAATACCATCAAAAGATGCAATATCCTCGATATTGTCTTCAAATACGTTTTTGAATGCACATTCATCCCAATTAATCCCAATATTTTCAACCGCTTTTGATAAATGTCCTGCACTTAATTTTTTATCTATCCATGTCACATTCATTCGAATTGCAGTATTTGAGCGTTTTTCACCAACAAATAAATATTTTTTCATTATATATTATTTTATTTCAATCTTACCACCAATACTTTCGATATCATTTTTATATGCTTCAGCAATGTCAATTGAAACATCTTCAGCTAAAAGACAAGGTATACTATCAATAATATCCTTAGCTTCTCTAAGTCCAATACCAAATAATTCTTTAAGCGTTTTGACCATAAGTATTTTTTTATCACCAGCACTTGTGAGATAAACATTATATGCCGTTGATTGAGAATTATTAATAATTCCATTTGAATACTTATAAATATTTGATGCGATTCCCATATTTATAAGCACGGTATTTAATTCATCAATTTCTTCTGTCGTTAACTTTGAAATATTATTTGCTAATTTAGTTACTGTTGTATTCATACTTTATCAATAAATGTTTTAACGTTTTTATTATTAATCTTCAACACCTTATCACCTAGTTTTGTAAACATTTCTTCTAATGTTAATTCGCAATAATCATCTTTCCAGTCAGCAACATAATAAAGTTTTTTACTGTTTTTTATTACACCAAATAATATCGGGTCTTTTTTCTTTTCAATTTCTGCTTTAGTTAAAGCTTCACCATTATTTTCCGGATCATAGTGAAGAATAACGTAATTATCAAAAACATTTCTTTCATCAACATTTTTTTTGATCTCATAAACCTCATCTGGAATAATTCTACCAAAATTCTTAATCCATGTCAGTTTTAAATTCTTATCTTCACCAACAAGTTCATAAAAATCAATTACTTGTTTTTCTGTAACATATTTTCTTAAATTCATTTGAATTAAATGTGCTTCACCTCTCACTACATCAATAAGGTTCTTGAGCTTTTCAACCAATGCAGTTTGTCCCATATTATTTGCTTGAAGCAACGCATTTTTATAATGTGTAGCAATATCAGCAATTGGTGTTAATTCCGTATATGATTTAGATAAATTGGTGAAAAATTCAATTACGCCAATTTTAGCAACAGGCACAATTACTTTTGGTTTTCTTAATAACCAATTAACTAATTTGTTTCTAAAACTGTTACCGCCAAATGGTTGTTTCATCGAAACATTACCACTCGTAGTTTGCGTTGTCAGCCATACACCACCTTCATCAGATTCTGAGTCACCGGTATTATTAAAATTAATAAAATTGCTATTACTTTTTTTACCCGATGCATCATCTTTTGCATATTTTGGCAACTTACGATCAATTTCGAAATTATCGAAAATTGCCAGTTCTTTTAAACCACCTCTTCTTGATATCATAATATAATTTTTATTTATACAATTTTACGAAAATAATCTGATATTGTTACAAAATAACATTAATTATTTTTGAATGCCCGATGGGACTCGAACCCACATGTATCCAATTACGCTTCTCTTCGTTCGTAGCGAAGTGCGATACAGGCACATATTTATTTTCGTAAAATTGTACTATTCAATTACACCATAGAGACGTTTATATTTCGTATCCCCAACCGGAGTCAAACCGATATCCTAAGTTTCGAAGACTTTCATTTTTTCAATTAAACTATGGGGACATGTTAATAATAACTAATAACACAATTTTTACTTAATTGTATTGCAATTAGTTCACCAGTTTTAGTTTCATTAAAAGTATATTTATATCTTTTTGGTAATAATAATATGTTGATAACATATCCTCTTAATTTAACTAAGCAATTATCATTATTAATATCATCATCACTTAAGATAGCCATTATCGAATTTTCTGAAGAATACTTATAATCAGATTTGATCTCAAGTCGATTTTGAAACCCCGTTATTTGTTTTACATTTTCAATTTTAATTATATTCATCTTTTTAAGTTTTAATTGTTAAAATTTATTGTGCTCCCATCAGGAGTTGAACCTGAGTCTTAGATTTAGGAAATCCAAATTTTTCCAATTAAACTATGGGAACATTTAGTGACGGAGACGGGACTCGCTAATAGTATATTCATGTTTTAACTAATGAGATTCGAATTCATAATATTCACTTTAGGAACGTGAGGCACTAATCCAATTGATCTACACATATATTTTTTATTGTGTTCGGTACAGGATTCAAACCTGTAGTCGCAGCGTTAGAAATGCCGTGCATTATTCAATTATGCTAACCGAACGTTTTCTCATATAACAATTTTTGTGAACCACCCACCTACAGCAAAGCTGATGGATTGGGGTTCGAGTTTCACAGCAATTTGCTTACTGCTCTGAAGAGCTAGAAGTCTTACTTTTACTCCACTCGTGTACTCGTTAGTCCCTAACGAGGTTTTAATGTCTTATTACTGACAAATTACAAAAATAAGAAATAACTATTACTAATTATTTCTTATTTTTTCTAATTTTTATTAATTTAAATGGATTTATCTTAGCCAAGGCAAAGTATGAGATAAAGCATGATAGAGATAACAGGTAAAAAATAGAAATTGAAAACCAATAACTCCCTGTCGTATCCATTAGCCATTTTAAAAGGGCATCGTAACCCAAAGGGTTGAAAAATGTTCCTAAAAATAAGAACAATGTTGCTGTTTTTTCTCTGCTTAGGACCCTCATCACTTTTCATGTTTGTATAATTAATAATGTTATTTACTTGTGAACTACCCACCCACAGCAAAACTGATGGGTTGGACTTCGGAAGTCAACACTCCTACTAATGTAGGCAGTTCGTTCCGAGTTTTAGTATCCGTCCCAGATACATTATTTCTTAACGCAAAGTTCTTAATATTTAAATGACTTTAGCATATATTATTAAATACGTATAAATATACAAAAAGTTGCTTTCACTTTAAAGTTTTTTAATTTTTCTGTAAAATACTGTAAATCAGGGTTAAACTTACGTTTGTCGCTTACATCCCATCCACGCTAAAGCGATGAATTGGTTTTACTCTCCTGTTTATAAATACTATTGCAAAATTTGTTTGGCAATATCACTCGCTAATTTGCCATTAACTTGTGATGCCATAGATATCTTTTTTAATTCACTCATGATCTTACCCAAATCCTTAATTCCAGAAAAACCATTCTTATTGACAATATCTACGATAATATCCTTTGTTTGGTCTTTATCAAGCATTTTGGGGATGTATCTATTGAGAATCTCAACTTCACCAAAATTTCCCATTTCAACAGCATTTTCACACATCTTTCTAAGAATTGCAATTACTTGGTTATCAGGAAGCTCAATGCCGTTATTCATTTTCCTTCCAAATTCTCCAGCAGCAACTCTTAATAATGACAATGTTTCAGTATCTCTGGATTTCATGGCAGCTACCATGTCAGTCCTAATTTTTGATTGTAAACTCATATTTCAGTTATTTATTATGTTAAAGTGAGAGCCGATGGTAGGATTCGAACCCACGACATTCTTACGATTCCACATTACAAGTGTGGCGCAATTGACCAACTATGCGACATCGGCATTACAATTAATGAATTATTTTCTTAAATTCATTGTCGTTTTTAATTAAAAATATACCATGCTGTAAATTTTTAATTGCTTTATTTCCTAAATATCTACCATTAATATCATAGATATCATAGTTAATGTTTTTGTTTAGATAATGCGTGCTAACATACACAATATCAGATGTAAAGATTTCTGATTTGCCGTTATAATCAACCTGTGTAAGCCTGTAATAATTATCATTATTGGCATTATACTTATAGGTATAATCAATTTTGATTTTAGAATTACCAGCACCATTTATTTTTGTTAGAAAATACCAATTTTGAGCATTAGCTGAATATTCAATAGCAAAATAATCGTTATTAGTTTCACTTGCTGTTGCCCAATTAATTACGACAGCATCATCTTGATAATATGCGTTAAAATATAATAATTCAACAGGCAATTGTGAATCAGTTACAAATCCTGATGGCCCGGTTACAGTTCCTGTAACAGTAACGTTTCCAGTTCCTAATAATACCGAACCATTTCCCGCAGATAAATCTCCATCAATTGTTAATGTTCCATCAACAGTTAACTTTGAAATTACCGCTAATAATTATTAATCCACCATCAGCAATATTTAATGTTAAATTATTTTTAACTGTTATTGCATCTCCATCAACAGGATTTGCATAAATTATTAATGTAGCACTAGATTCAATATTAATTGTAAATCTGTTATTAAAAATTAAATTAGTTGCAGTTACAGTATGTCCTGCGCTAATTGTTACAATGTTATTATTTGCATCAACTGGTATGCTATTATTCCATGTTCCAACAATATTCCAATCACCAGAGGTGATTGAAGAATATGTTGCCGAAAATGCTATTGTTGATAATAAAATAAATGTTAAAAACATAATTCTTTTCATAATCATTTTTTTTGTAAAGATAGTTATAATATCGTAACAAACAAATCTACTTTCCATTGAGGAATTTTGATCTTATCTTGGATTCGAACCAAGCTCTTCTCGCTCAACGCAAGACGCACTATCCGCTATGCTAATAAAACAACTACTACTAAATTTCATCAGTAAAATTCATTTTTCATAGAAGGTATAATATTTACTTCTCAAAGTTACTGCTTTGATTTTCGTATTTCCAACCTTTTTGTTGTGGTGAAGGGACTTGAACCCTTAATCTCCTGTGTATAAGACAGATGCATAAACCAATCATGCTACACCACAATATCAATAAGAGAGCAGCATTTCGGATTCAAACCGAAACCTCGACTTTGGAAGAGTCATATGCTATCGTTAAACACCAATGCTGCATGGAGAGGGACAGGTTATTTATATCTTTAAAGGACTCCCTCAGAGTTTAAAATAATATAAAATATTATTTTTTCATTAAATCATAAGTTTAATTGGATATACTCCTATACCCTCTATCCCATCAGCAAATGCTTTTGGGATTGCTTTTCTTAATATGTTATAACTACCATTCACATCTGCATTAATAAATTCTTTTCTTCCTCTTATTTTATATAAACCCCTGTTATAACGATAACCACTGAAATGCTTTTTTTGATTATCACCATAAATAGGTATATTATCTAAGTTTAAAAAAGATGCTTTACTTGTGTAACTTTCTTCTTGTAGTATAACATTGATTCCTTCTATTTCGCATTTATAAATAATCATATCTATAAATCTACTATGTGGTATATTAACAAAGTTTTGATTATTAGCCTTTGTCATGTTGATACCTTGTTTCCAATTATCGTTCTTACCTATTATTATGGTGTTAATATTATTGTTTTTTGTTAAACTAACAATTGTCTTACTTGCTTTATGTAAATAATAATCAACTTTATTTTTTCTTTTGTTAGTCAATTTCCTTGTCCTATTGCTATGTTTCTTTTTATTAATCAATTCTAATTTAGATTTATAGTGTGCCAGTTTTTTGTTATAATATTGATTAATTGATTTTAATGGTCTACCATTAATAATAATAGGTTTAACATCTTTAACATTTGACGTTATTGTTGCTAAATTATTAACACCAAAATCAATAGATAAATATTTATTATTGTTAGGTAATTTAGGTTTATCTGGAATGGTATATACTATTTCAATAACATAGTGGTCTAATCTCGGTACAATTCTAACACAATCGATGATATTAAAATCAACTATTTTGGTTGTTAACTCGATGTTGGTTTTAGATAATAATATTTTATGTGATTTATTAAACACTTTTTTTGATATGGCTTGATTTGTATATGAAGCAAAATATCTACCATTTATTTTATCCAAATAATTGGGTAATTTAGGTCTATCTTTAAATTTAGATGAATTTTTATAAAATTCTGCATTTGATTTGAAATAAGATTTGAAATTCTTTTGAATCATTAACAACACTGTGGAAGACACTTTAGCGGGTAGTTCTTTATACTGTTCAGTATCTTTCATTAATGAGTGTAAATCATATAATAAATTAACCTTATCATTGATATATGCCTGACGTATGACATATAAACATGAATTATATAGATTTTTAGTTTTAAAACATAACGAATCACATTCATTATAGAATATATGATTACGATTGATAATATGTTGTTCAACTAATTGCATAATTCATGTCTTATAGACGAATTTAATATAAATACTAAATAATTCATAAAAATAATGTAATATATAATTGTAACAATATAATATGTTTAATTAATAACATTCATAAGACCTTGTGTAGAGACGGTGGGAATCGAACCCACGTTAATCCCAGACCTTCAAACTGGTGCTAAACCTACTCAGCTACATCTCTATTTAATAATAAATTAAAAATTTTGGGGTGAGCCTCCTACTCACTTATTCAATACCATTTTACAAGTATAATAATGTCTCTCAAATGTTTTCTTATTTTCCGAGTTGCCAACCACGGGTATAATACAACAATCCACAGAACATTAAAATAAAGCCTCTTATGCAACCCAAAATTTACACATACTTTACATCAATTCATTACTGCAATAACAACTTGTTTATAGTATTGTATGAGAAACAAAATAACTTGCAGGTTAAATTGTTTGAGGTAGAAGTGGGGTTCGAACCCACGCATCATGCTCATCACACGACCTATTTGTTTTCAGGACAAACCTCTTTACCAATTTGAGTACTCTACCGTAATAATTATCGTACAGGATTCGAACCCATGAGTCCTTGAGTATTGATAACGTACTATCACTCTCAGACTTTAGTATCGTATCAACGTTAATCCACTCCGTCAACGATAAAATGTTAATGAGCCAAAACTCATTTTAATACATTCTAAATGTATTTTCAACTAATTGTAAATGAGCAGGTAATCGGAATCAAACCGACTCTATTCCAGTTTGGTAAACTGGTGCACCATCATTTATGCGTTACCTGCATTATTTTTATTTTGTATCCGAGGGTGGACTTGAACCACCAACCCACACCTTATCAGGGTGTTCATCTAACCAATTGATATACACGGATAATTAAAATGAGGACATACTTGGATTCGAACCAAGACCTTTCAACTTAACAGGATGACGCTCTACCATTGTAGCTATATGTCCAAATAGTTTTTATTTTTGTGCACAAATAATGATTCGAAATTAAATTTTCGAGTTTTTATAATAAAATTTAAATATGAAACCATTAAAGCAACACTAGCATATTAATAACTGTTTATGTTTTGCAATAATCTACATATTATAGCAATATATGCAAAACACAGACTTTAATATTTTAAGTCAATATTGTTTTCTTTATGAAATATAAAGCACCATCATTATAGCCATGATGCTCACCTTCTAAAAGGATGAAATTATTGCTAAAGATATTTTTAAATATTGTTCTGTAAATTTTTAATTTACTCCTATCAGTATTTTTACCGACAATAAAAATATTGATATTCTCATTAGAATTTATAAACATTTTAATTAAATAGCTAATACGACCCATTAATTCGATTGGTTCGTTCTTATTTGAATTCTTTGTAAATTCATTAGCTTCGATAGAATCTAAACCAAAATTATTGATTCTATCACTTAATGTAAATCCAATATCAATACTTTCCATGTAATCAGTACGTTTCATGTTTAATATGTGTGTATATAGTTCTGAACCATCAGACATTTTTTCATTACCTAAAACATAATTAAAAATAAATTCCAAATCATATGAGGTTTTTGAATTGGTTTCAAACCTATATGTAATTACATTATATGTATCATATTTTTGTGATAGTTCTTGATAATTTGTATTCAATTCACCTTCAAAAACTTCAACAATAAGCCTATTTAATTCCTCTTTAATTAATGATTTAATTCTTTTTGTATATAATATTGGTATCATGTTAATAACATTTTACATAAATAGTTTAAACTTAAATTAACTTTGAATCGGAAATGAGATTCGAACTCACGTGTAATTCATTGATTACCATTGGTTTTGCAGACCACGCTTTTAAACCACTCAAGCATTCCGATATATAACATAAAACATTTAGTCAATTAATATTAATTAATTGTGCGGTAATCACCACGAGCAGGTAGTTTTATTTGATTACCAAAAACCAGTATGTCAATGAACTTTGTGAATTTTTCAATTCACATTTAAATTATAATCACAAAAAAACCCGAATCTTTTGAATTCGGGTTTTGAATTTATTTAGTGCTTTTATATTTAATAAAAACTAAAACCCGATAAAATGTTTCCAATTCTGCCATTAAAATTTGAACAGAATATAGAGTCTCCAATGCGACTTGATGTCGATGTAGAAATGTTTATATTTATCGTTAATGTTTTCATAAAATTATTCAATTTTCTTAATTCGTTTCATCTAAATACGTAACAAAGTTAGTAAATGTTACAATATCTGCAAACTTTTTTTAAATTATTTTATAATAATAATTAATTTACTCTGGTTGTCAATATATTACGATTAAATATTATTGAATCTTTTTCTTCATAGAAGACTAAATTAGCATTAAGTTTAATAGCACAACCATTAACCAGACAAATATTAATGGTTGTGCTAAATATAACTATAACTGTAAATGTTTGCAACAATAAATGTATCATATATATTTGTTTATATCTAATTACTTGAATAATATATGACATATGTTAAGCTAACATCATCACATCTTAAAATAAAAAATCCTCAAATAATTATATTTGAGGATTTTAATTGTAATGTTAATGCAAATTATATCTTTTCTTCTTTTTCACTAAATTCGAAAGTAAATGTTAGCTCCTGATCATCTAATTTAATGTTGAGTGTGTTTTCATCAAACGTTTTAAATTCAATAAAATTTCGTTTGCTGAGAATCAAAGCGAATTTAATTTCTGCAATCTCCTGCAAAACTTTTCTTCGTTTTTTATTAAGCATAGCAGATTTAGTTTCCAAATATGTTTTTAATACGCCCAATTGTTGTTCTGCTGAAAGTGATTTATACATATCAGATTCCAATTGAGAATTATATTTAATGATTGCATCAGACATAATCCATTCATTTAATTTTAATGGCTTTTTGTCCTTAATTTTAGCTACAACATCTTCTACTTTTGGTAGACTCGACAATCCCTTGATTTTTGTTGTGAGATTAACTGACATATAAAAATCAGTAGCTTCTGCGGAAGTTACTTTGGGTGCAAACCCATTAAAATCGGTAATTCCTATTTCCTTTAACCAATCAGCAGCTTCTTGACCAAGTAATTCAGTAAAAGATTTACTTGTTTTAGGAAATAACGATTTTTTGTAATAATCATATACCTTTTTATCCCCCTGTAATTTAATTAAGTTCCATTCCTTATTTGCCAAATCATTTGCTGAAATTGACTTTACCATGCCTCTGTTAATGATAGGCAGACTTGAAAGATCAATAACAACGGTATTGTCAAAGTTATCCTTTGCTGTATAAATCTCATATTTAACACCATTTGCCTTTAATAAAGAAATTAATTCCAATGAATAATTTACTGGTAGTTTTTCAACATTTACGATACCATCTTTAATTAAAGTAAATGTATTATATTTGAATGAAGCAACCTTTTCAATATTGAAATTATTTTTTGGTAAAATTGCTTCACCTTCAATATAAATTCGAACACTTAGATTGGAACGAGAATCGTTCCAAACCAAATCAGTTAATGAATAACCTCTATCTGGATTGGAGTTAATGAATTTAATATCGACTTTCTTTTCTTCGAGTTCTTTAAGTATGGTCGAAGCCTCATCAATATTTTTGGCTTCATTAAGTCTTTGTTTATCTGCATCCGTTAGTGTTGAGCCAACAGCAATTTTTTTCCTACCAATTCGATTATAAGTAAAATCAGGATGATTAGGATAAAATAAACAATTGTCGATATTACCCAAATCTTCAATAAGATTCATTAAACAATAAGCATTATCACTAACTGGTTGAATTTTAGCAATACCATCTGGAAATCTTTTTGATACATCAGCAACACATTCTTTAATTGCTGTTTTAAATTCATTGAGCTTTTGTTTTCCAAATGCATTGGATAACATTTTATAATAATGATTATCACCTAATGAGTAAAATACCTTTTCAGCTTCATCAGACATGAATCGTTCGGAAAGTAAGTAAATTGCTGCATATAAAGCTGTGTGTTGATGATTATTTTCATCACCAATAGCATTATCACTGAAAAAATGTATTTCATTAACATTATCACCAACCATAATCTTATTGTCTGTGATATTATATACCAAAACACTACCATCATTATCAATTGAAAATGCAAAATCAAATAGATGCTTATCGGTTATTTCAACAACAACCTTTTTACCACCACTTAATTTTTTTGTGAATCCCTTAGCAATTACTATGTCATATTCCTCAAACCCAGTGCAATCAATTTTCTCCCCCCCTAAAAGTTCACTAATTTCAATGAGTTTTCTTGTATCGCAATAATGCCCATATTCTACAACTAATGATGATGATAGTTTAGGTGATATTTCTTTTACTGCGTTTCTAACGTTATTCCATGAAATGTCGTTATTAGAATAACCATCAGTCATAAAAATTAACGAAAACAATCCATCTTGATTATTTTTACTAATACGTTCAATAATATCATTAGCAAGTTCTAATGGTTTAGTAAATGCAGTTAAACCAACTGGTTTTAAATATTTATCAATCGCATCATTTAAGTCGTTAAGCTGTTTAAGTGAGTTCACATGAATCTCTTCTTTTAAAATACCAGCATCATTTCTACCCGAAAACCAAATAATTGAAATTGTGTCATCTTCACCTTTAATTAAATTAGAAATTTTGTTTTTTAGATTTTTTCTAATTTCAGGTAAATCCCATGACATCGACCCACTAACATCAATAATGATGATGTGGTTCACACTCTTAACTACTTCAATAGTTGTCTTACTGTTAATTTCCTGAGCAATGAGATTAAAATTCTCATCAAATTTTACATGTTTTTTCATTAGCATAAATTTATAATTAATATATTAGCAAATATATATATTTATTTATTATAAAGTATATACTTTTCAAAATATTTTTAGTATTTATAAAAAATGATTATTATGAATCGGCAAACAAAAACAATATTAATTAAAATTGATGATGAATTAAAAAATAGTTTTTCTAAAAAAGCATCTGAAATGCAAATGAAAATATCAACAAGAATTAAATATTTAATGAAAATGGATGTTGAAAATAAAATATTAATAAAAAATGGATAATATAATAAATAAAATAAATGATAGGTGTGAGGAAATGAATTACACATTTTTAGGTTTTGTTAATAATACCTATAAAAATAATAAAAGTAAATTAATGTTACAATGTAATAAAGATTTACATATCTGGCAACCCACATATGTTTCATTTATTTCAAAAAAAACAGGATGCCCCAAATGCTCTAATACAATAAAGAAAACAAAGGATGTAATTAAATCAGATATTATTAAAATTTGTTCAGATAAAAATTTTGAATTTATTGGTTTCAATAATGAAAAAATTAATACAAAATCTAAATTTAATGTTAAATGTTTAAAAGACGGACATATTTGGCAACCAAACTATAATAATTTCGTTATTAAAAATAGTGGTTGTCCAGTATGTGGTAATACCTTAATGAGGTCAGAAGAATCGGCAATTAATGTTATTAATAAAATATGTAGTGAAAAAAAATATAAATTTAATGGTTTTATTGGTGGCTCGTATTCTGGAGCAAAGGTTAGGTTGAATGTTAAGTGTATTCATTGTAATTTTACATGGAATCCAGTCTACCGTAATTTTATTCATAATAACAGTGGTTGTCCTAATTGTAGAAAATCTAAGGGTGAATTAACTATAATTAAATATTTAAATGAAAAAAATATTAATTTTGTAGAACAAATGAGATTCGATGAATGTAAAGATAATAGATCATTACCTTTCGATTTTTATTTACCCGAATATAACATATGTATTGAATTTGATGGTAGTCAACATTTCATACCTAAAAAGATTTGGGGGGGCGTGGACAATTTAATATTAATTCAAAAACATGATGAAATTAAAAATAAGTTTTGTATTGAAAACAATATTAAATTAATGCGTATAAATTATAAACAAAATATTGTTAATGAACTTAATAATGGATTAATTAATTAACTTGAGTTTTTGGGTCAACTGCTACTGTTATCTTTACTCTATACTTACCCATATTTTAAACTTTCATTAACTTTTTCGATTGTGTCTGTTTGGTATGTCAAAACCTTAAGACCTTTACTTTCAAACCAGTCTTTCATATTTCAGTATTTAATTTACAATAAAATTTCAGGTAAAAATAAAAAACTCCCGGACATCTCCAAGAGTTTTTAATATTAAATGTGAATTAAATTAGGAACATTTTGACCACCCGCATTTTTGACATAATAAACACCCTTCTTTAAATTCAAAATCTTCACCACCACACTCAGGGCATTTACCTTTTGTTTTTTCACCTTCTTTAATGAACTTTTTAATAACACGTGCAACACCATTTTTCCATGTATTAATATAGTCTTCTTTAAAATTAAGTGAATCAACCAATTCATAGGCATATACTATAGGCATACCATGTCTCAAAATTCCAGATATTAATTTAGCGTAATTCCAAAATTCAGGATTGAATGCATGATTTAAACCAGTATGAATTTGCTTTATACCATCACTATCAATATATTCAATATCATATCTTTTGATTTTAATTTTATCGCCCTTTTCATTTAAATCATCGGTCTCGATTATATTTTTTACTACTTCGCATTCTTTAATATTAGTTGGTAAATTAGTTAATCCATTAGCATTTACACCAGTAAATATTTCATAAGGTCTTCCATCTTTAATCCCAACAACGGCAATCCATTTTTCCAAATTATTTTGAAAACGATGAATTTCCGCTTTTAATCTTTTTGGACGTTTTGGTGCATGAATATCATGTAATGCATCCATTTTTTCTTTTTCTTTTTTATCATTATCTGAAATTAATATTCCTGAACGGCTACCATCACGATAAACTGTAATTCCTTTACATTTACTTTTCCATCCAGTTTCATAAACATTGGAGACAATTTCTTCACTAACGTCTTTAGGTAAATTAACTGTAACTGAAATTGAATGATCAATATGTTTTTGAATTTTGCCTTGCATTTCGACCTTTTTAATCCAATCAACATCATTTGATGCTGCTTTATAGTATGGAGATTTTTTTATAATCTCATTTAGTTGCTCATCTGTCATAGATTTAACAACATTAACGTCATATCCATTTATTTCTAGCCACATTTCAAATTTATGATGAAATACTGCATATTCTTGCCAAGCAATACCTTCATCATCAACGTAGTCAATTTTAATATTTTTCTCTTGTGAATTAATTTTACGTCTACGTTTATAAACGGGTAAGAAAACCGATTCAATTCCTGAAGTTGTTTGCGTCATAAGGCTCACAGTTCCAGTCGGAGCAATTGTTAGTAAAGCAATATTTCTACGGCCATAAATAATCATGCTTTGATATAGTTCCAAATCTTCTTCAGCAATTCTTTTGATAAATGGATTATTTAATTCATTTGTTGAACTATAAATTGGAAATGCACCACGTTCTTTGGCTAATATAACTGATGATCGATAAGCGCATAATTTTAATTGCAAATGTACTTCTTCTGCGAAGTTAGTTGCCTCATCTGTTCCATATCTAAGTCCTAATGCAGCAAGCATATCACCTTCTGCCGTTATTCCTAGACCGGTACGACGACCTTGAATGGCCTTTTCTTTAAACTTTAACCACAAGTTTTTCTCAACGGTTTTAATTTCATTTGATTCTGAATCATTCTCGATTTTTTCTAAGATTTTATCAATTTTTTCCAGTTCTAAATCAATTATATCATCCATATAACGTTGGGCAATTACTGCATCCGCTTTAAATAAACCCCAATTAAAACTGGCTTCGGGAGTAAATGGATTTATAACGTATCCAAATAAATTTATTGCTAATAATCGACAACTATCATATGGTGTTAATGGAAGCTCGCCACAAGGATTTGTGCTAACTTCCTCAAACTCAACACCATAGCAAGATGGTACTGATTCTGTGGTTAATGTGTCCCAAAATAATATTCCCGGTTCTGCCGATTTCCAAGCGTTGTGTATAATTTTATTCCAGAGTTTTTTGGCATCAATACGTTTTATATAAACAATATCGTCGCCAAATACATGTTCTTCTAGTACATTATATTGATGATTTGACCGGTCAGTATAACTAGAAATATCATAATTAATTGGAAATGTTTGATAATAATCTTGCTCGGTTAAAACTGCTCTCATAAAATCATCGTGAATTTTTACCGAAATATTTGCTCCAGTAATTTTTCCTTGGGTCATTTTTGCATCAATAAATGCTTCAGAATCCGGGTGATTTATTGAGATTGACAACATCAATGCACCACGACGACCATCCTGTGCCACTTCTTTTGTCGTATTTGAATATCTTTCCATAAAAGGAACAATACCTGTGCTTGTTATTGCGCTATTTTTTACTGGGGTGCCCGCTGGACGAATATATGATAAATCATGTCCAACACCACCTCTTCTTTTCATTAATTGTGCTTGTTCTTCATCGACTTTCATAATGGCACCATAAGAATCGGCTTTATAGCCAATAACAAAGCAATTTCCTAGTGAAACTACCTGAAAATCATTTCCAATACCTGACATTGGCGATCCTTGTGGTACGATTCGTTTAAAATTCCTAAGTGTTGCGTAGATTTCTTCTTCGGTAAGAGGATTTTTGTATTTTTGTTCTATTCTTGCAATTTCTTTGGCAAGTCTTCGATGCATATCATCGGGAGTTAATTCATAATAATTTTTATCATCCTTTAAACAATATTTTTTTATCCATACATCAGTAGCTAAATCATCTCCGTTAAAATATTCTAACGTTGCTTTTCTTATTTCATTTAAAGAATAACTTTTTTGATTTTTTTCATTCATTTTTTTTATTAATTTTTATAAAAATTATTTTTACAAACTTATTGATTAGTTTCAATAAATACAAGACATTAAAGAAATTTTGTATATAATTTTAAAATAATTTTTTCGTTTTTTTTAACTGTTTAGTTAATAAAGAATTAACAAAAAAGGGATGTCATGTGGCATCCCTTTAATTATAAAATAAGTTGTAGTTATTTTTGATTTTTATCGTCATCATCAATAAAATTAGTAATAAATTTTTCTGACAAAAAATTATCTATATTTTTTTCATCATATTTTATTCTAATTAAAATTATATTATTCCTAGTACAAAAATTAGTTTTAGTATTGTCATTATTTTTAATTTTCGAAAACTCATATTTTTTATTATGATAACAATTGGGATTAAAATGCTGTTCACCATCGAATTCAATCAAAATATTATATTTCGGCAAATAAAAATCAAATGGTAATTTTCTAATGTTTTTACATTCTTCAAATGTTTTTTGTCTTTCAAATTGAATATTATTTTTTCTTAAAAATGTTGCAATTTTATTTTCGCCACGAGACTCTCTGCATATAGGACACCAATTACCTGACTCAACATTATGAAATGCAGCCTTCCACTCATGCCCTTTATTACATTTCCATTTTAGATTATGAAAAACATTAATATATTTATTGCTTAAGCATTCACCTTCTCTTAATTTTGCAAGATTGTGAGCGTCTTCAATAGTTTTCATAGTTTTATTCTTAAAACATATTGGACACCAAGTTTTATTTGATTTAATTTGATTTGGAGATGCTTTCCATTTATGCCCATGTTCACATTCCCATTCTAATTTCGATGATGAATTTACATATTCATTACTTAAACATTTTCCATTTCTATTAATAGCTATTTTTTTCATGTCGTTAATGGTGTATGTAGGTTCTCTACTACATACTGGACACCAAGTACCCTTAATTATTTTAATTGGTGATGCTTTCCATTTATGACCCTTATTACATTTCCATTCTAATTTTAGATTCAGATTAATGTATTCATTGCTTATGCATTCTCCATCTCGTTTTTTTGCAATTTCTTGCATTTTTTCAATTGTATGTTTTTTTCTATTAGCACATTCTGGACACCAACATCCTTTTTTTATTAAATATGGTATAGTTTCCCATTCATGTCCCTTATCGCATTTCCATCTTAATTTTGTGTCAATATTAATATATTCATTACTTAAACATTTTCCATTCCTTTTTTTTGCAATTTCTTGCATTTCTTTAATCGTTAATTTTTTCAAAAAGAAATATTTTAATTATCTTCATTATTTTTTGAATCAATCAAATGTTTGGAGGAATATTTAAAATTACTATCACTAGTATTCATTGAACGATAGCTAGTTACAGTATTGCTTAATATAAATGACATATCTTGAACACCAGTACTGGTAGATGTATAAGTGTATGTATTATTTCCACTAATATTAAGTGAATTTCCTACTGCAAATGCATCTTGGTTTGCGCCAAAATAAATAAAATTCCAATCATCATCTTCACAATCTTTAATGAGTTTTTTAATCATGTCATGTCCATATTCGCTACTGGCATTTTCATGTCCATCAGTTACAATACATACCAGTACTTTGGTGGGTTTTTCGTTGCCAGATTTTAAATGATTTGCTTTAACGGTATTAATTGTCTTTCCAATTGCATCATATAATGCAGTAGTTCCACGAGGATACCAAATCTTATTGGTGAGTTCATCAACTTTTTTAATGTCAACATCATCATAAAGCATTTCATATTTGTCATCAAATAATGCAATTGTTAATGTTGCTTCGTCTTTTAATTCCTTTTGCTGTTTAAGAAAAGTATTAAATCCACCAATACTGTCTGACATAATACTTGACATAGAACCACTTCTATCAAGAATACAGATTATTTGAGTTTTTTCATTGATGGGATTATTAATGATTTCTGTTGTTGTAGTAACTACAGTAGTTACTTTCTTTTTATTATTTGCCATTTTTATACATAAGCATTAAAATAAAGTTATTTTCAACAAAGATAATTAATCTTAAATAAAAATGCAAGTAATTTAAATATTTTAATTAAGTAGTTATCATAATAAATTGATAGCTACTTAATTAAACATTGTGCCACCGGAAGGACTCGAACCTTCAGGCTGGGCTTTTACAGAGCCGTCCATACCCTGAATCGTTGGCGTTTGAACTTATAAATCTTCCCCGCCTATGAACCTAATCATGATTGGTGGTTGACAAAACTTCAGTTCATTAAAGTTTAGTTAGTGACCCCACTGGGACTCGAACCCAGAACCCACTGGTTAAAGGCCAGTTACATCTACCAATTGAGCTATGGAGTCATTTAATTTTCTACGCTTTCATGTACTATGAAAATTATAAACAGTCCCCACTGTGCATCCAGTAGAACTCGAATCTACGTTACTCCGTTCGGAGTCTGGATTAAAAGTCCAGTCCATAACCTCTCTGGCATGGATGCATTATTGTTGGGCGGGAGGGATTCGAACCCCCGAAGCCGAAGCAATTGATTTACAGTCAATCCGTTTTAACCACTTACCTACCACCCAATTACAATGAAAATAAGCATAAAAAAACCCGGTCTTATTAAATTAAGACCGGGTTTTTTGTTAGTATCGTTTATCTTTAATTATCAGTTTCCTTTTCAGATAACAACACAGTATTGCCAGTCTTACAAACATAATGTTTATAATAATACTTTTTATAATATGTGTTACCTTTTTTCATTATTTCAAATTTTAATTCTACAAAGTTAATCATAAATACGTAATAAACTAATAAATGTTACAAAAATTTTAAATTATTTTTAAATACTACGTTTAACTTTAAAAAATTTTTTATACTTTCCTAAAGTTGACTTGTTTTTAATGTTTACAATCAATTAGTTAAGTGTTATGTTTTATATATAATAGTTATAACCAATACTACATTATACGTTCTAATTAGCATTTTGTTACAAAAACTTTTAAAAATCTCCAATCCACAATAAAAAATTAAATTCTGTTGGCAATATTATCTATTTTGGTACGTAGTGAATTAATGTTATCAAAAGGTTTTACGTTTGACAAATCCCATCCTAATTCATCTGCTGGTTTGGTGTGGTTTGTTCCGTTTTGAACAATAATGTAATCACCTAAATCTTCACCTAAATCTTCACCAATGAATAGAGTACTGATTTTAATCTTTCATTAGATAAATGATTATAAATAATATCAGTTCCTAAATATATTGCGTATGTTGTATTACCAACATTTTCGTTTAATGATTTACCAAAATTCTTAACTTGGTCAATCAGTTTTCTCATTTCATTTTCCATATAATAATATTTTAATATAAATAGTAGTGTAATTATATTACCGTCACACATTTTTAAAAGTTTTTGTTCGGTGTTTCAATCTAACATTTGTGGTAATTTTACCGTACTGGTTATAACAACGTGTATAAAACATAGCCAATCAAGGTTAGTGGTTTATATTAAGTGTTGTGCATGCTACGTTTCATACACTCAACGTTATACACAATACTATATTAGTGTTTCAAATTAAGTTCTATGTAAAAAACTTTTTAAAGATTTCCACCACACATTTTTACATTCAAAAAATATTCACTATTTTTTGAAATCTATTTTACTAATAAATTGAAAAAAATTATTCGTAAATTCATTCAAACCACTAACTGGGTGTGGTTTAAAATCATTATGTGAAAAGATAATTTTATTTTCATCTGGAAATATTGATAATGACCCCCTACCATCTTTAACACCGTCACCACTTTTATAATTACCAACACTAACTTCAAACCCTCTACCATTTGTGTGATAATCAATACTTTCAATGTTACCAACAACATATTTTTGAATATCATCCATTGTAAATTGAATTTCTTTATTCAAGAAATCTTTAACCATATTTTGTAATTCGTTATATGGAACTCTTTGTTCATTCACAAATTGCTTAAAGTTCTTAACTTTATCAATCATTTGTCTAATTTCTTTACTCATAGTATTTCGTTTTTATTTTATATATAAATATTCAGAATTAAATTTTCCATCACACATTTTTAAAAAGTTTTTATTTCGTTTTCAATTTAGTTTCTACCTAATTAAACCGTACTGTGTATAACAAGGTGTATAAGAAAGTTTGCTATCAGCAGTTGTGGATAATTTGAAAGTTCATCTAAGCAAACCTTCTCATACACCCAACCGTTATAACCAATACTACATCAGTGTTTCAATTTCTTCTTTTATTATTTTAATAATATCCATACTAATAAATAGTAAAGAAAATTATATAATTACTTACGTCCTCTTACCCAACCATCAAAAATGTAAAAATCTAAATCATTAATTTTAATTGATTTAGTTACACCATTTTTTGTTACCCAACACGTTCCTTTTCTTGATGGTGGTCTAATGTTTCTATGTTTTGCAGAAATACTCATTTTAATTTTTGATTTTTCGGAAATTATGCGAGTTTTTCCTTTATTTGATTCAGATATTTTATTTTTTGTTGTTTCGGACAATTTGCGTCCTTTCAAGGAATTACTTATTTGTTCTTTAGCTTTATTAGTATGTTCTTTACCAAAGAACGGATTTTTATCACCAATCATCTTATTTTTTAATTTATCACTAATTTTTCGTTTGGTTTCATCAGTACAAATTCTTCCTTTATTCTTTAAACTAATTTTTCGTTTGGTTTCATCAGACTGAATTCTATTTTTGAATTTTTCAATATGTTTGGTACTTTTAGGTCTTCCTTTATTTGCTTCACTATTTTTTCTTCTATGTTCATCAGTCTGAATTAACCCAACAATACCATCTCCACCGTTAGTCATATTAACCAATTCACCCTCATTCAAATCTTTTCGACCATATTCTTTTATTAATTTTATTTCAATATTACATGCTTCTTCCCATGTAATATTTGTATGAATAATTTCAATAATATAATCTACTTTATTCACAATATTTTTCCAATAGTTATTTCTATTACATTTAGAATATGCTCGTTTAAAATTTTTAGATAATCCAATGCCAATATAGAATACATCATTATTATCTTTTCTGAGATGTTTATATACATATGCCATAATATTATTTTAATATAAATACTATGACAATGTATAATGGACTAATTAATTTCCAAACTATTTTCAAAATGACGAGAAAACGGCTTACTATAAACTGGTCTAATCATTTTCCAGATAATTTCATCGTATTGATTTTTATCATACAATTTAAATAAGATCGATCGATATTTACACTTCTTTGCTTCCATTGCAAATTCTCTGCGAGTAGATATCTCATTAATATAGTAAATTCTAATAAATTCTTTTAATGATAATCTTTCAATTTCATTGAAATTACCTTTTAATTTATCAATGGTTTTGTTAAGCCATGAATAAAATTCGTCAGGAACTCTGTCTAATAATGTGTCGAAATCATAGTTATTCTTCAAATGTTCCCAGACAATTATGTTTGAAACATTTGTTAATATTCCATGCAATCTAATGTATTCACTAAATTTTACTTTAACTCTAAAATTGTTCGAAAATTTAACAACAAAACCTTCTTTATTTTCTTCTTCAAGTTTTTTTAAATCATCCAGTGAATTAATATTTATATCAAACCTTTTGACAATTGCAAAATAATTTGAATATTGTTCATTCATTGCATCATAAGATAATTCATAGCCGGTTTTTGAATTAATAACAGTTAATAACACCACGTCTCTTAAGTCACCATAATCTACCACAATTCTATTTTCGCCATAATGAACTTCATATAAATACGTATTTTTTATGTCTAAGAATTTAAAAGCATTTTCTTTTGACTCTAATATTTTTTTAGCTTCAATTGATTGTTCTGAAGCAAATGAACCTCTTGATGCAACAATCCATTCCATTCTGAGTTCGTAGTAAAATAATATAATTAATGATCCATCACGCTTTTCAAATATTTCAAAAGGTAATGACATATCAATTTCTGAAGAATCATGTTCCTCAAAGTTTTTAAATTTTTGAAAAGGTCGGGCTAAAATATTACCATCAACATCGATAATTAATCCACGACATGATATAGTATATACATCCCATAACTTTTTTGATTGTGTTTTTGGTGTGTAATTTAAAATCCAAATATCGTATTCAGGATGCTTATTGGACATAATCAATCCATTTTCAATATATGTATCTAGGACTTCCCAATTAATTTTTTCAAGTAATTTCATTTTTAATGTTTAAATTATATACGTAAAGTTTTTATATTTGTTACAGAAAACAAATATATTAATTTTAATTGAATTAATAGTATTTATATTTAAAATATATTTGTTATGAAGTTAAGTGAAACTATAATTTTTGAGGAAATACAGAAATTTCTCAATGAATCATATATAATGAATGATGATAGATTTCATTTTAAAGAAAGGCTAACTAATTCATCTTTTTACAATTACAGTGCATTCACAAATGAATTTGATAGTGAAGTTACTGAAAGTGATATTGTTGTTAATTGGGGAATTTCTTTCTGGTTAAATGACATGGGGGTTGAAAATTTTATTGTTGATGTTGAAAGCGTCGAAGGCACGTTTTTATTAAAATTATTTGATAAACAAAATGATGAACAAAAACAAGAAACACCAAAAAATATCAATGACTTCGAATGGAAATTTATTATCGATAATGACGCAAATCTTCAAAAGGGCAGTTCATTATATATTAATGGTCTAAGTTTTGATTTTAAAAATAAAAATTGTATTGTTAAATTTTAAATTAAACCAGAGCCAACTTAGGATTATTTAAATTTTCTTCCATTAATCCATCCCAATTTAATGAATTCGGACAGTTTCTCTTTTTTTATTTTTTTATTTATTCCGTTTCTTGTAACCCAACAGGTATTATATTGAGAATTATCGCTTCCACGTCCAAAACCAATTTTCTTTTTTTTCATTAATTCAATCGTTTCATTTCGATGTTTTCTGTTTTTAAAATTATCATATTTTATTTTATTGTTTTTATGTGCATTTGTTAGATTTATTGTGTTAATTTTACTGAATTTATTTCGATATTCTTCACCACCATTTTTCCACAAACTTTTCATATAATTAGACGATGCAATTCTAATCTTCATTAACGATTCCTTAGATAATCCATTCAAACCACCAGAACCTCCAACTCTTAAATTTAAACAATTTTCTTTTGCAATTTCATTTAAATTTACAATTTCTTCTTCTCTTTTAATCAATTCATTATAATTTGGTAAAAATTCAATAATTTCTCTAACATGATTTTCTTTTCCGTGTTTATTTATTGAATATCTCAACCTTTTACCACTACCTAAATATCCATCATTCAAATCATAAGTGGAATGCATTCCATAATAATATTTGTCATTCAATAGATTGGTCGTTTTGTAAATAAAATGATATGTTTTTTCCTTTCTTGCCATAAATGTACTTTTAAATATAAATACTATCTTAGTACAAAAATGACCAATGGTTGGGATAACGAGAATTGAACTCGTATCAACTCCTTATGAGAGAGCTGTCCTATCATTGAACGATGTCGCCATGTGATTACCTCAAAATTTTATTTCAATATAAATACGTTTTAAATCATATTTTTCAGTGATTTTAATTCCTTTATTCATCCACTGTTTCTTATTTTTAGAAATTAATTTCCAATTAGGATATCTAGTATGAGTTTCTTTAACACCACCATAACATGTCAACATATCATCATAAAATTCATTATGTTTTATTCCACCATACCATTTTCTATTATCATTTTCATTTTTATGAAATTGGCAATAAGAGCAACGAATTTTACCTTTGCGTTCTAAATATTCTTTATACGCACGATTGAATACATAACGATTTGTTGTTGAATCTACAATTTTTTTTACTTTCATTATTCTTGTAGCAACATTTGAGTTGCATTACAAGACTTTAAAATTTTCTTTCATTTCTTATTGTTCTTATATATTAATTTTTTTCTTTCTGTTATTTTAACTGACTTACCACAATTACAGTCATCGTTTTTTTGTTGCTTGATTTTTTTCATCTATATTGATATTATTTCTCGCATATCTGCTTTATTATATATTTTAAATATTGCTCCTTGACCATAAATACATTGAAAATAATATCCTTTAAATAACCAGATATTATTTGAAAATTCGCAATCAAGTTCAGCTACGGCAATTGGTTCGAATTTATTGTCGATATAGTCAAAAATGAATTGTAATAAATTATTTGGTCCGGGTTCGAATCCATTATGATAATATTTTTCACGATAGCTTATGTCATGCTTTAAAATTAGTCGATATATTAGCAGATCAAAGTCATTGCATTTCAACCAGTCATCAAAACGTTTATATCTTCCAATTTGAATTTCATGTCGAATTCGTTCGTCTTTAAGGTAGGCTTCTCCGTCGTCAGACTTAATCCAAACATCAATCGCTTCAATAAATCTACTTCTTGCTGTACTCATAATCATCTTATTTATAATTACTTAAGTGGAGGTAGTGGGATTCGAACCCACGTCCACACATGTGATTAATACGTTTTCTACAGGTTTATTCGATTTCTCTAAACCGACAAAGTATTGATTGATTCTACCAGTTCAAACATGAAACTGTATTAAATTTATCCTTTCAACTCAGGAGTTCTTAACTGTATTAGTTATTTCCTATGCAGCAAATGCGAGTTCAGTTTTCTCTGCAAATGCACTTCTTCCCACAATTAAGTGTGAAGTCGGAATGGACATAATGTCCTCGGAATTGTTTGCGTTTATAACTTTGAACCTTTTTAAAGTAGCCTGATTCAACTACTACCTGCTTACATTACCAGTCTAACATGCTGTCAAATCCGGTCACCCCCAAAGAACTTATTTTTTATTTTCTTTATCTTTTCTAAAACTATATTTATAGTCAAAGCCATGTTGAGCGATTTTATCTTTATCTGTAATTTTGATTATTTCCTTTTCACCACTACCCAATACACCGCTAATAAACATTTGAATTTCTTGGAATGCATGAAAACTATCAAAGATTTTATAAAATTCATATTCGTATATATTGGCGTTAATAATGAACTTATGCTCATTTCTATCATTGATCGAGATTCGGTTATAGTCATTATCATATACAAATACAGGTGTATTAAATTTTCTAAAAATGTCTAATGCATTATAATTACGAACATAATTAATTTCATCAATTAAATTGCTTCGATAGCCGGTGTTTTCAATAATTTCAGTAATTAAGTCAATATCATAAATTATTTTTGTTGTTAAACCATCAAAGATGTTCTGACTTTTTGTATATAACTTCATACCCAAATAAAGTTTTCCACAAAATCCAATAACAAAATAGTTATATGCTTGATAATCGCCTTTATGCTCTTTTTTTATATTGTGGTGATGTAAATTATTAATGGTATCATTCATTAATGAATTCCAATAACCTTTGGAGTGGCTAAATAATTTTGGATATTCATTTTCTCCAATTTCAACATCATCTCGATTAAAAACAATAGACTTATCAATACCCATTGTCGAGACAACACCATCATAAAAATCTTTCTTTTTTGAGATTATATACATAATAGCAAATTTAAATCATTTTGTGTTAATTAACAAATATTATTGGTAATATATACGAAAAAAAATTGGTTTTGTTACAAATGAAAATCAAAGCTGAAATTATTCCACTAAAATTTAAATTCGATTTAGCACACCGGGAACGAATCGAACCCTCATTAACTGGTTTGGAAGCAGTTGTCTTACCGTTGAACGATAGACGCATGTATTAGCACATTTATTTTTCATATAATTTAAGCCATTTACGTATTGTGTTATCAGAAACACATTTATATTCTAACATACCTTCTTTAACCAAACGTTTTTTTAATCGACCTCTTGCAGTATATGTTGAATTCTCAACTAAAATTTCATCTAATGTATATAAGCTACGTTTTTTTCCATCACCATAATAATGATATTTAGGTATTTGAATGCCACGTTTTTTTAATTGTTGTTTGAGTAGACTATAACCACCGCTTCCATTACTACTATAACCGATTTTAATTAAAACCTCTCTAAATGATTTACACTCTGAAAGTATTTTAATTATTTCAATATCTGAAAAATTATCTGTTTTGCTATTCATAATCATTTATTTTAACATAAAAACAATCTCGAACAGCAAAAGTAATTGTTTCAATAAACTTTATTTTGCACGTCTTACTCGATTCGAACAAGTACTAAATCTTTTGGAGAGATTTATGCTACCATTACAACAAAGACGTGTATTTTAAAATATTGAATTAATACCTAATGCAATACATATTGTTGAAAATGCAAAAATTTCAATCCACCATATATATTTATCGATGTGTTTAAAATATAGCACACCTAATATAATTAATGACGATAATACAAATATTGCATTAAGATGCCACAGGTGATAATCAAAAAATATTGATGCCTGACTTAAAATAACACCAATTGTAGCACTTATCATATGAACAGATTTTGTTAGTTTTTCTTTAAATCTTGCGGCAGCACCAACAAAAACAATTGCAGAACCTGCCAAAAACATTAATGGCGTTTGTGCAACAATTATCGCAGGAAATGCAAATCCCCAACAAAATAATGTGAATAACACATTGATTTTTTCAGGCAATACATAATAACTGGCAGATATTGATTTTTGTATGCCATATCTTGACCAGATGAATACAACATATGATACAAACACCAGTATCATCATTAAGTAAGAAAATAATTTATAATTCATAACCTTAGTTTTATTATAAATACTGTTGTAGCTCTATTCAGATTCGAACTGAAAACAAATGCCGTTTGAAGACACCACCTCTACCATTTGGGTTATAGAGCCATGTATCCGGCAATATCTGGTAAAATATAATTTATTAAATATTTGATAATCAATAAACTAAAATTTTATCTGGCAATATCCGGTAATTGTAGCTCAGATGGGAGTCGAACCCACACCCACCTTTCGGTGGACAGGATTTTAAGTCCTGCGTGTCTTGCCATTTCCACCACTGAGCCATGTAAATGATTACTTTAAATAATGACTGTAAATTGTTGATTTACAGTCATTTGTGGAGTCGAGGGAGCACGATTCCCTAACCTCCGCATTGCAAGTGCGGTGCTCTCGCCAATTGAGCTACGACCCCATTACGCCTATGTAGACTATCACCCCTACCTTAGTGTCTGGAACTTACTATCATCCCCCAGAATAAGCAGTTTTTTATTTCGATAAATTTTGTACTGATGATACGTACAGAAAATGAATATTATAAGTATTTATTATAAACATCATTATATGATTAAATTATATACAGAACAAGAGTTTTTAACATCAAAATCATTAGATAAATTACCATGCAAATGTTATGGCTGTGCAAATATTTTTTATTTAACAAAACGTAAAATAAAACAAATCCCATGTAAAAGTGCTAAATTTAGTGGTAAATATTGTTCATTAAATTGTTATCAATCGTCACAAGGTAAAAAAGAAATAATTCAATGTACTAATTGTGGCAACAATATTACGATTCAATTATCAGATAAAAAAAAATCTACCAATCACTTTTGTTCACGTTCATGTGCTGCCACATATAATAATAAACACAAAACAAATGGTAATCGTAGGTCGAAACTTGAGCAATATCTTGAAACTGAATTAACCAAACAATACCGAAATTTAGAAATATTATTCAATAATAAAACAACCATCAATTCAGAATTAGATATTTACATTCCCTCACTTAAATTAGCATTTGAACTTAATGGTATTTTCCATTACGAACCAATATTTGGTGAAGATAAATTAGGTCAAATCCAAAATAATGACCAACGTAAGTTTCAAGCCTGTTTAGAACAAGGAATTGAATTATGTATAATCGATGTCTCCCAACAAAAGTATTTCAAAGAACAAACCTCAATAAAATATTTAAATATTGTTATTAATGTAATCAATAATAAGTTAGAAGTAAATTGTGCTCTTAGTGGGACTCGAACCCACACCATTTAAGAAACAGTTTCTAAGACTGCTGTGTCTCACTCCAGTTGCACCATAAGAGCATTTGCATAGGCAGGAGGAATTGAACCTTATCTGCAGTTCCCATCTCTTCCCTCGGACGGGAAGCGTCTTACCTTTAGACGATACCTATGTGAACTACCCATCCACACTTCGTGATGGATTGAGCTTCGAGTTTCACGGCAATTTGCTTACTGCTCCGAAAAGCTAGAAGTCTTACTTTTACTCCACTCGTGTACTCGTTAGTCCCTAACGAGGTTTTAATGTCTTATACTGACAAGTTATAAATATACTGAGTTTATTTTAAATAAAACAATGATTTTGTGAAATTATCTGAATTTTCCAGATAGCTTTATCGTCTTAATAACCGATAACGAATGTTTATCGATGAATAAGCCGATAACTGCTAATTTATTTCTGGATTTTCCAGACGAAGTAGGGAATAATAGAATCGAACTATTGCCAATTGGATGTAAGCCAAATACGCTACCTTTACGCCAATTCCCCATGTACTATATTATAAACAAATTAATTAATTGTGTTTGTAATATCATTCATTATGGAAACATAATTTCTTCTTTGTGAACAAATTTAGCTTCTGAAAATGGCAAATATGCATTATCTCTGTATATTTTGCCACCATTAATTGTTTCTTGCGTTAATGTTTTATTATGATTAAATTCAAATAAGTACTTTCCATCTGAATCAGTGATTTTCCAAAAAAGTGTGATATTGTCTTTGATTAGATACAAGAAACCAATAAATGGTACTTTCAATAATTCAGATAAATATTTACAGGTTTTTATTTTATCATATGTAATAAGCCATGAACCATAATTTTCCAATTCATTATATGATAGGTCCCTACATTTACTTTCAAATATTGCAACAACTTCTCTTTTTTTTACTAAAAAACCATCACAAATTGCCTCTTTATTTTTATTTGTCACAACGACATTATAATTCCAGCATTTTTCAACACCTTTTAACATTTCAGCTTCTTGACGAACGCTTTCTTTACCCTTTTCACTATTAACATCCAATGCCATGATTTCAAGATTTATTGCAAATGTATTAAATAATAGCGGTATTGTCAAGATTTTTAAATTAAAGAGTGACGTAGTAGCGAACATCGTCACTCTTCTATGGTCGAAACCATAACGGTCCTAAACCGTATGTTTTTAAATGTACTCGGTAGCGGATTTGAACCGCTATAACAAAATTGAAAATTTTGTGAACTGACCATTATTCGAACCGAACATATCGTAGTGCGTATGGGACTCGAACCCATGAATGTAAAATTGAAGGTCTTACGGCTTAACCAACTTGCCAAACGCACCATGCCGACTACGTGGGATTCGAACCCCGCCCTCTCATAGACAGTGAGAAATACTAGCCATTATACTACGCAGTCGTTATTTAGGAGTGGATTACAAACCCACTCCAATTATTTTTAAATTTCCAACATGTCAAAGAACATCCTTTCTATAAAAACAAAAAACCCGACCATTTTTAGTTGTCGGGTTTTTCAATTAAGAAAGGAGTGTAATTTTTCATTACCCGACTAAACATAGTTTATCCTCTGCATCTGCCCATAATAGGTCAACTGCTAAGACTACCATCAATATGTCGAGTAAATTTTTCATTTGTATTATTTATTTAATTATTCAAAAATTCTTAATTCGTTTTATCTAAATACGCAACAAAGTTAGTAAATGTTACAATATCTGCAAACTTTTTTTAAATTATTTTTAGTTTAATTTATATGTTGTTGATTATTAATATGTTCTAGTAATAAATTTTAGTACTTATAATCTCAACACATAATAATTTGCAATTTGCAAATCACGAATTTACTTTTAATGATTTATTGTAAGTATCAAATAATGATTTGATGTTCAACCCACCGGTAATATTCATCGAGTGAATTAGGATTTCATTGGGCAAATCTAATTTATTTTCAATACAGTAATTAATGAGCCATTTAGCACAATCATATCCGGTTTTTTCTTCAAATTGATCATATACTTCATCATATGTTTCACTACCATATAAGTCCGGGTCATAATGTTCTGCTGATAAATCATGATCAAAAGAAATTTTTTCGGGCATACCATTTTTTTCAATGTATTTTACAAAATCATCATAGTTTCGAACAATTATCCACTCATCCATAGCGTATATGGGATTATGTATATATGAGTATACATTTCTAGGAACTCTTATATCATCTAAGAATAAATTATAATTCATCGTACTCTTTTTTAATTATTTGTTTATCAATATTTCTACGTAATTTAGCTGTGAAAAATTTGCCCCATTTTCTTACATGGTCGCCCCATTCACCATTTATTTTAGCGTTTTCTTTATTTCCCACTCTTAGTTTTGACATTATCATCTTTATTTAAATCAGTTACATTTACAATGAATCTTGGCGTACTTCTATCATCTTCGACTTTCTCCATCATAATAAAAGAAACATCATACTGTATATCATTAGGATCATACTTAGTTGGAATAAGTATTGATTCGAAGTTATTATCAAGTTCTTCGACAAACTTCTTTATTTTTTTTATTAATTCTTCTGCTTCCATTTTGCAAATATAATGAATTAATATTTAATTCCAAGTTCTAAGCCCATTAATAATTCTTATGCATTCATAATAATTGATTCAACTATCTTAGTAACCAAACTTGGATTCGAACCAAGAACACAACCTTCAGAGGATTGGGTGTTACCATTACACCATTTGGTAATATAGTGTAGTCCTCACAGGATTCGAACCTGTAAACCGTTTCGGGTGTCGCCTTCAAAGGGCGATGCAATAGCCATTCTGCCAGAGGACAATATTGTTACTCTCGTAGGACTTGAACCTACAATCTTTGGAGTCAAATTCCAAAATGTTAACCAATTACACCAGAGAGTAATATTTGGGGTGATATACCAGATTTGAACTGGTGCTAATACTTTCACAGAGTATCGTGCTAACCACTACACTAATACCACCATATATATGGATTTTTTTACAGTCAAAGTAGAAATCAATATAACTCTTTGACTACCAGTCGAATAGGCAGGGTTCGAACCTGCGAGGGATTTTATATTCCACCCGTTTCCAAGACGGGACTGCTACCAGCTACAGAGCTACTACTCGATAAAATTGTCTGGGAGGCTGAGTACGATTCAGCAGTCTCTTGCGTCCAAGGCAAGCGGATTAACCAATTTTCCCACTCCCAGTTTTAAATTATATTTCAAAGAACAACTATACGTAATATCAAATTTTTTGTTACAAAAAAACCCCACTCTTTCGAATGGGGTCTATGTTCATTTTAAAATATTCTTAAAATTTTTAAACATATTTTCCCCATTCAACTTCTTGTGGATGTTGTTGCGGTTGGGGCTGAGTATGTGTAAAATTTTTCATAATTTCTAATTCTTCAATTTAATTAACTGCCTAAATAATAGGCTTGCATTTTGTGAACTACCACCCACAGCAAAACTGACGGGTTGGGCTTCGGGGGTCATAGACTCACCTAATGGCAACGCCTCATCCCGTTTTTGCTTAATGTAGGATTCAATCCCTGAACCCGACAATATGATTATTCCTTACTTTAGTATATTCTCAATCAGGATTAGCATTTGCCGCTTACATTCCATTCACGTAAAAACAATGGATGGAATTTATACTCCTTTTTATAAATACGTAGCAAAGATAGTAAATGTTACAATAACTGCAAATAATTTTTAAAATAATTATTTATATCCCAATTCTTGCATGACTTTTTTTACAAATACCTGTGCTTGTGATATGGTTAAATTACTTTTTTCTGGATGAAAACCCGTTGAGCTAAACCATACTTTAAATGCGTCTTCGAACTCAACTGGAGTATCTATACGTGAATTTGAGTATTGTACTGCTGATGAATTTTTCACAGCTCGTTGGTAATGGCTTGTCATTAAAATCTTCGGTAATAAATGAAGGATTAACTAGCTTCATTATTTCCAATAATCTATTTTTATTGTTTTTGGACATTAATTAATTTTTAATATAAATACCAATTGCACATAAAAAATGCACCATTGGTATTGATGCATTTTTGTCAAGTATTAAAAATTTACATAACCACTGTCGGGCGATAAATTTTTAAAATCATTCCTGACTTTTTTCAGACTTAGCTTAATGTCAATATTAAGCGATGATTCTATACCAATAAATACTCTATGCATTAATATTATCACAAAAAATTTATTAAAAAACATAAATTTATATTAGATAAACAGTATTTATTTAAAATTGAGTACAATGCAAAAAAAGGACTTTATAAGGATTATTAATGAAGAAATTTCTGATTTTGATTTTTTAAATAACGATAAGTATCAGAAAGAAAAAGAATCTGTTGATATACTAAATAATGAAGATTTCCAGAAACAATTCATATGTGATTCATTATTAAATAAACAAAATAAAATAAAAATCGATGTAACCGAATCCACAATTGGTGGCGATTGGGAGAATTCCCCTGAAGATACTTCAACATTAACGATTAGATATTTTTTAAATATAGAATATTCATATGATCAAGAAAAGGAACCAATTGTGTTTGATTTAGATTTTTACAGTGATAACATTAGTATTGGTAAAGAAGAATCAGATAATATCAGTACTGATAGCTATACACAACAAACAAATGATGAATGGTTTAATAGTTTTGATTGGGGTGATATTAATGTTACACTAAATACGACAAACGGTGATGAAATTGATTTTAAAGCATTCAGGATTGCGCCAAATAAGATAAAAGTACTCTTTATTAGAGAGTATATCGCTGATTATATTAGTAATCATACCAATCTAGATATTAGAACACCTGAAATGAAAGATAATATTCAGAATATTCCATATTGCTAACAAATTAATAATGAACAATAAAAAAGAATTATTAAAAAAAATTTGTAAAATAATTGATAAGAAACGAGAGGTACTTATTATTCAACTTAATAAGCTATCACCACTTATTTAAATTACATTTACTTTGTTTTGAGCGAACTTTGGCTGGCATATAACATCCACAAAGTTTACAAGTATTATTCCTTGTTAATTTGTCACAATCGACACAAATCCCAATTCTTGTTTTTGCGAGTTTTTCGATGTTTGGATTTGGAAACGTTAAATTTTTCCACCCATCATATATTTCGGTTAGTTTACTCATAATAAATAAATTTTAATATTTCCTCATTGATTATTCTTATGACATTTTCATTCATGCCTGAAATTCTATTTAATGAACTTTCACCACCGTTAAAATAAATCTGCACAAACTTGCACATCCTTTATTTCCTTGTAACGAGCACCGTATTGTCCCGTGAGAAATCGATTCAAAATGTTCTTACCCGCATTTATATCTGCATTGTCTCCGTGACCACAACTGAGACACAAGAACACTTCTCCGAGTCGATTTCCCCTATCGGAATGACCACATATTGGACAGGTTGTACTGGTGTAATAAGGTGCTACACTGCGAAAACTAACACGGTTAATCTCGCATTGTGCTTCTAACCTTTTCAACCAATACTTCCAATTCCAAGTTCCGATAGAACGCCTGATATTTTTAGCCAACAAGCGTTTGGCTTTACTTTTAAATCCCATTTTCTTTAGTTGCTCTACAACAATTAAATCTGGGGTTTCTTTAACTAATATTTCCTTTGCTGTTTCATCAATCCTTTGTTTCAATGCTCTCTTGGCTACATAATAACCATTGGACTTCTGCTTGCATCTTTTAACTCTCTCGATACAACCTTTGATGTCCTTACCATACTGATTACCATTATTAAGACTTGCCAATGCGTTTATACCTGTATCAATACCGATACAATGTTTACCTTCCTTCTTTGTCTCGGTAATTATCTCGAAACTGAATTGCACATAGTTCTTGGTAATGATATATGAATTCAGTCTCCTACCAATGTTATTGTATTTGTTGAAGTGCTTATGGTATTTTATCGGCAAGTCCATTATCATCTTATTACCAACACTGGCTATGTGTAACCAAGCATCAAAAAGTCTGCTGTCTTCGGTTTTATAACCATTGTTTTTGGTTGATACAAGGTCAGCAATGGTACAACTAACATACATCCTCTGACCTTTGTGTAATGGCTTAACGGCTTTCTCTTTCCATCGTTGCTTACTGGCATTAATCATGTCGATTGCTTCTCTTGCTGCAACTTTTCTCAGTCGAGCCGACAACCATGAGTCTTGTGGTAAATCCACAACGGGTTTAAGAAGTTCTCCTTTTGTTGCTTTATCAGAATTCAACCAGAAATAGTCAATGAAGATATTAACCACCTTTGAGTATTCACTCAAGATAGTTAGTAAATCATTCTTTTTCTTCGCAGTAGCGAACTTCAGACTACATTTAGTTGACCTGATTAGTTTCATTGTTACTCGTTGTTTGTATTATCACCTTCTGTTGTTACTGGAGCAGGTTCGGGTGTTGGTTCGTTTGTAATGATTTGTTTCTCCTGTGCCATTTCCTTTTCAGTTGGCTGCCAAGCAGGTTTAACATAGTTTCTTTGTTCAAATTTTTCGTTTTCCATATTGCTGTTATTTAAATTATTTTTCATGTGATTAGTGCATTCATTAAGCCATCCATATCTTTGTGCTGCGGTATAGGATTTATTATCACCGATTTTCCATTCTTTGGATGTTCGATAATTTAATACAATTTTTAAACATTTATCTTTCGTCCAGTAATTTTTTGGAAACGATTCTCTTGTCATATGTGGACAACATTCATCCAACCATTTATTTATACGAGCAGCGTTATATGCAGACATTTCGCCATCAAACCATTCTCTTCTTGTATTATATTTGAGAGCACTTACTTTACATGTGTCAAGTGTCCAACGCTTTTTTACCAATCTTGTCATATGTGATGTGCATTCTTCCAGCCATCCGTTGGTTAATACAGCAGCATATAAATTACAATTCTCTTTTCTCCAATCGAATAATTTCGTATATTTTTTCGCATTTTCAATACATTCTTCTTTAGTATATGGTTTTCTGTTTAATCGTGACATATGACTACAACATTCTTCCAACCAATTATTATTTCTGGCTTTATGATATGCTCCACTTTCATTTTTTAACCATTCTTTAACGGTATTATATTTTAAAGCACTTGTTTTGCATGCTTCAAATGTCCAAAATCCTGTTAATTTTTCCATGTGAGTAACGCATTCTTCGAACCATCCATTATTTTTCGCAGCAGAGTAGGCGTTCCCGTCATTTTTAAACCAAGCGGTTTTATTATTATGTTTTTTCGCACTCTCAATACACTTTTCTTTCGTCCATGAATTATGCATATCCACCATATGTTTGGTACATTCATCGTACCAATTATTTAATAATGCAGCATTTAATGCTTTATTATTATGTATTCTCCATTCGTTTTTAGTTTTATATTTTAATGCACTTTCTATACATTTTTCTTTTGTCCAAAAACCATTTGGTTTTCTAACATTTAACATATGTTTCGTACATGCTTCAAACCATTTCTTTTCGATGGCAGCAGTATATGCACCCGAATCATTTTTAAACCAATCTCCACTACTAATATAGTGTGATGCACTTTCCATACATTTTTCAAAAGTCCAATAACCGCTTGGTTTAAAATTCATAAATTCTGCTCGTACATCCCTTACCGTTGTGTATGCATAAACATGAAGCAACGCATCCTTCTTATGATAAAGGTCTTTGAAAAATTCGAAAACTGGTAAACCCTCAAAGTCAATTGGTTTTAATGTTTTCGGTCTTGGTTTACCATTACCACCACCATTATTTGGTTCGTGATGTTCTCTCTTTGTTTTGATGATAGGAATAATCATTTCTGAGAAATTCTTCCCGTTGAACTTGGTAAAAAATGATTCATCTGACAATGATAATACTGCGGTCATTATGTATTTGTAGTAATCACTATGAATATTCGGAGCAACCTTGAAAAATAGTTTCTTCTGACCTTCGGGATGTTTACGGATAACACGACAGAGCAACTGATATATCCTATCAACATTCTGACTTGTGGTCATATCAACAACATTCACAAGTTCTGGATAATTAAAGCCAAGTATACCACGACCCACTACAATAAGAATAAGACAATCAACATCTTGTTTGAAGACTTCAATCTCACTGCTGTTATAATCAATGTCTGATATGCTTAATGCTGATTTAACACCCATCTTGTCAAAGTAATGTTTAACTTGCATTGCCTGTTGTTGACTCCTACAAGCAATCATCGTCTTTTGTAGTCTTTTTAATGTGGGTAACCATTCGGGAAGCAAGTTCTGATAATCATTACCTCTAATACTTTTGAGCCTTTCAACAATCTTACTTACAAGGTCATCAAGTGTTTTCTTTGTCTCAGAATCCTTTATATAAACGCCAAGTTTTAGTTCATCATCTTGATTGAAGTCAGTCATCGGGTCAAAGGTGTACGATGATGTTGCTATCTCAACATAAAGGTCTGAAATCATACCTTCATCAAATATCGTGTTGAGCGTAACAGGAATGATTTTAAAACCTTTTCTGATGAATGGTGATGGTGTACCCGTGAGAAGCAATTGTTTCTTCGGCTTGGTCTGTTTGATGATGTCTTTCATCATCTTCTCAGCGAAGTAAAATTGGTGCGCTTCATCGACTATGAGAAAGTCAATCTTATCCAAGACATTTCCTGCAAGAGTCTGAGGTAAACAAATATTGACATCTGCGGTAACATCATACTGAGTGAATTTCTCAACAAGGTTGTATGTGAAATTTGGTTTAGTCTCTTTGAGAACATCATGAAACTGTGTACGGAGAATTGTTGTACCGTGAGCCAGTACCATTATTTTACTATTGGGATTCTGACGAAGCCATTCTTCCATCATATAAATTGTCATAAGAGTTTTTCCTGCTGACGGACAGGCAGCGAGAACAGTTATCTCACGCTGTTCAAGACTTTCCTGTACTTTAGTAATTGCGGTATCTTGGTATGTTAATACTCTCAGATTTCTACTTTCAAACCACTGGTTGTTCATTTTTCTCTTTTAATTGTTGTAACTTCAATTTTTCTTCTTTCAATTCTTTTTTACGCTTAACGCTACGCTTCCCGTAAAGTTTTCCAGAGAACGAAGCCATGAGCATCATGATGTCGTTCACGAATTCTTCCTCATTGGATATGTTGTTATTGTCCACACATTCCAGCTCAACATCATAACTGTTAAAGAATGTCTTAATCAGGTTGAATTGAAATCTGGTAAGACGGTCTTTGTTTTCGATTACAATTTTACTAATTTTTTTCTTAATAACCAAATCCACGAGTTTAACAAAACCAACACGGGTGTCCGAAAGTCCAGACCCGACATCTTTAATAATATGTTCAACACTATATTTTTTCTTCGCACAGTATTCAGAAATCCTCTGAGACTGTCTGTCCAAATCTCCTTTGGTTTTCTGTTCATGTGAACTGACACGACTATATGTGGCGACACCAGTTATAACAACTTCGACACTGTGTTCACCCATGTAGTTGTTAATGTCTTCCTCACGGTATTTACGGTGTCCACCAACGGTTTTAACAGATATGAGTTTACCTTCGTTATCCCATATCCTTAATGTTTTCTTGGTGACACCAAGAGTCAGAGATACTTGTTGTATGGATAATAACTTATTCATTTGACTGTTCAAGTATCTTTAGCATCAGTTCTTTTGAAGAGTCCAGAATCTTCTGAAATTCTTCAACGGAAATATCTTCATCAACATCCAATTCGAAAGGTATCGGATATACATCCCCGTTATCAAGTTCAAATTCATGTTTGTCAACACGAACAACTTTCAACGATTGGTTCTTCAAATTTTCCATAATTTTATTTCTTCTTTTCATATAAATAGTATATTTTTTGTAAAAATACGAAAAATTTTGTTAATTTTTATTAAATATTGTATAATTTTGTGTAATATTATCGTAGCAGTTGATTAACCCTCAATAAATAATTCTGATAAATTCGATCTCTGATGTGAAATATCTAATGCTCTATTAATTAAAACCAATATTTTATTAGGATCGGTTTCACCATATAATTCTTCAACTATTTTTCTTAGTGGTTCCAGACCATAATCACTAATTAAATCCTGACCATTTGAGAAATGCGGTAAGATGTTATCTAAAAAATCATCATATCCCATTTTTTCAATATATTCCATTGCATCGTTCCAATCATGAACATAATTATCTTCATTCCCATCATCGTATAATACGACATCGTTAAAAGTATCAACATCGAAATAACTAGTATGGCCCAAAAACATTGTAATAACATCCAGATACATAAAATTGTTAATAATAATATCCTTCCATTGTTCGACATATTTTGTCGGATAATTCATTAAACCACCATATCTGGTAAATTCATTAAGTGCCTTTTGATACATATTAGGATTGATTTTTGTTAATCGAATTTATTTATCATTAACTCTAATATCTCACGAAATAGATTATCATAATCTTCATAATAATCATAATATTGATCTTCTGTCATAAGTTATCTATGTATTATTCTTCCACCTTTGTTTACAATAACATCTGAGTTTAAATTTGCCTCAAATAATGCGTTATGCAATATCTCTGGTGATGTTAATGCCATATCATATATTCTAAGTTTTTGAATACCACCAATAAAACTTGTATTAAAATTTTGTTCAATTAATAAATTATCTTTTCTTTCATCCTGAACTAAAATATCCGCAGCTGTATATGTAAAGTCTTTAACATATAGGGTTCCACCAGTATTAAAAATTCCATCAGTTTCAATTAATAATCCCAAATATATATTATTTTGACCGCTATTCTCAGTACTTCTAAAAATACTTGTCATTGGCAACCACGTATCATTATTTGCCATTATTGTATCGCTATTTTGAATTAGCGAATTTTGTTGTGTTACCTCAAGTCCAGATACCCCATAATACATTACGCCATTTAAAATATATTCATATTCCTGAGCATCATTAAATTTATGTAGTTCGCTATCAATATTATTTATATTATATGGTAATGGGTACATATATTCAGTATCGTCAATAACGTTAATATCAACAGTATTACTATAAGCTAAGATTGATAACTTATTATCAGTATTAGCCATAAAAAAATTGTTATTATATACCGATAAATTAACGGTATAATCCCTATTAGAGATAACTGATATTGGTTGGTTAAATCTGACAAAATATGTGTTCCCTGTACTACCAGTATAATTAATACACATTACTGTAACAGGAATTTGAACTGTTGGGTTACAAGTATCTGTTTTAATAAATGTTGTTGAATTAGCACTTAATGATAATCCCGATAGATACGTATCGCCAGTTGATGTTATTCGGCATATATTTGGTAACGGATTGTTCGTTACGAAAAATTTTGAATTAATATAATTACTGTTTTGTCCACTATATATAATATATGTTTGATAATCATAGTGCCAAGAATTTTGTAGTCCAAAGCTGCCACCACCCCAGCTAATTGAATATGGAACACCTAATTGTTTTTCATTATTATTTGTAAATGATTTAAAATAAAACTCTGGAAAATCTTTTACTGCCCAGATTGTGCGACCGTTGACATAAAAAACTAAATCACCTCTTCTTTGTTTAGTACAATATAATAAATCAATATCAGTTATTTTACTATAAGGCGTAAATACTATTGATATTAACGTAAATCCTGTTGCTGTAATGATATTTAGTGATGAATTATTAACAATAACGCCATTATCATCGACATATTTATAACTAAGATTACCTTCAGTAGTTATTTCAAAGGCAATTACATTATTTTTTATGTTATTAATTGGATCGGTTTCTGTATATATTGTATTGGTGTTATTTTCTGGTGTTGAAAAGCTTTCTTTTAAAATCTCAGATGAAATTATTGCATCCAAATAATTATCAGAACTACTCACAACACCAATTGTAGTATTACCGGTAATAATTTCCCCACTAAAATATGGATTATATTTATCTTCAGCACGTGCTCCCATCATATAAAAAATCCCACTAGAATTTGGGTATAGATATAACAATGTTTCAATTGTAATTCCGTCATTATACCTTGATGGTAATAATTCATAGTTATACCCATTTAATTTAAAAAATCCTTGCAAATATCCACCATTTAAATCAAAATAATTTCCTGCCGTACTTGTTGTAATTGCACTAATTGGCAAGTATTGTGTAATTGCCGTAATTCCACTAGTTTCAGTGTTTATTGGGTTATATACGTCATTATAGCCAACACGATACATTGAAAATAAATTATCTTGTGGTGTTAGTGTGATTCCGCTCCACATAATATTTGTTCTACCATTATCAAAAGCAGTTAATCCAAAATCAATTAAGTTGATGTTATCAGAAACAGCATCATTCCATTTTGTTATGCTAAACGTGGTTAAATCAGCATTCAAATTCCATGATTTTAATTTACTAATATCTATTTGAACAGCTAGGTTGGTTGTTATTATGTTATTTAAACAGTCTAAATTCATTTTACACTAAGATTTTAATTATAAATACTAAATCCATTTGAATATAACTAAGTATTTATTAAATAATGATGAAATTGTACAAAAATTAAAAATGTACGATTTAAAATAATATGTATTTATATAAAAACAAAAAATATGAAAAAAGACAGTAGAGTAAGACTTTTTGAAGTTATGGGCAGGTTGGATAAAACATTTAAACCTAAATTAAACGAAGATTTTGAAGAACTAAATAACACAGAGAATTTACCTGTTGAAACTGGTGATGAGTCACCTGCTGAAGAACAATCAGTTGAAGAAAAATACGAAGAACTAAAAAATAAGGTTGACGAATTATATTCTATGATACATGGTGAAGAATCTGAGGAAATTCCAAGTGAAGACTCTGGTGAAAGCACTGAGGTCGAAATTAGTGAGAGAAAAAAATGGAATTTCGAAAAGAAAACAGATGAAGATGATTCAGAAAACGAAGATGATAAGGATAATGTTGATAAATCAAAAAAAGATGTAACAACAAATGAATCAAAACCTAAAATACCTGTTGTTGATATAGCTAAAGTAGGTAAATAATGTTATGATTGAAGACAATAAAAAACCACGTTCATGGTCAAGTAGATTTTGGGCAAAAAATAATATCTCGGATGTTTTAAAAGAAGTCGTTGAGCCTGATGACGTTAATACATCGTCTATTCAAATACACGATGAGCTAAGTCCATTTATATGGGATAATAATATGAAATTAAAACCAGAAATCCGAAAAATATTATTAATGAATGCAAAAAGATTTATAGAATTTTGTGATGTTGAAATGCTTAAATTTAACGATATTATTTTGACAGGAAGCTTGGCTAATTATAATTATAATGAAAACTCTGATTTGGATGTTCACATTATTACAGATTTTAGTCAAATTTCAATAAATACGGAATTTGTTGGTGATTTTTTAAAATTAAAAAAACAATTATGGGCTAATAATTTGCCCATCCAAGTAAAAGGACATGAGGTAGAAATGTATTTTCAAGACATTAATGAGTTACATCATTCATCTGGTACATATTCTTTAATTAAAAATGATTGGGTAATTAAGCCAACCAAAAAAATAATAAATATTAATACAAGTGCAGTACAATTAAAAACTGCTGATCTCATGAATGCTATTGATGATTTAACTAATAATAAAAATAAAAAGGATTTCATTGAAAAATATGAGGCATTGAAAAATAAAATTAAAAAATATCGACAATCTGGATTAGATAATGGTGGTGAATATTCAATTGAAAATTTAGTATTTAAAATTTTAAGAAATTCAGGATATCTTGAGAAATTAATGCAAATGAAAAATAATTATTTGACGAAGGAATTAAGTTTAGATGAATTTGCTATTTAGTTTATGAAAAGATTTATAGTGAAAAAAGAACAATTAATTGAATATGTTAATAATAAAAAATTAGAAAGAATTTATTATGACATATTAGAGGCATTGCATAAAAATGTCAAAAATTTAAATGAAAATGTTTCATTAAAAAATGTAAATCAATCAGTTATTAATGATTATTTTAGAAAAAATTTAATAACAACTGAAATTAATGAAATGTTAATTAAAAATAAAATCATTAATGAAAAACAAGAAATAATTTAATGTATCAACCCTTTTGTTGTTACATAAGTATTTATAAAAAAATATAACGTAAATAATTAGCAAATAAAAAATATTCAAATGAAAAGACATATATCAGAAGAAGCACATTACGAAAGAATGAGAACGTTAGCTGAAGTCAATAAAAAAATAACGAAAGAATCTCAAAATCGTACAAATGGTACTTTAATTGATTATAAAAGAGCAGCAAATGGTGTTGCCTATGGTATCATTAAAGAAAATCATAATTATTATGTTAAAATAGCTGGTTTAAAACAAGACCCAAATATTTCAGACTTTGCATATGTTGGTGGATTAGCAAATATAACGAATTTTCAGTATAAGTCATTAGCTGAAGCAGATAAACAACGAAATATGATGTTTCACTCAATAAATGAGGCAATCGTAAATAAGCCAAGTAAAACTGGTAGTAAAAAAAGATTAAATGAAGACGTTGCGGGTAAAGAAATCGAAAATGCCGAAAATAAATTAGGTGATTTGGACGCTGCAACCAGTGCTGCTGAAATGCCTGTAAATCAACCATCGCCAGAGGGTGGGGAAGAAATGCCTACTGATGAATTACCATCTGATGGTGGCGAAGAAATGCCTAGTCCAGAGGGTGGGGAAGAAATGCCTACTGATGAATTACCATCTGATGATGGCGAAGAAGAGATGCCTACTGATGAATTACCATCTGATGATGGCGAAGAAGAGATGCCTAATCCAGAGGGTGAAGAAAATAAAGATATTACGACAGAAGAAATTGAAAAGTCATTGGGAAAATTAACCAATAAATTAAGAAAAACAGAATTAACCGATTCTCAAGTTAAGTCATATGTGAATACATTTTTATCAGCATTCAAGGATAAATTTCCTGATGTTGAAGTTGAAGATAGAAAAGCAATGGCTGATAAAATTACTAAAGTAGTTCCTGATGAAGACATTGAAGGTTTAGGACAAAATGTTGAAGATACCGCAGGTAATGAAGAAATGGCAGAGGGGCAATGCTCTGAATGCGGTGGCTTTGCAAAATATGCTGAATCTAGAGGTTATTCTAAAGAATCTTTAATGGAATGTGGTGAAGAAGAAATGGGTAATTTGGTTAGTGGGTATGCTAATGCATATGGCGAAGGTGAAAATGATGGGGATCATAAGACTGTTGCATTATTTATTAAACTCATGCCACAAGTATTAGATATCCTAAAAAATGAATATGGCCATGACGATTATGCTAACGAATTAGAACCCGAAGTTAACTCAATGGATGAATCAACCGAAGAGGATATTCATGCAAAAATTGATGAAGCTTGGGGTGGTGGATTAGCGGGTTTGGGAAAAGCAGCTCTTGGTAGCATTAAGAAAGCTGGTACGGGTATTGGTAATGCTGTTGGTAATGCTGCTAAGAATGTTAGTACAGGTGTTGGTAATGCCGTTGAAAGAGGTAAACAAGCATATCAAGCTGGTAGTCAAACACAAGATATTAAAAGCGGCATTAAAAAAAGAAACGCATCTCTAGATAAAATTCAAGCAATGGCAGGTAATTTAGTTAATCAAATTGCCGCTGCAAATGCTGGTGCAGCTAAAGCAGGACAAGAACCAATAAATGTTGGGAGTTTATTACAAACTATGTCAAATCAGCTTAGAAAAACGGGTGGAGGTGTTGATTTGTCCAAATATAAAGCCGAAGGCGTTGATCCCGCAAATATTGAAACTCAACCCAATATGGAACAGCTTGAAGAAATTAAGATTCCTGAAAAAACTGGAAAAAAACTCAGCACAAACGTCCCGGTAAAAGCAATTAAAGAAGAAGAAGAACCCGAAGGTGAAGATTTGGATATTGATAATACCGAGGAAACAGATACTGAAGATAATAATGAATTCGATTTTGCTCCAGAAGCACAATCATTGGGTGGAGGTGTTGTTAAACCTGATGGTGCACCAACAACTGGAATTGACATAAATGTTGATGGTCAAAGTAAGACCGTTAATATTTCAGTAAATGAAGTGGTTCAGAAATTACGTGAAACATTAAATGCTTTGGTGAATGAAACGAAGGGTGGAAATAAAGTCCCCATCATGAAAGGTGCTAAAGTTGTTAATGAAGAAAAACCATCTGCTGGTTTATCAAAAGAGAAGAAAAGCGAAGTGGTAAAAAAGGCTAAGGCTGGTGAAGATATTGGAAAAAAGGGCAAGGGGTTTGAAAAGGTAGCAAAAAAAGCTGAAAAAGAATATGGCAGTAAAGAAGCTGGTGAAAAAGTGGCCGCAGCTGCTATGTGGAAAAACATGAAAAAAGAAGGTGTTGAAAATAATAAGAAACAAATGACTGAAAGTGAACTTAAGGTTAGAAAATACATTCACAATAGACTTGAAGAACATGCGGGGTTGAGAAAACCAATATTAACTGAAAGCAAAAAGTCTGATGCATTAAAAAAATTAGATGCAATGATTGACAATCAATATAAGTTATTTGAGGGAGTAACATTAAAAAAAAAAGTGAACTGAACGAAATTTTTGGGTTAAGTGTTGCAGAAAAATTTAAAAGTTTAAGACCCGATGACGCTAAAGGTATTGAGGAGTTATTTAACAAAGCATTTAGGGAAATTCTCAATAATTGGGGGGCAATCAAAAAAGCTGCAAGTAGTACACCCATTGAAAGTAAATATGACTTGGTTAAATTATATGTTGAAAATAATGGTGGCACATTAAGAATTGGTAAGGACGGAAGATTACAATACGCATCACCCGAAGTTCAAAATAAGGCAATTGTAAGTCCAATGCGTGGCAAAGGCACAGGAGGAATGAATAGTTTTGGTGGATTTTAGATAAAAAACTCGAAATATTTCGAGTTTTTTTTGTAACATTAACATAGATATTAACGTATTAACTTAAAACTATTTAATATGATTAATCGAACATTTTCTAATTATAAGTTCATGAGAACTTATATTGGTGGCTCAAAGAAAAAAGAATTGGAGATGTTTTCGATTGTACAGGATGATGAAAATAACAACATTAATTGTGATTGGTTCAAATTTAAAAGAATGATTATTTTTTATTATGATGATTTTTTAAATGTAATTTTAAGTTGGAGGAATAGCCTAAATTATTTTTCGATATTAACGATTTTATTAAGTGCAATTTTATTTAAATATAAATTATTATCACTGGTGTTTTTATTGGTTTCAATTATATTCAAAATAATTACGTATCTTTTAAAAAGAAAATTAAATCGCCAAATAAAATTATATGACTTTTCATTAACAATTACTTTAGGTGAGATATACAAAATATCTGGAATCCAAGGAAATAAAAATTAATTAAGTATAGTATTTATGCGTAAACGTTAATATGGAATATGATGACAATAAATTAAAACTAATTTTTGTAAAGAAAATCGGTTACAATACTGTTGGTGATGGACTATATGAATTCATATTTTCACTTGATCCAACAAATATTGATATGGATAACTGGTGTTGGGATTTATCTCCTGCTTGTGATAATGCCTTGCCTCCCGATGAAGATTATATTAATGCAATTATTGAGTTAAAAACACGATCATTTAATTTATTCTGTTTGCATGAGGCTGTTGATAGACCATATATGCATGGATATTATACAATTCACGCTTTGGCGTATGAGGATGAGAATTCTGATGGAATCAATGCAAATGGTGTTAGTGATTATGATAAGATGTTCGAACATAATGATGATGATGACTCACCATTGTTAGTGTTTCATTATGGCATGACATTGGGAAAAATTAAAGATATTTTAAGCACAAAGAAGATAATATTAAAAAATAATAAATTTATTGAGGCTGCGTCAATAAAGTTTTAAGAACCTTTTGTTCGAACGGGCTTGTATTTAAATCCTGTATTAGATTTTATAAACATTACCGTATAATTGCCTGAGCGTGCTTGATTCATCACTGACCCAGTTAAATTCAGTCTTTTTTAACACAAATATCTCACAATTTTATTCGTATGTTCGGCATACTCAATTTCACCTTTTGTTGATGAGCCAATATAGCCATCAACGTTTATTACAAAAATTTCATCAGCCAAATCAATTTTTCTTTTATGCATCTCATCAAGCATTTCTTTAGTATTTTCGGTCCAAACTTCGTCATCACCACTGTGTCCAAATAACCCAACGCTTATTACTATATTTCCTTCAAGTGTTAAACGTTTTTGTTCAACTAGAAATTGTTCTTTGAATTTTGTACTACCGCATAGTGTGATGACTTTGTATTTTCCTATCATAACAATTTTTTTGTAAATGTACTGTTTAAATTTTAATTAAGCAAGATTTTTCCAAACCCAACTATTTATGCTTAAATACATATCTATTTAATGAGAAGATATTTAAGTGACGAAGAAAAGGAAAGAGAAAAAATTGAAAAATTAGAATCATTAGTTCCTGAACATGCACCAGTTGTTCCAATTGATATATTAAGGGAACGTGAAAAAGAATCTGCGAGAAAGCTATATGCTGAACTTAGAAAAAAATCTGCTAAAGTCGAACCGATTATTGTTACCAAATCAGGTGTTGTTAAGCAAGCAAGTAAATTAACATATATTGAGCAAGAAAATGAAATAATTCGTTGTGCAGCAAATCCAATATATTTTATTGAAACGTACTTAACAATTTTTGACCAAACACAAGGAAATGCAGGTCTAATTGTTCCATTTAAATTATTCGAATCACAAAAAGATTTAATCAATAATTATCATAATCCCCAGAATAGATTTCTTATTGCTAATAAATACAGGCAAGCAGGGGTAAGTACAACAACTTGTGCATATATTGCTTGGTATGTGATGTTTAATTCTAATCGTACTGTTGCGATTGTTGCTGATAGATTAGATACTGCACGTGATGAATTAATGAATGATGTTGTTGAATTCATTAATAACTGTCCTACATGGCTACGTCCCAAAACTGGTAAAGAATCTGAACAAAATTTTAAAGATACACAAAAACTAAAACGATATGATAATGGCTCCGCATTGGGAGCATTTTCAGCTAAGGGTGGTTTGCGTGGTACAACCCCAACATTATTATTTTGGGACGAAACTGCTTGGACGGAAAAGGGTGATAAATTCTGGACGGCTGCATTTCCAACACTGCAAACCGGTGGTTCAGCAATTATGGTGTCAACGCCAAATGGATTGGACCCGGTTTTTTATAAAACATTTATGGGTGCAAGAGAATTGGATGAAAATGGTAATCCAAAAAATACATTCAAAGCAGTCGAATTGTGGTGGTATAATGATCCTAGATATAATAAAAACTTGGTTTGGTTAAAAAATAAAAATAAAAATAATGAAATAAGATTACCTGATGAAAATTGGTCTGCTGAGAAAAGAATTCAATTAGCTAATGATGGTTGGGAGGCAAGTTCGCCTTGGTTTGAAATACAAATCCAAAATGCAAATGGTGATATGAAACGTATTGCACAGGAAATTGTTTGCTCATTTCTTGGGTCTGGTGATAATTTTATTGCCGAAGAATATTTAAAACGTATTGAGGAAAATGAAATTAAACCACCAATAAGACAAGAATATCTTGACAAAAACATGTGGGTTTGGGAAGATGTGTTAGCTGGCGAAACATATATCATGGCAATCGATGCATCACCCGGACATGGCGAAGATAATTCAACAATTAATATTCTAAAAACCGTTGAAACGATTGAAGAAAAGGTCGTTATTAAAAATGAAAAAGCAAAAAAAGTGAAAATAAAACGACATAAAGTCGAGCAAGTTGCAGAATATTATGGTAAAGTCACACCACAAATGCTTGCCGAAATTGCATATCAATATGGAAAAAGATATAATGATGCTTATTGTGTTGTTGATATCACCGGGGGTTATGGTATTCAGACTGTTGAAAAATTGCTTGAATTTGGATATGAGAATCTGCATTATGCCGAAGTAACACATAAACCAAGTAGAGACAGATTACAAGGATATGTAAAAAGAGGTCAAAAAATTATGTCTGATGGTAATATTGTTAATGTTGATTTAATTCCGGGATTTTTTATCGGCAATAACCGTGCATCAATTTTACTTGAAATGCAAAGAGCAATCCACCTAGAGGATATTATAATAAGGTCATTCAGATTGCTAAACGAATTAAAGACCTTTGTAACAATTGCTGGTAATCGTGTTGCAGATCATAAGCGTTCATTTCATGATGATTCCATTATGGGGTTATCATTGGGGTTATTCGTAATTAATTTCGATATGGCAAGATTTAAACAAAGCAAAGGAATTACAGAAAAAATGCTTAATGCAATTATAACAAATAATGACATATCCGAAATTGGAAGTAAAAAAGAAATAAAAAACCGACCGATAATTTCACCATCAAGTGCATCACCATTAAATCCATATATTTCGAATTCATGGCTATTTGATGGATTAAGAACTAAATAATACTTAATCTTTGACATACTTTATAAGTAAGTCCGTCAAAGATTGTTTCATAATCATTGATTTATAGACTGTTACGACAGTTGTTTATATTGAGTAGTTAGCAACAAGTTTGAACAACACAGTTGCCAAGTAACCACGCACGTATTTGTGCAATTAATCTAAATTTGTATTTTTTAGCATATCCAGTGCAACTAACAAAGTTCGGTGGTTTATGTCCTTTATACGTGCGAACATACCACTGCTCTTCATTCAAGTCCTTAATAACAAACCTGTTGCTAACACTAAATATAGCAAATTTGCTTCTCTTTTTTCTTTCTTTACATGTAATCATAATTTTGTATATTTTATTAAAGTTTCTACTTATTTGGTTGGCAAACTTGCCATATTATTTACGTTATGGTTAATTAAACCTTTGGTACTATCGTAATTGGATTGTTCTTCCAGAAATCTATACCTTCATCACTATTATTAAAAAACATAAAAAATGAACCATATTTGTTTTTTATTGCTTCCATTTTTTCAATGTTCTTTTCATCGTCTTTAAAATCAACAAAAATATTACTGAATGGATGTATCACACCATCAAAATCTTTGTAAGTGTAATTTAACATTGCTACTGGTAATTCACAATTTTGTTTGATTTTAAAATAAATTTCTCTCATATTTTTTATATTTTTTAAGTTTCTACTAATTAACTAACCATAACAACAAATATAAAACATTTATTTCAGTGTTTCAAATTTATTGTCGTGTTTTTATTTATATTCTGTTTTTCAATTTAAGTTTAGTTTAATAAACGTTTTATATTTGCAACCGTTAGGCACAATATTACTTTTCACCCATTTTCCAACAAACAAATATAAATAAAATTTTTATATTTATTCCAATTATTTTATCATTAACCAATATTTTTTGAAAACTTGGTATAATATCAATTTCATTTGTTATTTTAATATATATTCTCATAAAATTTTATTTTTTATATAATTTAATAATTGTTTACAATAATCATCATATGAATCAATTCCAACAAGTTCATTTTTTATTGTTTTAAAATCTTCCCAATCTACTTCTATTGTTTTAAATTGATTTAAAAAGGGTATGTCTATTTTAAATTCATACATACATTTTTTATCTCTACAAATCGTATCTTCTTCAAATTCAATTTCGATACCAATTCCACAATAATGCCCATAACATATTGGAATCTCAATTCCACATTTAGGACATTTAATAATACTATATAAACCAATCATAATTTACCATACTGTGCCTAACAAGCAATATAAAACAGTTGCCATCAAGCTATTACTAAATTTGAAACGTCTTATTAGACAACCGTTTCATATTGCCGACCGTTATAAAACATTTTTCAATGCTTCTTGTATCACAATTAAATTCTTCTTACCTTCTTCGGTAATTTGTAGTGCTTTGTGTTCATCATACTCCATTGGTATAACAGGAATTGGTGGGAAACCATAAGAAGAATTTAATTCCATCTTAGCCCAAGCCTTTACCATATCTTTTTGTGTTTTCATAATAAACATTTTATAACAACAAATATAAAACATTGCTGTCGTATTTCAATTACATTATACGTTAAATTTCAAGTTTTGTTACAATGTTTTCAAAATAATTCTTTATAGAATCTCATATTTCCGCAATCATAAATTCTTAAATATCCTCTCTCTGTCATTATTTGACGTTCACTTTTATTTTTATCATAACCTTCTCTAACTAATTTATCTTTTCTGAAATTGAAACGATGCTTTGTGCCATAATCATGTTTATGATAATATCGATAACTTGGATCAGAATTACCAATGTGTTCAAAACCCAATTGTTTATACAGCCCACCTTGACTATATCTTCTATCAGCAAAGGTTAATATTGACTTAGGCTGATAGATTTCAATAAAATAATTAAGCAGTTTACTAGCACCACCAATTACTTGTGTATCGAGTTTATTACAAAATCTCAGCATCTCATGTTCACCGTCAATACTGACTTTACTACCCATAGCCAGTCTTTTCTTACCAAATGTCATAAGCGATACTAGCTCATTGTTGTAGAATAAACCAATTTTAACAGAACTTCCAATAAAGCCCTGTAAATGATTAGTATTTAAGAAATTACGTAATAAATTATTGTTAGTTACCTCATTAATTTGGCATTTTCTAGCAAATATTTTCTCAGCATAAATTCCTAGTTTACTCTTAATGATTGACTTGACGATTTCTTTTTTATTAACCCATTCGTTCTCAAATACGTGAAGTAATTGTATGTTGTTTTTCTCACAAATTTCGGTCTTGTTCAGATGATAATTAATGTCTTTAAATTTTTGTGAATGATGATATAATCCATCAAATTCAATTCCTAATTTATAATCAGGCAAATAAATATCAATTTCTTTATTTTCAATTCGTATTTTCTTGGTTTTAATATTTAATTCATTCTTAATAAATTCCTTAACCTCATTTTCTTTAATTGATGAATTTTCTGAAATTGGATTGCATTTAGTACAGATATTTTCGATTTTTTGATTTATTCTATTATAAATATTATCTTTTGATATTATAAATTCATCATGGATGGTACAATAATTTTTTATTTTAATAAAATCTTTATTAATTATTTCAATATTGCCTATGTCAATATTTAATTTTTCTGAAAATGATTTTAATGTAGTGGCATTATGACGATCTATCATAATTTTTCTAAAATCATTTGTTTTTGAGTAATTATCAACGCCAAATTTACTAATATTAGTATTTATTTTTTTATTTTGTATCGTTATTGATTTAGATGGATTATCGACACCAAAATTTTTTATAATTGTTTTTTTTGATTTATTTTTTACCTCAATATTTTGCATTGGGTATTCTGTTCCAAAATTATTTAGTGTTGTTTTTTTCTTTTTTTCTTTTTTTCAATAATTACTTGTGAACTTTGGGCACATTTATTTGAACAATAATCGAGATATCTTTTATTTTTTCCTACGGCTAAAAATCTAACAGTATTACAACAATTTTCATTTTTACATTTTGGTAATTCATTGATATTATTAATCCAATTATATAATCTTTGAATCCATTTCATATCATGTTCTAAGAAGAAATTATTATTGAAGTTAATTATTTCAATATATTCATTAGGAAATACCTTCTTTATCGAAGCCTCTTTAATGTTATTTATATTACCTGATATAAATTCTAAAATTGTCATTATATGTTTTTTACAAAAATAAATAAATTTATGATAATGTCAATAAATAAATACTAATTGTATTTATATCTAAATAACTTTTCAATAAAATCAAAGTATTTATAAAAAAGTATAAAAATTTATAAAATGGCAGAACAAAATAAAGAAACAATTTATCAAGCACTTAATAAAATGCTTAATTTAGATGGATTTGGTCTTCAGGACGTACAAACAAATATATCTCAATCAACACCAGCACAAGAAAAATCAAAGATCATAATTAAAGGTAGCACCCCCGAAGAAATACATCAAAAGGGTTTAGAATTACAACAAAAGCGTGATCTTCAAAATAAATTCTTTAGAACAACTGATAGAGGTTTCCAAAAGGCACTTCAATATGAAGCAGCGAGATTGCCAGCATACATTGACTATGAGGGGATGGAATACTACCCCATTATTTCAAGTGCATTGGATTTATTTATGGAAGAAGCCACAACAATCGGCTTAAATGGCAAGATGCTAAATATATATTCCAATAAAGAAAGAATAAAAATGTTATTGGAGGAATTTTTCTATGATATTGTAAATGTTAATGTTAATCTACCTTTTTGGGTAAGGAACTTGCCGATTAAATATGATAGTATGATTCCACTATTAAATGGTGAAACAATTACAATTAAAGAACTATCTGAAAGGATAAAACTTAACCCAAATGAAGAAATATGGACATATTCCATTCAAGATGAAACAAAAAAGATATTACCCGGTAAAGTGGTTTGGTGTGATTTAACTAGAAAAAATAGTGAAATATTAAAAATAAAATTTGATGATGGTACATATGTTGAGACAACACCAGATCATGAATTTATGCTTAGAAATGGCTCATACCTAAGAGCTGATGAACTAAATGTAGGAATTAGTTTAATGCCCTTTTATACTATAACAAGTAATAAAACAAATTTCATTTCTGGATATGAAAAAGTATATGATCCAGCAACAAATCGTCATGTTTTTACACACAGAGCTGTTGCAAAAGAATGTGTAATAAACTTAGATGATGAAAAACAGTCCGAAGATAAATATGTTACACATCATATTGACTTCAATAAAAAGAATAATCACCCAAAGAACCTATTAAGAATGACCACTGGAAAACACTGTGAATATCATAACGTGCTTGGTGAAAAGGGAAAATTCATACTACAAAGGAAAGACGTAAAAGAAAGAAGAATGTTGGGAATTGATAAATATCTTCGTTCAAAAGATAGAAAAGATAGGTTATCAAAAGAAATGTTAGGAACATATCCTAAGTATTTTAAGAAATATAATAATAGTCCATTGCATGATGAGCATAATATCATACGTAAAAACAGAATGATTGAATTATGGTCTGATTCTGAATACCAAGATAAATTAAAGAATAAAATGCAACTAAAAATTGATGATAATTGTTTAAATCGCATAATAGTTGTGTTAGAAAATCGTGATAATTATGTTTCAGCAAACGGTTTAGGTAAAATACTGACACTAGATGATGAATTCATGAAATCGTTTAAAATGGCCAATAATCAAATAAGAAAAGATTTAACCAAATCATTATCATCAACAACATTAACTAAATTAATATTTAGAAAAACACATAAAACATATTGTAATTTTGCGTCAGAAATTAATCCAAAATTCAATAACGAAAGTAATTTTAAAAGAGCCGCTGCCATTTCTAATGCACGTGGTAATAAAAACTGTGTTCTTAATCATAAAGTAATATCTATTGAGAAGATATCTGAGAAATGTGATGTATATTGCATGGAAGTTGTTGGTAAAAACAACGAACAGGATAGACATAATTTTCCAATTTGTAGTAAGGATGAAAGTGGTGAATATACTAGAAATGGAGTGTTTGTATCGAATTGTAAATATGGTGATAATTTCGTATTATTATATGGCGAAAGAAAAAAGGGGATTACCCATGTCAAACAAATGGTTAATTATGAAATAGAAAGGTTTGAAAGAATTCAAAATGGCAAACCTTTGGTGAAATTTAAGGAAAGAATGACTGGTGATGAATTTAATACTTTTGAAATTGCACATTTTAGATTACTTGGAGACGACAAATTTTTGCCTTATGGAAGTTGCTTATTATCAGACACTTACATAAAAACGAAGGATGGAATTAAAGAAATTAAGAATATTTTAAAGGGTGATGTTGTTATTGGTTTTGACATTAAAACACAACAAAAAATAGAAACCAATGTATTGGATGTCGTGTGTAATGGGGAAAAACAAACGTTTAAAATATCAACACAACATAATTATCTTAAAGTAACTGATAATCATAAAATTCCAATTTATGATTATACCGATGATTTATTTAAAGAAAAATTTGTTAATGAGTTAAAAATTGGGGATGGATTAATAATAAATAACCATGACGATTACGATAATAAAATTGAAATTAATAAATCAGTTGAGATTAAAGAATATAAAAATAGGTTGTATGATGATTTTGTTGGTGATTTAAAATATGTACCAAATTTTGTTGATGAGGATTTTGCAAAATTATTTGGGTTCTTAATTGGTGATGGGGGAATAAATATAAAAAGACCATACATGGTTTATTTTGCATATGGTGTACATGATATAATTAATAGCAAATATATTAATTTATTAGAAAAATTCTCAAATAAAAAAATATATTTAAGAAAGAATAATAACTATGCTAACGGAATTGCCTCAGCAGTTGTTAATTCAAAATCTTTGGCAACAATATTAAAAAATATGGAATTTTCTGGGGATGCGAGAACAAAAAGAATTCCCAAATGGATATATTCTGCATCGATTGAAATTAGAAAAGCATTTTTAGAAGGTTTACAAGATGCTGATGGGGCAGTAAGCGTTGATAAGTGGAATTGTAAAAGATTTACAATCGAAATGTCTAATTATGCACTAATTAACGATATTAAATTACTGGCACAATCACTAGGATATAAAACTGGTAGTATTAATAAAAGAAAAAAAAGAAATAATGTTGTTATTAACGGCAATAAAGTAATTAATATTTCCGATGCATATGTAATATATTATTATGAATCAAAAAATAAGCAAACAATTGTTTCTGACATTAAAAATAGATTAACCAATGATTTCATTGTCGAAAAAATAAAGTCAATCGAATTAGATGAAATTGGTTTTGTTTATGATATTCATGTCGATAATGAAAATCATAATTTTTATGCCAATAACATTGTTGTTCACAATTCCCTATTAAATAAAGTTCGTAGAGTATTCAGGCAATTGGTAATGGCTGAAGATGCTATGTTAACATATCGTATTATTCGTGCTGGTGAGAAAAAAGTATTTAAAATTGATGTCGGAAATATTGATGAGGATGATATTGAAGAATATATCTATAAGGTTGCAACAAAATTTAAAAAAACTTCACAAGTAAATCCAAATAGTGGACAAATTGATTATCGTTTTAATATATTAGGTAATGATGAAGATTATTTCCTACCTGTAAGAAATGCTAATACCCAAACAGGCATTGACACCCTTCCCGGAGCATGTTTAGCGTTAAATACAAAGATTGAATTACTTGATGGCAGAAGCCTTGAATTAAATGATGTCATATCTGAATATGAATTGGGTAAGGAATTATGGTCATATTCAATAGATTCCGAAACAGGACAAATTGTGCCCAGTAAAATTACGTGGGCGGGAATTACTCGTAAAAACACCCAAGTGATTAAACTGACCTTAGATAATGGTGAGGAAATAATATGTACACCTGATCATAAATTTCCAACAAAATTTAATGGTGAGAAACAAGCCAAAGATTTACAAGTTGGTGAATCAATGTGGGCATTCAATAAAAAATTTGAAAAAATAAAAAATCAAGGGAATGATTACGAAATGATTTATAATCATTCAACAAATAATTGGATATATACACATAGAATGGTTTCGGATTATTTTAATATTCCAGATTCCAATAAAATTAGACATCATATTAATTTTAATAGATATGATAATAACCCAAATAATTTAGAATTTTTAACAGTTAATGAACATCTATTAAAACATGCTGAACAAGCATCAATTGGTAGCGAAGCATATAAATTTAAGTATAACACTAATAAAGAATTTAAGAAATCTGTTGATTTAAGATTATTAGCTGGTAGAAAGAATTATCACGATAAATTAAAATATGATAAAGAATTTTGTTTTAATGTAAGAAAAAAACAATCTAATTCAGCACAAAAATATATTAATGAATTATCAAATATTGATAGAGAATTTAGAAATAATATAAGTATTAATAATTCAATTAAATCTAGGAATAAGTCGGTTGAAACATTTAAAAATAATCCTAATAGAAATGCAATTATTGATCGAATTAGATTGAAATCAATAAAAACTAAGAATGAACCAAAGCATAAATTATTATGTTCAAATAACACTAAATTACAATGGAAAAATACAAATTTAGGCGAAATTATTAAAGAAAAACAATCAATTAAATATAGTGAAAAATTACTTGACTTAATTGTTGACTATTATAATGAATTTAATAGAATTGATTTAATACTTGAAAATAAAATTAATGTTGAAAATTCTGAATGGTTTGTAGAATTCAAAAAATTAAATTCGAATAATAAACAGTTAAATAAAATGACTGTAATTACTCGTAATAACATTGATAAATTATTAAAACATTTTGGCTATTCAAATTGGAACGATTTTAAACACAAAGTACCTTGTTACAATCATAAGATTATTTCTATTGAGTTTCTTACTGAAAAACAAGATACTGGTACGATAACCATTGATGGTAATGAAGAATTTCATAATTATCATAATTTTGCATTATCATGTGGAATATTTACAAAAAATTCTAATTTAGATGCCATACAAGATATTGAGTATCTGAGAGATAACTTATTTATTGGGCTTGGTGTGCCTAAACCATTTTTAAGTTTTAGTGATGCTGCGGGTGCTGGTAAAAACATGGCGCAATATGATATTAGATTCGCTAAAAAAATTAATCGAATACAACAATCAGTAATTCAAGAATTGAATAAAATGGCAATGATCCATTTATTTTTATTAGGGTACACGGCAGAAGATTTAAGCGATTTTACTTTAACATTAACCAATCCATCAACACAACAAGAATTATTGAAGTCAGAATTAATGCGTGAAAAAGCACAAACATATACTGAATTAACACGTGCTGAAGGGGGTATTGCTGCAATGTCACATACCACAGCAAAGCGTATGATATTTAACATGACTGATAGAGAAATTGTTGAAGACCTTAAGCAACAAAAAATGGAAAAGGTTGTGATGCAAGAACTTCAAGATTCTCCAGTTACAATAAAGAAATCCGGTTTATTTGCAGATATTGATAAAAGATTTGGTGAACCGATTGAGGGAATGCCGGTAAGTGGTGGTACCGAAGGTGGTGGAATGCCATCTGAAACAGGTGCTCCTGCTGGTGGTGGAATACCACCAATGATGGAAAATCATAAATTAAGTGAAAGGGAATATAATGAACATTTAGAAAAGTTAGTTTTTGGAAACACATCTGAGACTGGAAGTAAAAATAAAGTAAAACAAAAGGCCATTATTCAAGAGAATAATGAAATTAATGATAAACTAAATAAAAATGCTGAAAGCATGATTAAAGAAATCTCAGAATTACTAGAAAATCCGATTACTATTAACAAAGGAATTAAGAAAAACAAATTATAAAGTATTGAATATATGTATGTTAAATGTATTACTTGAAGCAATTGTTTTTGATCATATATTAATATATTACAACATACTAACATTTTAGGTTTAATTACAGTATTTATATTAAATTGTATTATATTATATGGAAAACATTAATATTGGAGTTGTTAATTTGGTGATATCAAATAAATTAAAAGACTCATATTTCAACAATAATTTGATTGGGGAATCAAAAGCAATTGCTTTTGACTTTTTCGATGTTATGAAAAAATCTCCGTTATTACAATTAGAGTTTAAAGTGTTCAATAATATTGAAAATAAACATATTGAGAGTGATCTTGCTGCGACTCGTTATATTGATAATAACATTAAATTATTTGAGGTATATACTATAGAAGAAATTGAAAGGGAGCATGAAAAATTAATACCGCTTATTGAGGCTGATTTGTTTAATCTTTTACCTGAGAATTATAGTCATAAATATAATTTATATTGTGCTATTGACAATTTAATTAAAGAGTCTCTCATTGATTATGATAAGGTTGATGTAGATGACATTCACGAATCATTTACAGTTGTTTTAAATCACATTAAAACACCGAAGAATCTAATTACTGAAAACGTCGATATAAAAGACGAGATTAATGACGATATAATTGAAATTGCGATTAATAAGTTTAATGAAAAATATTTTTCATTAAATGAGGGTGACCGAAATTTATTTTTGCAATTAATTAAATCAACAGATAATGAAAAATTAGAGCTACTTGAAACATATAAAACCGAGAGTATTGCGTTATTGGAAAATGTAAATAATACAAATTCTAAGGATGGTATTGCGAAAGCTATTCAAAAGATTAATGAAATGTCATATAAAAAAGATAGTGTTGATGATGATATTATAAGTTTATATGAATTAAAAACAGGATTGCTTTAACTTAAATTTGATATTGCAATTTCCGCATTAAATTCATTAAAAGGTTCATTTAAATTTAATTCATCAAGTCCAAAATATCCATTTTTATTATATTTAGGGTTACCTAATATATTAAAAATTCTATAAACATAATTAATTCCTTCTTCTTCATATCCTGACTTATGATTACTTGCACTAGTTATTGATTTAGTGTATGATGGAAACGAATATTCGGGTCCACGATTATACCCAAACAATGAACTACTTGCAATTCCATCGCATCGATTTGCAATTATTTTCATGTACGAACATTGTGCTTTAATCATAATTTGTGGATTATCACAAATATTTTGATGTAAATATGGTTTATTTTTTTTACCAATAGTTACTTTTGGGGCTATTGGTATGTGTTGAGTAAAGTCTTTAGTAATCGCACTAATTTCATCTGTAGAAAATGTTTTATCCTGATTTCTAATGATTATATCATAAACAGCATCATTAACGAATTGACTAATTCCAGATGCTGAACTGGTTAATGGATAATTCCATAATATATATCCAGATTCTGCATATGCTTGTGCTGCAATAATATTTGCATTCAGTTCATATTGTTCAGAATATTTATTAAACCATTTAATTAATGCTTCTCCTAACGCAATACTTGTTGTTATTAAAACACCACTATCATCTTTTGGGTGTGCATACCATATTTTGTCAGGAGATGTTGGGGGGTTGCAATATGGTAATGGACCATCGGAAACTTTACCTGATAATAATTTATTTCCTTGATTTTTACAAACGTTGCGAATAAAATTAATTCCCTCTTGTTTTAATGCGGTATATGCCATTTAAGTTATTTTAAGTGTGTACATTGAGTTATGATGTGTTAATGTATTATTACTAAGTAGTGCGACTTGTGTGATTTCACCACCAGACAATTCACTAAGATTATCGATTCCAACGAGTGCTATTGGGTTTAGAACACGTGGTACTGGATATCTAGATAATTTAGTTCCAGAAAATGTTGTCGTCATTTTGTTTGGCATAATATTATGCTCAACATTCAATATGATATATGCACCATTATACATTGGAATATTTTCTAATTGAAAATATTGTGTTGGTTGAATCATTGCATTTCCCAGTCCGGTGATTGATGCTTTATATGACCTACTTTCATATATGCTGTAAAGGCTTTGACCAATAGGTGTTGGTTCATTAATTTTATTATCGCCAGCCATTCTTGATAGAATTTGTATTGATTCATTTGTGTCGAGATATTCTTTACTATCAATTTTTATGTCGCTAAACATTGATTGATTTTGTGTACCAAATCTAACTCTAAATGCCCTAACCTGTCTCCAAGGAAAGTCTTTATTATTAGTTTCTTGATCTTCTAGTGGTGAACTTGGTGCTGAATTAAATTCTGGTGCATCTGGATTGGTTATATCAATAATTCCATCATTTTCAAAACCACCATTTGAACTATTTGATGTTGATAGATAGCTAGAAGCACCACCGATATACATACAAACAAATGCGGTATTATTTGCATTATCAGTAGTTAAATTAATTTTAAATGAATCAGTCCAATTATCAGCATTGTTGAAGTTCATAAAATTTTGTAGCGGGAAAAACTCAAAACCATTTACAGATAATAATTGCGATATTACACTAAATAACGAAACGTCGGGATCATCAAATAATTGTATAAGAATCTCTGCATTAAGTATTGTATCACCAATAGGATTCATTGCTCTATCGACAAATGCAAATGAATCTATAAGATTTTTACCGCCAACATTAAATGGATATCCATTAATTGAATTACCCTTTCCCGATATCCATTTATCGTTAATATTTTTAAATGAATAGTATGTTTGTGTAATTATATCCTCATTACTTGTTAATTTATCAATTTTTGTTTGCTCTTCTTTTTTTGTTTTAATCACAAAAATAAGTAAATTGTCGAGTTTTTTAAAAAGTGTTTTAAAATAGTTATTATCAATATTTTTTGTTTTATCATTGGTACTTCTAGTACTAAGTGAATTATATTTAGCCTTACCATAGGTAGAATTATCCATTTTAAATGTAATTTGGCTATATGTTATAATAGTTTCTCTCTCAATTACTGGTTGTAATATATTTCCAAAATATAGCCCCTTTATGTTAGTTGTCTTAACAGTAGAATTAGGATTCAATAAAACATCAAGAGCATCATGCAAATTTTTATAAATTGGCGTTGTACCTGTGATGCTTTCATTTGCCGTTTTCCAATATTCAGCTAAATTAGTCTGAATTGTTGAGTATAACCCGCCAGCATTATAAAAATCATTAAATGCTGTGCTAAATGTCTCGGAATCTTTTGTTGATAGATATTGTTTTATATCGTGTAAATCGGCAGCAATAAAAATGCCACCATTTTTTAAATATTTTCCAGAATCATTTGTAAAATAATCAATAATTTCATTTTCCCAATCATTATTTATCGCATCAACTAATGCACCTAGATATAGTATCAAAAATTTTGGTACTTCAATGCCCGCTGCTGTATTGAAAATAAGTGAATTTATATCATTTGGGTAAGTATTAAATGGTGAAAATGTCCAACCGAAATTTGCCAATATTAATAGCGCACTTAATTTAGAATTGGTGTTAATTACTTTATCTTCCAAATAATGCCCGTTATCGTTTAATTCTTGAACCCATACATCTACAACATTAGCTAAATTTGTTAAATTTTTGAAATTATAAACATATTTTGGTCCGCCTAAAAAATTATTACCATAATCATATGCATCACTAAATGATACTTTTGATAGATAATAACCATAGCTACCTAAATTAACACCAGCTTGATTTTCATTATATCCAACATATCTTGTTGTTAACACCGTACCGGTTGATGTATCAACAATATTTTTTTCAATTTTATTAGAATTATAATCGCTAACATATAAAAAGTTTTGTTCAGTAAAATCATAATGAAATTCACTTGGTCTACCTTGAGCAAGATTTTTTATCCAAACACCACCAGAATTTTTTTTGAAGTAATCAACAGGTTTTGTTGCATCATTAATATCTGTAGCGTTCTGAATGGGAATTGCATTTTCATAGATACTAAGACCAACAAAATTTGGATTTATTTTATCGACATAAATTTTTCCCACGTCAGAATTATCTGGATTAATTTGAAAATAATCAACATCATTTACGAAAGAATATAACGTATTCTCAGAAGATAAACTAATTTTATTAATGTCTTTATAAAAATTCTTTATGTCATTCAAATAAGTATTTATTGAGGTCTTAATAAATTTTAATGTCTTATCATCGGGCAATAATGATAATACCTCAGCTAAATTAGCTGCTTCAGCTTCAGCAAATAATCCTTGATATGCACCACTCACACTATCAATTGTATTTGGACCAAACTCATCAGGAAATATTCCTTGGGATAACATATAATATCTTTCAATAATTGTTTGAAAAATTTGTATTGTTGCGTTATTTATATTGTTCGGAATATATGGGCTTAGATTTGAAGCACCGCCAATTTTTGAATCAACAGGTGATATTGGAACCCATTTAAATGTTCCATCATCATTTTGGTTGTTTCTAAAATCATATAAAGCAGCTAGTGAACTTTCTTCTTGAAATGATTTAATAAAAATATCCACAAATGTTAGCTCAGGAAAACTAATGCCTGATCTTCTCAACTTAATTGGTGCAACTCGTTCATTTCTACCATCTTTTGGTTCCATAATTAATGGATATGCATAAATTTTTGTTCCATTCACATCAAAACTACCAGTACCATTAGCAATTTTATTAATATCTCTTTTATGATCAGTTTCTGCCTCAAAAGCATATTTACGAAATTCAGTGAAAAACTGGTCAACATCATCTAATATTATTTTAAATACATTATATATTGTAGGTATCATTCCTAACTCAGTAATAATCATACTATTAACTTTTGTGCTAATTATGTCAGATATTGATTGTTTTTCTTTATTTAGATTAGTTTTTTGTTTATATAAGCTAATGTAGTAACTAGTAATATCCAAAATTGCATATCTTGTTGAGAAATCATCACCAGTTGCAACATTTTTCTTGTAATTAACATTACTACTAGCATTTGATATTGTAATGTTGGGAATCACGTTATTAACTGTGCTTATTAATGTTTCAGCATATTTATTTAAACTATTTACTAAATCATCCATACGTGATGTATTGCCATCATACGCAGCAATTGTTGGTGGGAAATTTGATATATCTTCGTCATCAACTGTTGATGAATTTGCACCAACAGCATATCCGATATATAATCTATCTTTGGGGTTTATATTAATACCGCTTGACGCACTCTTTTGAATAATTTTGTCATAATATAATGTGTTATCAATTAAACTCCAATCATTTGTCGGTGTTTTTTCAACAAGATTTGTGGTGCTATTTATAATTAATAATGGCTGATTGGTATCTTTTGATAAAATAGTATCATCTTTATATGAATTAATCTTATCAATACCACCATTAATTATTTCAATATTTTTTCTTATGATTTCAAATCTTTTACTTTCAGGCTCGGCTTTTATTTTTTCATTTATTGAAGAATACAGACTTTTTAATTTAAGAATTAAATCATATGTATTCCTTGGCTTAGCATTAGGAATTGGGGTCATGCCAAAATCTTTAACCATTGCAATATTTGTAACATATCTAAATAAAATATCGCTCAATGGTGCAAATGTCATTGCAACAAATTGTGCATCAATAACGAAATTACCGTTTTCGGCTTTGAATTCAGTTGTATATTTGACTAAGTGTAATTCATAAGTTAATGCCTTTCCATAATATCCCTTAATTTTTAACTTAAATGTTGGCGGGGGAAAATCAAATAATATTCTATATGGGGATTTTTCATTATTAAAAAATGATAATCCTCTAATATCAACAAATTGAATATTAACTTGTGGTATGAATGATGAATTTATTTTAATATTAATTGCTGAAATACCAAAACTTTCGTATATATCTTTACCGCCCATACTACCATCATAATAGTTCGTGGTAAAATTTAAATAATCGGAATTAGGTGTTGTATTATCCTGATTAACACCTAATAAATTAATTGTTACCGTATTAGTGCTATTAATACCCGTAGAATCAATGATTGTTCTCCCTTTACTTGTTGCGGTTAGCTCAGCGAAAATAAACATGTCTTCATATTTGGGAATCCCATTAACGAAACCGTTTTCATAGTTAATATTCACATAATTGGGGTCAACTAGTATAACATGATCACGTTCTTTTGTTATTTGATAATTATTTAAATCATCACTCATTTAAATTGATTTTATATAAATACATATACATAAAATTTTTAATAATTACTATTCATTATTGAATAATTTAAACTATTTATTATAATAAAACTAATAGTATGATAATATCACAAATACCTTGGCATCATAATACCGATTCATTTATAATAATAATACAAACAATTTTTATAATTATTCTTTCAGCAGTTCTTTATAAGAAAATGAGCATGAGAACTATTGAAATAAAATTAATTCAACAACAACATGTAGCAAAAATTGATAATATCAGGCGAGAACATTCAGATACACTAGAAAAAATTCGGGTTGAGATGATCAAAAATGAGGGTGAAAAAAATCGACAATGGATTGAGTCTGAAAAAGAAACGTTATTTGTATTAAATGGTGTTTCTAATTTATTAGACTTAAGTGAAAAAATTGGTAGAGTTGAATCTGAAAAAATATTAAAAAAATTGGATGAATTACAATTAAAGGTTGAGAACCTAACAATTAAAAATTAATCTATATGTCAAAAAAGTTGGAAAAACTCAAAGAGATTAATGCGATTATTAATAGACTATTAATTGATTTGGAGACAAAATTATTTATTGACAATATGAATTATGGCGATAAAAAGATTAATAATGAAAACTCAGTTGTTAATGTTGGCTCAAAACAATAATTAAAACTATTTATATGAAAAGTAATTTAATATTATGATTAAAGTAATTGACTCATATAGTATGAATAGATTTAATGAAAAAATGTATTTAATTGAACATGATGCAGGTGAGATTAATAGTGAACTTAATCCACAATATATAACTGAATCATTCGTGCTAAAACCAAACGAACCAGTTTTGGTTAATTGTATTTTGCAAAAATGGGGAGTTAAAAATAAAAATGGTAGAATATACCCAAAAGAAGTTTTAGTTCCACAAGTCGAGGAATATCAAAAATTAGTAGGTACGAATAGTGCAGTATCAGAAGCTGATCACCCGGAGTCATCAATAATTTCACTACAAAATATTTCCCATATGATCACAAAAATGTGGTGGGGAAAGGGTGAACAAGAAAACATATTATATGGACAATTAAAAATTATTGTTACTAGAGGATATGTTAATTTAGGAATTGTTTCAGTAATTGGTGATAAAATCGTTTTATATCTTGAAAATAAAATCAGATTGGGGATATCAAGTCGTGGTGTTGGTACACTTAAAGAAATTCAAGGTGAAAATTTAGTTCAAAATGATTTTGAATTAATTGGCTTTGATTTGGTCGCAACACCAAGTACTCCCGGAGCTTATTTATTTCCAGAAAAAAATGGCGATATTAATTTTGCAGAAAATTATGTTAATAAAAATGGTCTTTATCTTAAAGAAGATAATGACAGATTAACAACAGCACTTAATAAATTCTTATTATAAAAACATATATGACTATATAAGTGAGAAATTTAAGTGAATTTAATACTTTTTTACGAAAAGAATGTATTTATATAAAAATTATGGTATTAGATACGATATTTTAAGAATATGAAAGAAGATAAAAAATCATCGATAATTAAAGAAGCATTAACTGATTTTAATGCAATTAAGGAAGCTGCAAATAATAATGCTAAAAAAAGATTAGCCGAAGAGTTTCCAGAAAAATTTAATAATCTACTTAAAGAAGAAATTAATAAAAATAAAACGGCAAAAGAGTCATATAAAAAAATTGACGATACCGAAGAGTCTGAAGAATCAGATAAAAATAAAACAAAAAAAGAACCTGTTATGAAAAAACAAGAAAAAGAGACCGAAAAGGTTGAAGAAGTTGTAAACATTACCGATACTGTTGGTGATGGCGATCCTTTTAAAGAAAAAGCAAAAAAATCTGCAAAAATTGTGGAAAATGCTGGTAAAGATGGTGTTTACACCGAAAACCCTAAAAAGGCACTTCAAACCGAAGAATTTGACATAACAGAATTAGATGCACAGAGTGTAGGTACTGCACTAGAAGGTGCTGATGATGATGACGAAATTATTACAATGAATGAAATTGAAGAAGAAATTGCTTCAATGCAAGGGCTTGGTGAAGAAATTGATGATATGGGTAATTTACCTCAACCTGAATTAGAAAAACGTGGTTCTGTAGAAAATCAGGGTGGTGATGCTTTCAATCAACTTGTTGGTCTAAAAAATCAACTTGATGAAATACTTAACGGAATGAACGGAAATAATTCACCTGTTGAGGAAGAGCAATATCAAGACAATTCACCAATTGAAGAAGAAGAAATTACTGATGATGATGTTATGGCGGTACTGGGTGGAAATGATGAAGAACAACCTGTTGAAGAAACAATTGCTAATAATTATCCAAACCAAAGAGCAACAACTGCAAGTATTCCTAATAGAGAACACAAACCAGAAAGTGCTGTGAATAAGATGCGTTATGGCCTAAGAGAAAATGAAACAAAAATTGGTGGTTTAATTGAAGAAAATAAAAAATTAACAAAAAAATTAAATGAAACCAAAAAATACAAACAATCAGTAACAACTTTGGTTGAGCAATATAAATCTGCACTTGAAAAGTATCGAAATCAATTGAGAGAAATGGCAACCTTTAATACCAATTTAGCACACGTTAATAATTTATTGGTAAATGAAAGCTTGGCATTAACCCAAGAAGATAAAATTAAAATTATCAATGAATTTAAAAAGGTTGATAGTATTACTGAATCACAGAAAAAGTACAAAGCTATCTTAACAGAAATGCAAAGTAGTACTAAAACTTTAACTGAAAGTATTGAAACTAAAGTATCTGCCTCAATACAACCGTCTTCAAAACAAAAACTTGATGAAGTAATTGAAAAAACTGCTTACGAAAATGATGAACATATCAATAAAATGAAAAAGTTAATTGAGTATGTTGAGAATAGAGGCAAGAAAAAAATAATTTAAATTAAATAAAAAAATAAAAAAATGGGATTTTTAATGGAATCTGCAGAAGTTGGTAATATTGGATTAAAACAACTTCGTGAACAAAGAGAAATAACTACAAACCGTTGGGAAAAAATTGGTTTGTTAGAAGGTTTGGAAGGTAATGTAAAAGAAAACTGTGCTCAGTTATTCGAAAATCAATTATCACATATGATTAATGAATCATCAGATTCATCTTCAAGTGGTCAATTTGAAACAGTTGCTTTCCCGGTGATCCGTAGAGTTTTTGCTAAACTTTTAGCAAATGATATCGTGTCAGTACAAGCACTTAACTTACCAATTGGTAAATTGTACTACATTAACCCAAAAACTAGTGTTAGAGTTGATAGCTCAACTACAACAACTACTCCGGGTAACTTACACACATCACCTGATGGTGCTTATGGTAATGCTGCTGAAAAAGCTGCTACATCAACAACACAATTTGAAAGCCGTTCATTATATGATGCATTTTATGCAAGTGAATATAGTGAAGAAGGTACATCATTATTTGATCGCTCAAAAGGTTCAATGACTGAAACCACAGTTACTGGTTTAACTGATTCATCATTCACCCTTGGAACCGATAAATATGCTACTATCATTCTTAGTGGTTTCTCAACATCTAACGATGGTAAATTAATCGGACCTGCTGGTGTTCAACTTGACACTGAATCATTCCTTGCTGGTTTGAGAATTACTGCTAGTGCAAACTTTACTGCACCATCTCCTTATGCAGCTGAAGGTATTACTGCTGGTAACGCCATTCCTTTTAACGTAAAAGTTCAAAAATACGGACAAGGTATTGTTAATAAATTAGGCCAGATTGTATTAGTTGTTGATATGCAATATCCGGGTGCTAATGGTTATCAACCATTATCTGGAACAACTGCATCATTCATTGCAACTTACAGAAGCTATAGCGATCTTGAAGAAGATTCAAGAATGGCTGAGGTAACTTTCGTATTAGATCAAGTTACTGTAAGTGTTGAAACACGTAAAATGCGTGCTATGTGGACACCTGAATTAGCACAGGACGTTTCTGCTTTCCATAACATTGATGCCGAAGCTGAATTAACTGCTTTATTATCAGAACAAATGGCTGCTGAAATTGACCGTGAAATTCTTCGTGACTTACGTAGAGGTGCTGCTTGGACCGCTCGTTGGGACTATAACGGCTTACGTAAAGGTACTAACACTTATTATGGTGTGCAAAAAGACTGGAACCAAACATTGGTTACTAAAATCAATCAAATTTCAGCTCAAATTCATAAAGCAACCCTTCGTGGTGGTGCTTCTTGGGTAGTAGTATCTCCTGAAGTATCTGCAGTATTTGATGACCTTGAATACTTCCACGTAAGCAATGCTTCTCCTGAACAAGATAAGTATAACATGGGTATTGAAAAAATTGGTACTCTTGGTGGACGTTATATCGTATATCGTGACCCTTATTCTCCAGCTAACACCGTGTTAATTGGACATAAAGGAACCTCTATCTTAGAGACCGGTTTCATATACGCCCCATACGTCCCGATGCAACTTACGCCGGTCATGTACAATCCTTTTGATTTTACACCTATACGTGGTATTATGACTCGTTATGCAAAGAAAATGGTACTTAATCGTTATTATGGTCGTATCTTCTGTGATGGTTTACAAACATTTGGAATTGGTGATTTACAATAATCGATAAAATCGAAATATAATTTTAAAAAGAGTTGGATTAATCCAACTCTTTTTTTTATATTTGTGTTGCATTAAAACATATATCTATGGAAGCATATCAATATAGAATAAGAAAAGAAAAATCGATGACAGAGAAGGTTGATTTTGATATTAATTGTCTTGACTTAAATAAAACAAAAATAAAACGCATTGATAAACCAACCGCAACAAAAATAATATTAGAATACGAGTGGTTACATTCCATGCCTTTTGCCAATAAATATTTTTTTGGAATATATTTCATTGTTGGTAATATTGAATATTTGGGTGGGGTTCTTGTCTTTGGGAATGAATATTCTGAAAATACTGGTGCTTGGGCGAAATATGGTTATGAGAATAAAATGTTGTTATTAAGTAGAGGTGTTTGTTTATGGTGGACACCTAAGAACACAGCATCTTTTTTTATTAGTAGGACATTAAAATGGATAAAGAAAAATACCGAATATAAAATAATAACAGCAACTGTGGACAAAGCTGCTGGTGAAATTGGTACAATTTATCAATCATTAAATTGGCATTATGTCGGCTTGATGTCAGGAAATTATCATGGCAACAAAATGGCAACTAGATTTGGTGTAGTTATTAATGGTAAATTAAGATTTTCACGTTGGGTTCGGAATAAGATTGGGTCGATGAAGCGTGACGAAATTCTAAAACATTATCCAGAAGCTATTTTTGTTCCACAATATAGGAAAGAAAGATATTTTTATTTTATTGGCAATAAAAGAGAAAATAGTAAATATTATGACTCAATAAAACATTTAATACTACCACATAAAAAAAGGGAGCGAGATATTTCAGGTATAATTTATTTGATTAATAATAAGATCAACAATAAAAAATATGTTGGGCAAACAATTCGTTCTTTTCGTGATAGAATACGTGAATATGAAAAGGGATTTTGTAATTCATATTTACAAAATGCATTTAAAAAATATGGCTGGGATGGTTTTGAATTTAGTATTATAGATACTGCAACGACCCTTGACGAGTTGAATGAAAAAGAAATTAAGTACATCCAACAATATAAATCAAATCAAAAGGAGTTTGGTTATAATATTGAATTAGGTGGTAAAAATTCCATTCCCAATACAGAAACTCTTGAGAGAATGTCAAGATCACATATTGGGATAAAACAAACCAATGTTTGGATTGACAGAAGAATTGCTAAAGCAGGTACTGATGAAGCTAAAAAATATGGTAAAACAAAAACAGAAGAAGAAAAAGAATATTTATCCACAAACTCACCAAAATATTGGCTTGGAAAAAATCGTGATGATGACACTAAGAAAAAAATAAGCGAAACAAAAAAGTTGTTGGGGTTATCGGATAAACAAAAAGAAATTATATGTAAAAAAGTTTATAAAATAGACACATATACGAATAAAATACAAACATTTGATTCAACAGCACATGCCAGTAGAGTTGAAAATGTTAATCAATCAACTATTTCGAGATGGTGTGCTAAAAATAAAATAAATAATGGAATTCTTTGGAGATTTTGATTATATGTGCAATTATGGAAGCATATCAATATAAAATAAGAAAAGAGCAGGAGAAAAGTGAACATAATAATATATCATTTAATATTGATGATATATCACTGGTTGATTCAAAAATTGAATTAATTGATTCGGGAATGGCCAGTGAAATTATATTAAAATATGAATGGCTTAAAACAATGCCATTATTTAATAAATTTTATTTTGGATTATTTATTAAAATCGAAAGCGATTATCATTTAGGTGGTGTTGTTATTTATTCCGAAGAATATTCTGCAAACAAAGCAACCACGTGGGATAAATATGGGTTTACAAATAAAATTATTTTATTAAGTAGGGGCGTTTGTTTGTGGTGGACGCCAAAAAATACCGCATCATATTTTATTTCAAAAACTACTGACTGGTTGAAGAAAAATACTGAATATAAAATAATAACCGCTACTGTTGATCCTGCTGCGGGTGAAATTGGTACAATTTATCAATCATTAAATTGGCACTATATTGGTTTAATGTCAGGAAATTATGGAAAAAATGGAAAAGAAACAAAAAGATTCTCGGTGTTTATTAATGGTAAATTAAAACATTCACGTACAATAAGAAAAGAATTTGGAACAATTAAAAGGGAAATTATATTGCAAAAATATCCCGATGCAATATTTTTGCCACAATATAGAAAAAGAAGATATTTTTATTTTATTGGCAATAAACGAGAAAATCGATTGTTTTTAAAAAGTATTGGTCATTTAATACTTCCATATCCAAAAAGAAATAATGAAATTGCTGGTATTATTTATTTAATTAATAATAAAATCAATAATAAAAAATATGTCGGACAAACTACAAGGGGTTTTAATGATAGATATTATGAATATAAAACAAATGCCAAGAGTTGTAGTCCATATGTGCTAAAAGCATTTGATAAATATGGATTTGATAATTTTGAGTTTATAATACTTGATACTGCACAGAATATTGATGAGTTGAATTATAAAGAGATTAGATATATTTTTGAATATAACACAACTAATAGAAATTTAGGATATAATATTGAATTTGGTGGCAAAAATTCCATTGCTCATGCCGAAACAATACAAAAATTATCTAAAATTAGAAAAGACGTTAAACAAAATAAAGAATGGATTAATAAAAGAACTGAAAAAATTAATAAGCCCGTCGTAAAATTAAATACCGACAATACCGTCTTAGAAAGATATCCATCTTTAGCAAATGCTGGCGATAAAAATAATGACCAGTTATCGTATCAACAAATTTTAAGAAAGTGTTTAGGCTATTCAAAAAATGACAATTATCGTTGGTGTTATGAGGAGGATTTTTTAAATAATAATTTCAACGAATACAATCCAACATTAAGAAAATCACTTGATAAATTTACTGAGATCGAATTAAAGAATATATATAATGAATATTTAACTAATCAATTATCTATTCGAGAATTATCAAAAAAGTATTCAATCCATTTTTCAACGCTTAATCAATATATTAAAAAGTCTAATACTCCCGCTAATATTGATTATGATAAGTCAAAGAATTATGTGTTAATCTGTAAAAAAACAAATAAACAATTTATTGACTATTTAAATAAATCTGGTGTATTAACAGTACATTTATCTAGCACATATCCTGATCTAATTATTGATTCTAAGTTTAAACGAAAACAAATTGAAATAAATACCGGTAAACCTTGGTATTATGATTATTTTGTTTTTAAAGAAATCATTAAATAATTTGATATTAACTATCCTGTATTTCAATTATTTTTAACACACTAAATCCCTGATTGATATTTTCATATGCTTCAAAACGTTTTTTCATTACATCATATACACTAGTCAATGTATTTTGAATGATTTCTAAGTTAGTGTTCATTGCTATACTTTCTTCACTAAAATCCGTCCATATGGCATTATTGGGCTTATATTGACCAATAAATACTACCTGCTCAGCCTTGGGGTCAAATCTTACCAAAATTCTCTGATTGGCGTTGTTTTCTATTTTAATTATCCATCTCATATGTTATTATTTAAGTTAATATTTTATTGTTTAAACACACATTAAGACACTACGGTACAATTGAAGTATTCAGCAAGTTTATTTACATCGGCTTCAAATCTGTTTTTATCCTCCTTATTTCTGATCTTATTGGTTTTATTTAGCAATATTTCAGTAACGCCATTCACTTTTCTTACAAGTGCATAGCAACATTGGTCAGCATCGTAAGTATCATATCCAACAATATATTCAGCATCTATGATAGCTAAATCTATTCCGGCAAATAATGAATCAGTAATGCACTGTGAAACGAATAGCATTTTGTTAATTGATAAACTCATTCTTCTTGTTATTATATGTTTTTGTTTTTATTGCATTAATAGTGGTATTATCTATTATTTTTTCATATTTTTGCGGTTTTAACTTTTTATAACAATTAATTAATCGGTTCACCATTACATAAATGACAAAAAGAATTTTCCCAACACGCTTAATATTTTAACACACAATTTAACGGTTTTAAAATTAAATATGGTTGTTGTATATTATCATCACCATAATCAAGTTCACCAAAGTTAATTGTTAATACTTTTTCAACACCAACAACCCATTCTTCAACTTCAACGCCAGTCGGGTCTAATGATTTTATCTTAACATCAAATAGTTTTTTATCGTTGTTATCATTTGTTTTCAAAAAATTTACAATACCAAATAAACTTTGAGATGTAGATGGTCCGATCGGGTCAATGAACACAATTTTAATATCTTCCCATCCACCATTAGTATATTTGGGCTTATTTATCTTTTGTACTGTCCATGATTCAATATTGAATTGCTTTGGGAATTCAACCAAAAAACGATCGTTTCTTTTTGGTTGAAACTGTGTTACTATTAACTTTTCCATAATTTTTATTATTTTTCATAAATACTTGATTTTAAATTAATAACTACTGCTAACACCATGAACAGGTTTGTATAGTATTACATTTCAAATTATTACAAACCTACTCATGGTGCAACTTGCTAGAAACAATTAAAGTGAGTGCCCTTTCATAGCCAAACTTTTGTTTATCAAATCCACTAACATACTCCATTCAAATGTTGGCAGTGATAATCTCTGTTCGTCAGTTTCAACTGTTATCCATTCACTTATACTATTATATTCACATTTTTGTATTATTTCACCACCGCCATTATCTTCATCTCGTTCAAAAGTTTGTTCTTTAATGATTTGTCCCATGATTTTACGATTTACTAACAAGCAATATATGCAATACTACCAAAGCACTCCGATTTAACATTATTCTGTTGGTATAAATCCAAATCTAAAATATGGCCTCCCATAAGTTGCATTTGAAATAATTATTCCTGCTGAATTATTAATCTCATCAACATTAATTTCAGTTCTATTTTGCATCGAAATCATTCTGTTATTTTCAAATGATAAACGTTTGTTTCCATCACCATCATCCAGTATTTCCAATGGTTCAATACCATTTTCACCAACCAAGCATTTTCTTGATAATGACCAGTTACAAACTGATGGTAATGATGATACTATAATTTTGTTTCGAAAAACACCAGCATCTACATATTTTTTTATTAAAGTTTTCATATCTTTTATAGCTTTAGTGTTATTATTTTAATCAAATTCATATTCTTCATCACTTGGTGGGATAATTACACCAAAAATCGGTTCGGATTTATTCCACTTACCGTTCTTACAGCTAAAAACAATTTTAAACACTCGTTCTCGTGGTGATCCTTGTGGATAGATACCAAGATAAGAAATATTTGATGTTTGTTTGTATATAAACTCAATAGTTTCACCAACTTCAACAGCTTTTATTAATGTCGGGAAATTGCTCCATTCATCATAGCCTGTTGTGGCCGATGTTCCAAAATTTATATTACTATCAATTGTAGTTAGTTGTACTGTGCTTATATTATTTGTGGTACTTGTTCCAGTATTTTTCATATTATAAATTATTATTAATGTCAATTATTTCTATTGTTACATACTTATCAATATCTCTTATTAGCATAATGATACTATTCATATTTACCATAGTTATATTATTTAGCACCTTTAATTTCACATAGTTCTTTTGGAATCCCCAATATGATCAGGAAATTTTCAAACAATGTTCTTGTATGTTCAATCATAACAATATATTGAGTCATTGTTTCACCCAATTCACTATCAATTAATTCGATATTATTTTTCATAATCACTTGATTTCTCAATAGTTATTGTCATGGCGATAAATTCAACACGTCTTTTTGGTTCAACACCAACGCTTAATCCAACACATTCACCATTCATATAAAATGGTTCTAATTTGAAACTATTAATTTCATATCCAAGTTCTTTTTCAATCATTTCTTTTGTTATTTCCATATTAAAAGTTTTGCATGTATTGATTATTTATCTTCATCAGTCCATTCTCTATCAAAAATTAATTCTAATCTAGCCCTTGTATATGCTACATATTCCAAATTTTTTTCTTGAATATATTGCCATGATTTGGTATTTTTCATTGGTAATAAATCCGGTCTGATTATAAAAACCCTATCAGATTCTAAGCCCTTGACCTTATGTACTGTACTTAAAACAATTCCTTGAATTTCATCAGTAAATATTGTTTTAATTTTATATTTTAAATCCAAAATACTATCAGATAACCTAGCTAAAAACAAAAGTGTTGTTACTTTATCCTCAAGTGCGACATAGCCACTATGTTCATTAGGATTTAAAACTCCATCAGATTTTAAATCTTTTTTAAATTTTAGCAACTCATCTTCCCAAAAGTTAATAAGTTTTTCAATACTATTAATGTTTCCAATCAATTCAATTAAATGAATACCAATATCACTACCTTTAATAACAGCTTTTTTATGTTGAACTAAAAATTCGAAGAATAGTTTAACCAATGGCATTGTTGTTCTACATATTACAAAATCACCACTCTGTGCTTCGGTTAAAACATCACCATCTCTAACATTACCATCGGGTGCATCATCAAGTGCTTTAATGTCTGGAACAATTTCTTGTGCTTTTTTAATTACATTCTTTGAACATCTAAATGATGTTGAAAGTGGTAATATTTTTGTGTTTGGAAACTTTTCGAACCATTCAAATGATTTCTCATCAGCAGCATTAAAACCATAAATGCCCTGAAAAAAATCTCCAACCGAAATTAATCTTCCCACAAGTTTTTTTGTTGTTCTGTTTCTTTTGAGGACTTTCTCAATTATTTTAATTTGACAGCGATTTAAATCCTGAATTTCATCAACAAATACATAGTCTTGAGGAAAAAACCATATGCTATTATCTATTGCTGGGAGATAAATCATGTCCGTATAATCAAACGTTTCTCTGTTCGTACTCATAAAATCCAAGACCTTAAGTACACGTTTAATGTCTTTTGGCTTACTTAATTGTATGTCATATCTTTCAGAAACATATGAAATATATTCGGCTTTCATTGTCAAAGTCAATCTACATAAATTTACGAGCTTCTTGATGTTATTGAGATAGATAGATATTTCTTCATTACTTTTAAATTCTTCATCAAGACTCCAAGCCTTGGCCTTTTTTTGAATTATCTTATCTGCTTTAAATTCATCAAATTTGATATTATCACCGTATTTTCTTTTAATTGCAGACATGCCTAATCCATAGGTGGTATAGCATCTAACATATTCAGGTAGTTTTGTTTTTAATTCTTCCTGAATGTGTTTATTAAAAGCTAAAAACATTATTGATTTATCTTTGGGTAATAATTTTACTGCTTCGACAATTGTAAATGTTTTTCCAGCACCCGCAAATGCTTTAATTAAAATGTTTTCAGGTCTTTTTTCAGTGAATAAAAATATCTTTTTTTGTTCAGCAGTTAATTTATGATTCATTAATTATTCCTGTTTTAATTAAAATGTTCTTCACAATAATACTCTTTACATCTACTGGGTTTGTTTTCATGAATACTGCATTTATTATTGACATTATATTGACATTCATCAGTCCAGATAAAGTCATTATAAACTAATTGATTAGTAAATAATGATTTTTCATACTCAGAAGTTAATCTGAGAAGCCAATGTTTGTTACAACATTTACCACAACCAATACATTTGACGTTATCCATTTAATTTAACCCAATGTTCGTTAGTTATGCCACCTTTAAGTTCATAAATATCAAGCATTCGCTTAAGATCACTCGTACGGTATCTCGATATATCTAAATTAGTGCAAACTCTCAATCCCTCAAACCTATCAAAAATTTTATCGTCAAAAACAATGTTTTTTTCAGGTAAATTATTCCTTTCCTCGATAGATATAACTTGTATATGATATTCACAATCAATATTCATTGCCATATCTCCCATGAATTTCATCTGTTCATATAATATTTCAGCAATATTATCGCCGATTTGTCCTAGAAATTTAATTGTTGTCTCTAGAGCAGTACTTGTTTCATTATCAAGTTCAGAACTTTTACGCACATATACTTCACCAAGTATATATCTTGTTAATTCAATCGATAAGAATTTATCTTCTGCCCTGTGAATATAATCTTCGGGCAAATTAATTACTGGTCGTCCATGATCGTTTAAATTAATACCATATTTGATTTTATACACAATAATTTTAAATTAATTAATATCAATTACAAATATATAACAATCATTTTGATTTAACACTATTATTTTAAAAAAACTTTTAAGTATTTATATTCAACAGTAATATTATAGTTATTTAAATACTAATTTTATGGCATTAATAACAACAGCAGATAAAAATAAATTATATCTTCAAGTCAAACATGAATTAGGTTATCCACTACGTCCATTTGAAATAAAAGATGAAATGATTGATTCATATTTAGAAATGGTTATTGAAGATTATTCATCATTACTCAATAGTTGGTTGATCCAACAACAATGGATAGGTTTAGAGGGTTTAAGTAAAGAAAATAGTGATTTTGTTAGTGCATTTACAACAAAATCAAATACTTATATGGAATCTTATACTTATGCATATTCTAAACAGGTGGGTATGGGGACTAATGCTCCAGCAGCAACTGGCTGGGAATTAAAAAGAGATTTTATAACAACAGCTGAAAACACTCAGCATTATATTATTCCAGCTGGACGTGAAGTTAATGAAGTTCTATGGGAAACTCCCCCTGAAATTGATGGTGGTTTGGTTGATCCTTTTGCATTAAATGCTTGGAGTGCAGGCATGATGGGGATGTCGTATCTTGGTCGTCCTGCATTATATGTGCAGCCGACATATTCGACGTTACTTTCAGCACAGGATAGAAGAATGAAACAACGAGTGTTACAGTCAATATTAACATATCGTATTACTGGTTTAGCAACGGGTGAAAAAATGCTGCATTTATATCCAATTCCTAATGATAGATATGAAATTGCTTCTACATGGGGGAAACATTATGCAGGTAGACGAGTATATTATTGGTATTATGACACAAATAGTACTGGTAGGGACAAATGTTTAGAAGAAAATGATGATGTGGTTAGATTACCATCAGACCCACCAATAAAAGTATTGCAATGGAGTAATATGAATGATGTCGCACATCAACAAATTCGTAATTTATTAATCGCTAAAGTAAAAATAGTTTTAGGCGGAGTTAGAGGGTTCTATAGTGGCGAATTAGGCGTAACAGAAAAACAATTAACTCTTGAGTATCGGCACTTACTTGATGAGGGCCAAAAATTAAAAGAAGATACTGAAAAAATAATACTTGAGCAATTAGAAGAAATAAGTCAAGTTAATTTAACTGAAAAAAGAGCAAAAATTGCTGAAAATGTAAATCGTGAAAGAGGGTTTATGCCACCCAAATTTCCTATCATCGCTATTTAATACCAATCAAATTATTAATGAGACCACATATATTATATATGTTGGTCTCAATGTTTTTAAAAAATTCTTTTTCGTTAATACGAATAAACTTACAATGATAATTTTCTTTAATGAATATTTCTTTAGTCTTATCTCGTTCTTTTTGTCTTAATCCATTATGGTGTTTTTCATCCCATTCAATACATATGTTATGTTCTCCAATATACCCATCAACCCAATACCTAACAAATTTTTTCTCACCACCATTTAATGCATGTTGAATATGTAACCCCAATTTGTTGGAAATCATATCTAAATATATGATTGAATTTGGATTATATTTAGGTGCGTTTTTTACCCAGAGTTCACCGTATTTTTGAATCATTGTATCCACCATCTTATTTTTAAATTCGTCAATTTGCATGGGATATTCAACACCATATTTATCTATATAATATTTCTTCATTTTAGCTTTATATCCATCAGTTTTGGTGTAACTATCCACACCATATTTTTCAATATTCGTCTTTTTTGTTTTATCGGTACATTCTTTGGTCTGGAAATAATATTCAACACCATATTTTTCCATGTTTCGTTGTTTTATATCATTTCTATATTCCTCAGTCATACTATATGAATCGACACCATATCTATTTAAACTAGTTTCTTTCACTTTTTCATGATATTCTTTGGTCTTTGAGAAATGTTCTACACCATATTTTTTTAAACACGTTTGTTTTGATTTCTTTTTAAATTCATCAGTTTCATTATACCATTTTCCGTCTTTATATAACTTATTTTTAATTTTATCCTTAACAAATTCCGATTTAGATGGATTATCAACGCCATATTTTAATTGACAAGATTTTTTTATTTTTTCCTTAAATTTAATATTTGTGTTTTTACAGTAAGTTGAACAATATTGTGGATAACCTAAATTAAATATTCTAACAGATAATACTTTTCCACATTGGGAACACAACTTATTTTCATTAATGTCATTAACATAATTATATAAGTTTGTAAACCAGTCATTATTTTGATTTAAATTAATAATTTCATTATATGTATCGGGGAAATTATTTTTAATATGTTTTTCACGTGTTTTATATCCTGATTTATTATCTAAATTTAGATAATTTTTAAGTTCATTATTATTCATAATATACAATTTAATATAAATACTCGCATCATGACTAAAAGACATTTCAACCACGAATATTTCCAAAATTAATTAAAAAATCATGGTATTTATATTCATAACAATTTAATATGAAAAAGGATAATAAAGAAAGACTTTTTGAATTAATGAAAATATTAAATGAGGACTTTGTTCCCAGAAGTGTTAATGTTATTGGAACAAGGAGTGTTAATACGGATAATAATACGATAGATTTAAATAGAACATATGAACAATCAAATAATTGGAGTAAACCAAATGGCTTATGGTATCAAATTAATGGTAAATGGAACAGATTATGTAATATTAATAATAGGGAAGCTGAATATCGAAACTATAAAAAACATGATGTTTTTCAAATTAAAAAATATAATATCACACTTAATATTGATTTTACTGATATTTTAATATTAGATACCCGTGATAAGGTAGTTGATTTTAGTGAAAAATATGGTAATGGTGAATTTTTTGTTAATTGGAAAAATGTTGTTGAACACTACAAAGGAATTGAAATTCCTAATTATAAGAGTGTAAATTATTATAAATGGATGAACGGTTGGGATATTGATAGTGGCTGTATTTGGGATTTAACTGCAATTAAAAATTATACCACAAATAACTGTGAATTATGAAAAAGCAAAAACAAATAATTGACTTAGAAAATGAAAGAATGGGTTTATTTATGACCGAAGATTCTTTTGATTTGGATGTTATGTATGGACGAAATTATTTACAAACAGATAATCCACAATTTGTTATTATATATAGGATTAATTTATTAGAAACAAAGTCACATACATTATATGGACAAAGTAAACCCAAAGATAAATCATTTATGGCACCTGTGCGTATAAATGTAATGGTTGTTGTTGAAGAAGGTAAGCAGGAATATTATGGTAATAATCCCGGAGGAATTGTTCGTGATGATACTGGTAATATTAGCTTTGGTGTTTATTTAAAAGAGCTTGAAGAAAAACAACTTGAAATTAATAGAGGTGATATTATTGAGTATAATATGAGTGGTCAAAAAAATAGATATTATGAAGTCGAAAATGCTAATAATGTTACTGATGAAACAAAAAAGACTATTGGTGGATTTAAAAGTTATTGGAAAAAGATAAACGGAGTTCCGGTAAAGGAAGATATAATCAATTTATTGTCGGAAACAAAAGGTGATTAAAATTTAAACTATTTTTAACCACAATTATTAATAATGTGGCAAAATACTGTTTCTTATTTTGTCATTCAAATAAATAATCGTTTGATCTGTATTTCTTATATTACTTTATTTTTCACAGACACTTGTAAGTCCGCCAAAGATTGTTTTATAATCATTGATTTATAGCTTGTTACGACAGGTGTTTATATTTGGTAGTTATGCTCCATGTCTTAGTTTAGTGTTTCAATTTATCTTTCGTGATGAAAAACAAAAAGAATTTTTCCAACACATATTAAAATTTTCTAACTTTGGCTCTCGAATAATCACCACCAATATATTTACCTTCACTATCTTTTTTCATAATCTTATAATTACCCCATAAATCACCAAGTTCACTTAGTGTATATATTTTTATACCAGATTGAGATTTCGAGTATTGAGAACCAGTTAAATCAACGAAAAAATTACCAACATTCAATATAACATGAACCAAATATTTCTTATCATATTTTTGCCACTCTGGATGTGCTTCATCAGTTTCAAATTTAGGGTTTAATAATTCAATTTCTTGTAAATCATCATCATTATACCCAACGTTCAATAAATAATTATACAATTTTTTTGTTACTGTATCACAATTCCCTTTACTCAAATCACATGACTTTATCAAATATTGTAAATTATTTGACTTTATAAAATTTTGAATATCGGTATATAAAACATCTTTCACTACAACATTTTCATTTACAAATTCCTTAAAATTCTTAACCTTATCAATCATTTTTCGTATATCTTCACTCATATTTTCTTTATATATAAATATTCAGAATTAAAAAATCCACTCTAAAATTCTTTTTGCTTTATTTTGAGATATGTGATAAATATCATTATCAAAACCATTTAAAAATTGTTGGGCATGATAAATATACGTTTTAATCGAGTTCTCGGCATAATTTTTAAACCTCA